TTAGGGCTACTCGTCATTTTTTCACATCGAATTACTTATACCTATCCTAGCGCTTATACACAATGCCCACACCTACGCAGCCATCCTTGTAACAGATGTACCGACGGACGTAGTTCTTCTTAGGGTCGTACTCAGCAGCGGTCGTCGGCAGTCGTGTAATCGACATACCAGGGAGGGATGCAAGACGATCGAACTGGATCGGTGTGCGCATCAATGCTGCGTTCTGAGCCTGAGCTTGCCCCAGCGCTAACCACATACCATCAACGAAGCAATCTGGCTTGTACGGGTTATGAGGTCTATATGGTTTTGCGCCAGGGAACGGCAGCAACTGTGCCACGGTGTCCGATACGATATCGCGTACTCGCGCGTCCCAATCCGGACCTGGCTCTCCTTGAGCCGCAATGAACACAGTCTCATAGACATCACGAGGCCTGCCACGCTTCGGCGAGTCACGACGCTTCGGCACACGTGTTGGGAATGAGGCACGCCAGTCTGACAGAGTCAATATGAACTCACGTCCTCGATCACGCGATGCTCTTTCAACCGCACGTTCATACTCAACGACGGATATGTAGTCCTCGTTTGGGCACAGGATAGTTGTTCTGCGGAACCCGTCGAGACCCTTGACGCGACCAGTTGTACGTCCAAGGAGTTGATATGCGTCACACACGCTGCGCTCGAACTCATCACTTGAGTCATCCACGATCCCAGGACCGAATACTCCGAAATCGAAGTTACCAAGTTTGTCACCCGCAAGCGTCTGACCCATACCGATACATAGTTTGCCAGTTATGACACAACGTCTGCCTTGCAACTCTGGGTGCGCCTCGTATGCCTCGAATAGTTGTTCATCGAATTCGCCGGCAGCTTGTGAAAGAGGGTGGCTTTTCTGTACCCACCGGATGATGAGTGTGCCATCTGAATGAGGTACCTGCCAACGCGCTGAGCGGCTTTCACCATTCACTACGACTACGACACACCCTGGGTCACACTCCCACGCCATTCTCGCGACCAGCTCGTGCGAGACGCGACGGTGCGCAGCCGGTGCGAAGACGCGGGCGTTAATTGGCGAATTGCAAGCTAGCGCCACCTTAAGGCCACCGTAAATGTAGGCAGCAACTTCAGGTGACATAGATGTGTTGCGTGTGTCGAATGGTACGGTGGCTGGATGTACGGTGCTATGAGCCATATCTCTAATGCGGTAGTAGTTGTGATCGTTGAACGCACTGACATATCTGCATTTGACAGTCCCCGTATACTTTAGCGCATCATCAGGTGTCGCAGTATAACCGTACATTGCCTCGACGCCGTTCATACTGTCAAGGCGGGCAACCAGATGGCTAACCTGAGGTATGTATTTATGAATTTCATCGAAGTGAATGGTGACGCGCATCTTGACAAGGCGGTTCGACACAAGTCTCTCAACAAGGCCAAGAAGTTGCTCGAAGCGGAAGTGATTGGAGCACATAACGATCAAGCGAGCATCTCCACCAAGGACTTGCCCGATAGCAGCATCAACGCAAGTGGCGTCACCACCAGTGCTTAGCGAGACAACGCAACGGTCACCAAGCTTCTCGATGCCACGAGATTTCGTCTGACGGTTATGGCCGCGGGTGTTCATTGTGAAGTAGATGTGAATGTGATATGGGTCATCCTCAATGTCGTGTAGAACTCTCTCTAGAGCTTCGAATGTCTTGCCGAATTGTGTCATCAGCACGACGAGAGTGAGTTTGTTGTATCTGACGATACTACGGGACGTCGCTGATCCGGTCTGGACAATCTCGTTGACAGCGTGTTGCATGTTGTACATGGTATCCATCTTTGTTACTGTTAGTGGCTTAAGTACTCGTCTTTAGGTCCGTTTCATTTTTCTATTAAATGATGTGATGGAAGAATCAGAATTCAGCGTTGCTCGATTCTATTTAATGTGGAACTCAGTGTATGGTAAGTATTCGAAAAGCGGGCGCACAATGTCAAGAATTACGGAACACCTTGACGTTGTATGTCAGACAATTAAGCCGAAGAGGTTGATGACTTCGTACCCTTGGTCGCCTTCGCGGGCTTCACGAAGTGCTTATTCATGTAGCGTTGGAGGTTGAAGTAGGTAACCTGGTCGTCTGATGTCGCCCCGAGAAGCGACTTCAACTTGTCATCAAGCTTGATTTCCTTCGACACACCAAGGTTGTTGTCCTTGATGTACGAGATCACAAACTGCGTGACTTCGGTGCGGGCAACCTCTGCGCCCTCCTCTTTGCCCATAAACTCACAGAGCTCGGAAGAAATCTTGGCTGGAGTGGCAAACCCGGACGGCTTTCTGTTCCCAGCACGCTTGTTCTTGTCAGCTTGCTTCTTCAGTGCTCGGAGCTCACGCTTTGCGCTACGCTCTAGGGAACGTAGACGTGACTGCATCGCAGTGATGTCGGTTCTGAATTTAGCAAGCACAGAGTCTACTGCCTGGAATTCCTTGGTCAGTAGCTCCTCTACGTCGCTCAGTGTCTGGTTGTTCTCTGTTGTGGTGCTCATTGCTCTACACTGATGTAGGTGCTACGCTTTAAGTCTCTTCTAGATAGAATGTTTGTTATGGAGAACAATTACCTACATCATTGTAAGGGCTATAGTTGGTAATACTATTGCTAGTATCATCAACGTGTTGTCTATGTACGATTACTCCGTCTTCGAGTTGGAACTTGGTTTCTTACCAGCCCCCTTCGAGCGTTCGCGGTCGGTCTTGCTAGCAAGCTTCCACTCCGTGTTCCCGACCTCAACGTTCTCACCAGACCCGCGAGGTCCGCCACCACGGAATCGCTGACGACGAGGAGCAGTATTTTCCTCGGTATCCATGTCGTTCTCGTTGGCGGCTTTGTCGCGGCGCTCAGTACGCGTCTGGCACATCAGAGGCCCCTTGAGTGGGCCAGTCACATCAGAGGCGGTCTTCCGTGCGTTATCAGCATCCCCATCGCGAGACGCAGGCTTGAACTCCACATACTCGCCCTCTACAAGATACTTGAACTGGTTCTCCGGGACGACAAGCGCACTGTGATGCACGAACATGTCTCCGCCCTCCCACGTCAAGAACCCATAACCGTTCTTGTTGTTGAACCACTTAACGCGGCCGATGAATCGCTGCTGCTCTTGTGCTTCCTCTGGCATCTTATATAGCACACTTTCTGCCGTATCCTTTAAGCACTTTTGTCTGAGCTGTGTTCCCAGCCACCAAGCAGTCCGCCTGCCATTATATCGGACCCTTTGATATCGTGGCTGCCGAGCACTTCCTTCGCTAACGGCAACTTGCATATAGGCGGACCTGGCTGAGTGAGTCTCTTCAGCTGTGAAGATTTGAAATTGTATGTCTTGATTCTCTCCAACTGCTCTGATGTGTCGGGCTGTACATGTGGTGGGTCTTGCACGAATTTCGGCCATGTCACGCGACTCAGTTCGCGGAATTTAGTACTTAGCCCGGCAAGTAGCATCACCCATAGATTCTTCATAGAGAGACAACCAACGAACTTCTCTAAACCAGTTCAGACTCATGACGCATCCAGTCGTAAAGATTGTCGGCGGGGAATCCGTGATGTTTGTAAAGGTTACCGAACAGGTTTCTTAGATAGTTGTAGTCTGGATCCTCGTCAAACTGAAGCGATCTGCAATAGTTGAGGTAGACAATGAACTCCCCTGGATATCCTGCAAACAGATCCCAGAGAGAATGATCACGTTTGTATGCTCCTATGGCGCGATACCGTGCGTCCTTATTCGGCGCCCTTACAGACTGCCACGGTAGCTCTCCACTCAAAAGATACAGCATCACATACCCTATTGATTCCAGATCATCCCGTCTACTAGGAGTAATACCTGTGTGAACATTAAGGCTTGCATATCTCGCTGTGCCAGTGAGTTTGCGGCCTGTATCGGCCTGAATGTGCTCGTCGCGATTATTCACGTATCTTCTAGCAAGTCCGAAATCAATCAGATGCAACACGGTCCCATCGGGTTTGAGTAAGAAGTTCTCTGGTTTTATGTCTCGGTGCACAATCCCGAGAGAGTGAACTGCCTCAATGCGTTTCAACATCTGCATTCCCAGGGCCAGAACACTCTTAAGAGAGATACGCCCGCCGCACTGTGCACGGACGCTTTCTAGAGACTCTCCTAGAAGGTCCATAACCATATAGTTGAATTTCCCTTCCACACCATAGGATCTAAGCCTAGGTATTCCTTGACAGCTCTCGAGAAGCTTGTACATCTTTGCCTCATTGCGTAACACAGATGACTCACTTGTTTTCTCTATCTTGATCGCAACACTCTCTCCGGTGTTCGAGTTAACACCTGCAAATATCTTTCCGAAAGACCCTTCTCCGAGTTTACGTTCCACCTTATACTTTCCCTCAACCACTAGGGTAACTGGGGTCTCTTCTGCCATTGCTGTATAAAGCGTACAAACTCTAACCGCAGATCAAACCTAATGTGATAAATAATACACAAAATTGAGTTAGGAAGACTACCTCATAGATAGACAACAAGACAAGATACGATGGTACGGATCTGCAATACTACATTCCTCGAGACTGGATACGACGCGTGGTTCAACGATGCTGCATCGTTCCCGCTGAGCGATTTTCAGAAATGGGCTATCAAAGGCACTGTCGACGGGGATCACGTGCTAGTAACTGCGCACACTGGCTCTGGGAAAACACTCCCAGCCGAGTTCATGATCAAGTACTTCACAGAACTCGCGGACCGAGACGGACGGCCAAGAAAGCGTGTGATATATGCGTCCCCCATCAAAGCGCTGTCGAACCAGAAGCTCCACGACCTGCGTCTCAAGTACCCAGGCGTCTCGTTTGGTCTGCTCACTGGCGACTGTAAGGACAATCCTGAAGCAGACGTGCTTATCATGACCACAGAGATCCTGAGAAACACACTGTTTAATAAGCAGATAGCCCAGCAACGAGATGCACCGATGCCGCTCTCGTTCGAAATGGATGTTGAGACCGAGCTCGGAGGCGTGGTCTTCGATGAAGTACACTACATCAACGACGCAGACCGAGGTTCTGTGTGGGAACAGAGCATCCTCCTGCTCCCACCACATGTGCAGATCCTGATGTTGTCAGCGACAATCGACTCCCCGGAGCGCTTCGCGCAATGGGTAGAGGACGAGAAACGTGTGAAGTCGGATGCCGCAGGGATCGCGCCGAAATCCGTCCTACTTGCCCCTACGTACGAACGTGTTGTCCCTCTGTACCATTACATGTGGATGGACGCGCACCAGGGAATGCTGAAGAAACTGAAGGGGAAGCCGGATGAGGCTCTGTTCAAGGGCCAAACTGGCAAGCTCATTCCAGCTAAGAACGGCGACGTTTTCGACGACAAAAACCATCTCGCAGTTTTGAAGATGAAAGACTATCTATGGCACAACAAAGTGCGTGTACATCGGCCGTTCGTGCTGAACAACTTAGTCAGGCACCTCAAAACAGAGCAATTGCTGCCAGCAATCTGCTTCGTGTTCTCAAGGAAGCACGCAGAGCTAGCGGCAGATGAGATCGAGCCGTGTCTCTTCGAGGAAGGAGAGACGCATTCCAGCACTGTGGAGCAAGAGTGTAGAAAGATCTTGATGAGCAAACTCCCGAATTACAAGGAGTACCTTGGGCTGCCAGAGTACGTGCAGATGGTTAAACTCCTTCAGAAAGGCATCGCGGTACACCACGCGGGAATACTGCCAGTCTTGCGTGAGATGGTCGAGATGCTATTCGACAAGGGCTACATCCGACTGCTGTTCGCGACTGAGACCTTCGCCGTTGGTATCAACATGCCAACAAAGACCGTGATCTTCACAGCGCTAGACAAATACGATGGAAATGGAAAACGCAACCTGTATCCGCACGAGTACACCCAAATGGCAGGTCGTGCTGGCAGGCGCGGGTTAGACACGAAGGGTATTGTGATCCACTGCAACAACCTGTTCAATATGCCATCGTCTAGTGAGTACAAGCAGATCCTCTGTGGGAAGCCGCAGGCGATCACATCGAAATTCAAAATCGCATACGGTCTCCTGTTAAGCGTGATCGCAACCGGTGCTCGTGACTTCGACAATGTCGAGACATTCGTTAACCAGAGTATGGTGAAACGAGAGATCGACGCCGACCTTGAGCGTAGAGACGCAGACATCTCGCGCAGCAAGGAAGGTCTAGAGCGTGCAGCGCTAGCGGTTGAGCATCTCGCAACATCGAGGGCGGAGATCGATGAGTATCTTGAGATGAAGCAGATGCTACCGCACACGAAGCAGAAGAAGCAGAAAGAGATGCGCCGGCGTATTGCGCAACTAGAGGAGGGCAACCGTGCGTTCCTACGGGATGTCGAGGCAGTAAAACAGCTGGCAGAAGCCAAGAGCACCGCATCCGCCGAGCAAGAGGCACGCGATGGCGTCAGCTCGTTCTTGCGTGGTGAGATCGAAGCGGTCTCGAGCATCCTTCAGGAGACAGGGTTCATAGAACGCACGGATGACGGTCTCGAACTAACCGAGAAAGGGCGGGCTGCTAGTCAAATCCAAGAGACACATCCGCTGGCTCTTGCCGACTTACTTGCGAGGACAAACTACCTTGCCGACTTCGGACCGTCTCAAATTGTGGCCCTCCTATCGATGTTCGCCAACATCCGTCTTCCAGACGAGTCCAAGACCATCAACCCGAACTCAAGCGATAGTTCCGTGAACAGCGCCGCTAGCACATATTGCGAGGATCTCGTGCGCTATGACAACCTTGAGCTATCTAGGCACATTCGGACAGGTGAAACACAAGACTACACCTTCGACATAATGTCCGAGATGGAAGGTTGGTGTGACGAGGTGACAGACGAGATCAGCTGCAAGGTAGCCATAAACGCACTCCAGCAGAAAGGTGTCTTCCTAGGAGACTTCGTGAAGGCAGTGCTGAAGATCAACAACACAGCAGCTGAACTCGAGAAGGTCGCTGAGATGCGCAACGACACAACGCTGTTATGGAAGCTTCAACAGATCCCCGGTCTCACTCTTAAGTACGTGGTGACGAATCAATCCCTCTATCTGTAGTCGCATTCTCAAATGCATAATTCTTTTTGGTAACACAACTCTACCAAAAAGAAAATTGGGCAGGACTCCGAGTGTTTCAATAGGCAAGTTGTACCCTGACCTTCTTCCGGAGACTATCCGCATCAAGGAACAGATGCACCATATAATTGCCTTCCTCATACAACTCCAGCTGTCTCTCCAGCCTGAATCTTCCAACGCAACCGAGAGACGGTAGGAACACGCTATGCTTGAATTGCCCCTCTCTAAATGGACAAGGGTCTACAGCCACGATGTACCCACGATGTCTGGCAGTGTCATCTAGCTCATCTAGCTCGGTGCATCTGGCTAATAGCGAGACATCGTTCTGTACCTGCCGGATAGCCTTCATTCGCTGATTCAGTAGGTCGATCTTACCCAACCACTTGTCGACAAACTCGAGTCCTCCAGTTGTGACCCCAAGCTTTTCTAGTATGAGAGTCATATTCACCAAGTCGGGCATCCTTCTGATCGGTGAAGTCACGTGCGCGTATATGTCGACGATGTCTGGCATCATATCATGACGACCGGCTGCCGGGTCAGCTGTATACTGCCCGCCTTCAGTTCCCCAAGTCCGAACGAACTGTTTCAGCTCGTCAGGGACTACCTCCACATTTGTAGGCGCATCTTTGGCACGGAACTTCCGGAACATCCCTCGACCAAGAGATAGCAGCTGTCCAGCGCGATGGTTCATCATCAGCATCAGGTACTCCACCACATCGTGACTATCCACAATCGCTTCTTTGTATTTGTCCGTGCTGTTCAGTGCACGAACAGCGTCAAGTATGCGAAGGTACGACTTGTTTGCTAACAGCCCCTCGGATTCATAGACGTAGTTCGTCGAGATTTGCACAATCGCGGCTGAGAATCCAACTGTGACTGCGACACCATCCCTGATCACAATGTCCATCGCCAGGACAGGTCGTTTCGTTGCAGCTTGCAGACTGCACACACCTTCAGACAACTTACTTGGTAACATCGGACGTCTTTCTTCCGGGAAGTATGCAGTCGACACTCTCTCTAATTGGGTTGTCACCGCATCCCACAGATTCAAGGCGGCTAGCCAGACTGGCACGGCTGATATGTAAACGGAGACTATCTCTCCTGGTCCGCCATCATCAGGCGTTATCCCCATCGCGTCATCTGCATCCGTACACCCAGGAGGATCTACAGCGAACACACTTCTTTCAGTACGGTCTTCAAGGCCGAACTGATCAAGCGGAGACCCATTGCACCGAGTCATCGACATCACAACTGCCTTATTCAATTTCTGTATCGGATGGTTGACATCCTTACATATGAGCAGGTACTCCGTGAACGCCTGACTATCAGTCACAGGTCCGATTGTCCTGGCAAGCTTCGCGATCGGATGTTTCCCTTCCCATTCACAGAAGTCTAGCTGTACATACGAGTCCACCTTGAGCTTCGAAAAGCCCGTTGATCGTTCTTGATATGGCACAAGGAATGTCGGCAGACCCTTACAATCAGGGTAACACTTGTACAGGAGCTTGCCGTTATATCTACCGTATGTGCTTCCCGATAGGTTAAGGACACCAGGCACAGAGGTTGTCCTATACGGCGATGTGCGCAGTAAGGTTTTATTTCTGTACTCGTCGCCGTCAAGTAACTTGAACTGCAAAGGTGGCGGCCCACTGTCACTGACACTGCCATCGGCACACTGCCATTCATACTGTTGGTATTGTCGGTCAAAGACTCTGAGCTTCATATCTATTATACGACGGATAGATAGAAAACAGATACATCAATTTTCTTTGTTTTCGGCTTCTGGTGCTGCATCACTCGCTTTAACCTCTTCAGCCACCTTCCGTTTAACGTTTTGAGTCTGAAGGATTCTCATCACTAGCTTCGGTAGAATAGCAACTGTATTCATATACGTTCTGTATTTGAACGAGGCAATGGAAGCCGCTGCTCCATACTCGAAGCTGTACCACCAATAAGCCGGGATCGAGATCATCTGACCTTCCTTCAGCGCTACCTCGAGACACTTGATTTTGTCGAAATCGGCCTTGTACTGCTGTTGGACATTCCACGGGTTGATAGGCGATCTGAATTCGAAACTCTCGTAGTCGTTGTGTGGATACAAGTATCGAGTGCTACGGGGAGGCGCTAGTTTAACCCGGACATCGCCTTCGGTTATCAGGTAATAGTTTCTGTAGTTGACATCGTATCGAAACGGTGTACATAGGCCACTAGAGGCCGTAGCGTAGTCATACTGACAGCTAGCGACCATATACGGTCTGATGAACTCGTCATTGTATTTGAACGCCTTGACCATACCCGTCTCATCCAAAAACTCGCGGTTGTTCTCGATGAGGTACTTCGCGTGTTTGTCTTCAACTGTGGCTGTAAGCGCACTTGTAAGTGCTAGTGGCATATGCATTTCTTCTTCATCATCAAGTGGTGTGGCTACATTCCGCACCTTGACATCGAAAGCCCCATACGTATCCCTAATGTTGTCACGCCTGCACACTTCTAACAACCTTTCATTCGGGTAGTCGAACACTACAGGTTGTCGTATGTCGCATATCTCTTCTAGTTTCTCCTTTGATGGTTGCTCAATCTGATACACCTCTAGGTCGTCACTTGTCTTCAAATGGAAGTGTACGTGCAGGTATATGAAGAGCACCATACAAAAAATTAATACTATGAGGACCTCACGCATTGTCTAACAAACAACCATCTTTTGTTTCTAAATACTGAACGCCCCTACATCCTAGTCATCGTCTGTGATCTTCGGGGCAAGATGGAAGCGGAGGTGGGCGTCTTCGCCGAGTGTGTATGTCAGGGTCATTGGCTTCGCTCCATCTCCGAACTCGAGTGACGCAGTGCTAGCCAGTTTCCAGAATGAGCACATCGTCTGTACGTACCTGAGCGCGAATGACTGCTTGATAACTGTGTCTTCAGCGATGGCATACTCGTATTCCTCCAGTTTGGCGGTCATCGTCCCGTCATCGCCAACAGCCTTGAACTCAACACTCTCAGCATCAAATCTCACCTGGAACGTGTTGCTGAAGATCCCAAGCTGTCCGACAAGTTCGTGGAAGTCCTTAGCAGGGAGGGACATGTCTACATCGCTCTCGAGCTCAGGTACTGATATCAGCTCAGCGTGATCTTCAAGAAGCGGAACCTCGAACTCCTTGTCGCAAACGGCTGAATCGCCGGTGAAGGACACCTCCATCCGCGCCGCATCTGGGCCTACCTCCAATGTGACGCTCTGGTCTCCAGTACATATTGCCATAATCTTCGCGAGGATTCCTGATGGCGCTGTCATCACTTGGTCACCGTCTGAGCTGTACTCGTCGAACCATCCTGCAGGTAGATACGTATCGAACATGCATATATGGCTGGTGTCAAGGCCTTGAATACGTAGTCCATCTTCATCGCTGTAGCAAGTCACTCGGCTGGTGAGTGCCTTCAGATTCGTCAAAATGCACGTAAGTGTGGCGCGTTTCGGTCCAGTAAGCTTGAGTTGCATCGTGTTGGTCTAGTGTTGACAGTAATTAAGCTTGACTTCCTAAGTTCATTTTTGTGTGTAAAAGTTGGTATACGGTGACATGGATCGTATATCAACAATGTGTGTCATTAACTCTTATCAGTCTCAGTTAGATTCGCTGTAGAATTGGCATCGCCATCTGCATTGTTGTCTTGCTCACCTGTCTCAACATTAGCGTTTGACTCAAGAGCAGACAGCCGGTCGAAGGCAGCCTTCGTACCAGAAGTTAGTGTGTCGATCTCCTTCTGTATCTTCATTACAAGGGTATTTGTCTCGATTGCGAAAGTCTGGAGTTTCAGAAGTTGGCTTTTGATGTCTTGTGATTCATCACCACTGGTAGCCATCGACGGACGCGTCTCTAGTGCAGAAATTCGCTGCATAAGTGACTGTAGCAGGCCATCGTCAAACCCGCTTGATACTCCGACAGCATCCTGTCCGTCTGAACCGCGTGTTGAAGCCTCAATATTCCTAAGCCTGATCTCATGATCCTCAAGAATCTGCATTGGGTGCGGAGGTCGGCGTGGTGCTTGTTGTGGTTGCCCAGCTGGTTGTGGGGGAGGAGGTGCATCGCCACTACCTGCTCCTCCTGCGCGCCGACGTCTTGCTGCTGATAGTGATGCTGCTCCACTCATCTTCGTATAGCATCCATTGCTAGATGTTTTCTAAGTTATTTACGCATTTCCATCTTAACAGTGGCGTGATGTGCATATCCATCTACAACGAAGTCCTCGGATTTGTAGTCGTCGATTGATTCTCTAGGTGCGCAAGCGAAGGAGATCGCCGGGAACTTGTATGGGTCACGGCATATCTGTTCACGCAGGGCATCCACATGGTCATCGTATATATGCACATTGCCTAGATAGTAGACGAACTCATGAGCAACTAGCCCACAATGATGTGCTAGGAGGTGCGTGAGCATGCTATATGACGCGATATTGAACGGCACTCCTAGACCTACATCCCCACTGCGTTGGTACAAGCTGCACGATAGCTTATCATCGATAACGTTGAACTGACAGAGAACGTGGCATGGTGGAAGGGCCATCTCGTCTAGCTGACACGGATTCCACGCAGACATCACAATCCGTCTAGAAGATCTTGCTTCGGGGTCCTTCAAGCAGTCAACCACATATTGGAGTTGGTCAACGCCCTTCCCTTCATATGAGTCATCGCATGTCGTATACTGAGCGTTGAAGTGTCGCCACTGATGACCGTATACAGGTCCAAGATCGCCTTCCGCATTGTTAGTAAGCCCTCGTGAATCCAGAAACTCGCGTGAAGCGTTACCGTCCCATATCTTGACGCCTTGTGCAGAGAGAATCTTGTTATCTGTTGAGCCGTTGATGAACCACAGTAACTCCTTTAGACATGTCTTCCAGGCCACGCGCTTTGTGGTTAATAGCGGGAGCGTGCCATTTTCGAGACTGAAATGCATAGCCGCGCCGAAATCAGCTATGGTGCCACCGTTCCTGCCTTGAACGGTTGTGCCTTTGTCTAACAAGTGCTGAATAAGTGAGATATACTGAAACTCCTCGTGGCGCACTTCGCCGCGCGTCTTGAGCTGCTCTGACAACACACTAAGCATCCTATCTATGTGTTAACCCATACAGTGACTTTAATTTCTTTGCCTAACTCATATGGAAACTGCAGCGGATGCTTCAAAGGTTCTCTCTAAGAGTCCAGAAGGTTTCTTCAAACATATGACCAACTTCGACGAGGAAAGCAAATGCCAAGTGATGAACATGCTTCAGTATGCGCTATTAGCTATCATCCCTGCGGTACTGATCCTTAAGGCCGTCAAGCATATCATTCCAGAGGATGACGAGAGCAAGGGGACACTTGAGATTGCAGCAGAATGTCTTGGACAAATCGGTCTGCTTATGTTGACAATCTGGTTCTCTGATCGTGCGATCAGGTGGATCCCGACGTATAGCAGCTGTGAATACGGGAAGTTCGACCCATACAGTCTGATCCTGCCTCTGGTCGTGCTGATGCTTACGATGCAGACCAAACTTGGCGCAAAAATCAACATTCTCATCGAGAGGGCGATGGAGGCGTGGGGCGGAAAGCAGGAGGATGCCGTTAAGCAGAAAGGCTCTGGTAAGGTAAGTGTCTCACAGCCATTAGCAGGTCAGCACTATCCAAGTCAAGCAGATACACTTGATCAGTCACAGTTGCTACCGTCAATGCCTGGAATGACAGGTATGCCCCAACAAAGTCCGGACTTCAACCAGATGTACCAGAACCAGGTTACTCCAATGCCAGGTGCTGCTACACCTGGAGAGGGTATGGGGATGATGATGATGGACCAGGGACCAATGGCAGCCAACGCCGCACTCGGAGGTAGCTTCTCTAACTGGTAATCAACTAACTCACTCGATAAAGAAATTATTCGCTATCTTTATCGACTACGCAGTCCCAGCTGAGCTATCAGCGGAGCAGACACTTAGGCTTTCTTCTGATAAGATGCTTGGGCAAGGTGATTGTTGGCGTACATCGACCGATGTTGAGAAGCGTGCTACGCGCTCGTCGCCCCATGAAAGGATAAGAGCGCCGGCGTGGCATGCAGTTGCGAGGATGACGATCGTTGTAATAGCGGTCCAGATTGCCACGAACAAGCGAGGTCCTACGCTGCACTTGTACACCTGACATTCTCCGAGCACCATAACTACGGACCAAGCATAGACTAGTGCTAGTAACGATTTACCAAGATCCATGATCCTCGTTCTCAGCCGATGGTGCCAGCCCGAATGGTACGAAGCACACATCAAGTATGTCGTGACAACGGCTTCACAATATAGAGTTATAGCGCTTTGTTGCGTGCAATCGCTACTGTCCTCGAACCAGACTTTCGAGGCGTAGCCTACGAGAGCCCAAACAAGCACCATCGTAGCGACAAGGCAGAATAGTTGTATTGAACGCATAATAGCAGGCCTGGATCGGCCTGGCGGCAGGAGCGGTACACTTACAGTTCGCATGTTTGGATGGTCTCTTGCTACACACACACGAATGTACTACTTTCAATTTTTCCTGTTTGTCGCGTCAATTGTTGTCTCCTTCGCGATGCATCGAATAATCCTGTTCTCAGATGAACTCTCATTGGCATCCTCCATCACTGATTTAACGAGCATTAAATACTCCTCCCTTCCGGTCTCGCTTAGGTTCCAATCAGGATGATCTTTTTCCCAATCACTTATTGCTTTTCTCTGTTTGATTGCTACGTCGTTAATCGCTGTACGGAGTCTCACGTTGTCAAGATCGCGTTCCCATTCATCGTTATCTTTTATGTATAGAGTCTCACGTTTGGCGTCAGTGCAATGGATTGGTCTCTTAGACATGTCAAGTCTGCGCAAATGACTTACAAAAACTGACGAGATCCCTTCAGCCAATCCGTTGTCTCTAGTGTAGAGAAGGTCTGGTATTTGGATGTTCAGCGATGCTAGGAACTCCGTCATGTTAATCGCGTCTCTACATTGCTCATTAAGGAACAAGTTGATGTTGAATTGTGTGCTGTTGTTGCTACCTATACGTGGCACCATGTCCTTGATAATCGCTTGCTGCTCGCGCAACTGTCTGAGCATCTCATTCTTCACTTCTGCATCTCTCTGGAGACCTTGAACAACTTCCTGCATTAGTTTCTTCATATCACTATCCTGTTGCCCTGGCTGAAGTTCGTGACTTTGTCCTGAAGGCTTCTGATCACACTTCTGCCTGTGTTTCCACAAACCAGATCTGTATTTATATCCCCTTCCACAATCAGGGCATATATGTTGCTGCGCAGTTCCGGTCTGTAGGTCGGTGTAGTGGTTTCCATTTGTTTCCATTTGGTGTTTGCGTGTCCCCAAATGTTGGTCCCACAAAAACTTGCGAGAGCATCGATAGTCACAACGTTCACAGACATATTCCATCTGCATATTTTTGCATATTTCTGGTTTCCAAATATGCATTTAAATGGAAACAGAAAAATATGCACAGCGTAGAACCTTTTTTTCGGTTCCGTCACGTTTTGTCAGTGATTTTTTCTGTATTGAGAGCATTATCGTCACAACCACTTTTTTCGAAAGTTTTTCCCAATTCTCTAATCGAAAAATCAATTTTGGACATGTCCAAATCGGGATTTCAAATTTGACTTTCAAACTATGTTCAAAAAAATATTTGTTTAGACGCCTCCATAAGGGTTGTCTCTGTGTGCGCTTTTCCCGCCTACATATTTGTAAGTAAACTGATGTTTCACATCCGTGTCGGTCCATAATTCTTATCCCGATGTATCATAATGGAGACGCTATTGGCTGTTACATTAGCAGTTGCAGCAGCAGGCATCTATGTATCACATTCCAGGAGAGAGCCTCCTCTTCCTGCGAATCGGAATCTCAATAGGGTATCGATTTGGAAGCGCTGTGTAGAGGCGTATGGGATTGATGAAGCCTGCGAATTAATGCCCCGTACCTATGTGTTTCCAGAGGACGCTAACAGATTTGCAAGAGAGTACACCCCAACGAAGGAGTACATCATGAAGGAACTTGCGAGTGGGCAACGCAAAGGTATCTTCTTGTTCGACCATAGGGCATTTCATTCATTCGATAACATCGCAGTAGTACAGGAGTATATTCCGAACCCTATGCTCATTCGAGGATTTAAGTTCGACACTCGCGTGTTCCTAGTCGTCGATTGCGAGCGAGGAGTGCTGATGTTCGATAAGGGGTATAACGTCTACACTGAGCGTGAGTTTTCCTACAGAAGCCTAGACCGTAGCCAGAAGATCAACCAAGCGATGACAGACGATTCGCACTACACAATGAACGCCTTGCCCAGAAGACTGGACGATCTTGGTGAATTTGGGGTTAACCCAGAGTCCATACGGCAAGTTATTGCACACAAAACCTCGAAGGTGATATCGGCGTGCATGCCAATGTGCAGCTCTATACAACGCAGAGCAGCTATATACGGCCTTGATGTGGAGATTCTCGACAACGGTGATGTGCGCATAATCGAAATCAACAGCCTCCCACAGATCACGTTTGACGTCGCGTGGAAGAAAGAGATCACTGATGAACTCCGTGAGTGCAGAAGGACAAGGAACTACGATCCAAGGCATTGGCGGTTAATAGCTCGGCCATCGGGATTGTAAGCGTTTACTGACCGCGTAATCAAGCAATACTCCCTACAGCGTTTTACGACGTGACGCAGAAAATTCTATTGATCAAGAGTATAAGCGATGAAACTTGACGTCGACACACAGCAACGGCTGAAGACCGGAGTTGGCTTCATCTTGGAGTTCTACAAAATTGCTATGGGTACGTTCCTGACCGTGTTCGTCCCGCGTTCATGTCCAGATGGTGCGTGCACAGTCACGGACAACATATACGACGAAGACATTTACCACCAAGTCGCCCTCGGCTTCAATGCGCTCGCCTTCATCGTTTTCTTGAACCTCTATCGTGTGGAGTTGCAGAGAGAAAATTGGTGCATCAAGTATCTCGACATCGATCCGGAGAAGGCAAACGAGAACCTCGATGACGAGATTGAGGAATATCCGGAGCTCAAGAAGCAGATGTCGGATCTTAACCAGTCGTACAAAACTAGCACAGTCGCGTGCACGGCATTACAAGTTGTGAACATCGGCGTATCACTAGGTGACATCCTAGATAACTGGGCAGGGTCTGCATCGCTCACACCGATGCTCAGTTTCATCTTGCTCATCGTGGCGAAGCTGTACAACGCATACTTCGTCTCAAGCGAGGCGATCAAGACCGAGCGCGCGTACAGTGCCTATTTGTCTGGTCCAAAAACGTACAACACTATTGACGAAGATCATCGCAAAGACCCATACAAACCTGTTGAGGCATCCGATGTGACTGTGGAGGAGGTGGCAGAGAAAGGGAGAGAGAGATTAGACAGTGTGCAAGTAGCAACAGCAGATAACGCGATATAGTACCAAAGAGACTTGAAGGATATTTCCATTGGTACTATAAATGAGCGACTTCGATGTGTCCAGGTTACTGAACGCACTGGACAATGAGGAAAATGAGGCCATAATGCAGTTGGACCACGTGAAAATCGGGAAAATCAAAAACGATGTATTGCAGCGGCTTGGGTTACCATCAAAAGAACTGCGCGCTCTCCATAAGAAGTTGAAGTTCTATAGGTTTGTGGACGAACTTCCTGATTTGAAGTATGGATCATACGTCAGGTGGATTCCTCTTATCGATCCAGAGAACATCCGTCTTACGAACGGGGGTATCGTTTGCGAGATGAAAGTGACTGATTCTGGAATTGCCGTAGTGTGCAAGAATCGGTTCAATAGGATGTTCCAACTGATAATCAGTGAGAATTTGATATTCCAGAAGCTCACCGATCAAGAGCAGATCATCCTATCTGCGATGGACTACCTCAACGGCGAGTCCGCCTAGTGCGCTGCTTGCTCATACGTCGCGTCGCAGCACGTACCGTCTTACGTAGCTTCCGTCCATTCTTTCCAACTTTCAGCGCCGGTTTCTCCTTACAACTGAATCCATATATGTCGATTCCTTTACGGGCAAGTATGCTAGCACGGCATACAGCAATCGACTTCTTCTCATCACTTGGGTCAACTTTTTTAATACACCTGCATAGTTTACCAGCGAGTACGTCTTCTGCTTCTCTACGCATACGCTTTGGTCCCATTTTCGTATGATCGATCCCATAATATGAAAGCACTGCTCGATGGTCCTCGCGTGTGAGTGTCGTCATGTAATATATACTATACACACTACTTTTTTCTGTAGTGTGTATACATCATGTGGGATATCAAGGACATGCTGTGGTGGATGTTAGTCACGGTTGCAGTTGTTGTAATGATTTTCGTGCTTGTAAAAATATTCTCTCCAGACAGTATGTCCAAACCCCACAGGATTGTCGTCTTCGATTTAGACGAGACATTAGGATCATTTGGCGAGCTAGGTATGTTCTGGGATGCAATCGAAGGAGTTCTTGGAAGGCAGGATGAAGACCACTTCTTCGAGGTTGTCGATCTATATCCAGAATTCCTCAGGCCCAAGATTCTGAGGATAATGAAGTACCTGAAGGACAGACGGAACGACGGCTCGTGTGATAAAGTGATGATCTATACGAACAATCAAGGTCCACGCTCGTGGGCTCGGATGATTGCGCGCTACTTCGACAAACGAACTGGTGCACCGATATTCGATCAAATAATTGCTGCATTTAAGGTACGTGGAAAGATCGTTGAAGTATCCCGTACATCACACGGCAAGTCCGTAAGTGATCTGTTCCGTTGCACGAGACTCCCAAAAGACACACAGATTTGCTTCTTAGATGACCAGTTCCACCCGGATATGCGAGCCGATAATGTCTATTATATCAACGTGAAGCCGTATACGTATTCTATGCGCTTCGACACTATGGCAGAAAGGTATTATGACCACTTCGTTCCTGCAATGGACAGATCTGAATTCGTTCAGAGAGTTGTAGCGTACATGAAAGCGTTCAGATACACACACACCGACAAACGTATGGAAGAGAAAGCTGTTGACGATGTCATTAGCAAGCAGATACTTGCACATCTAGATGAGTTCTTCGCACGAGGGAAGTCTGCGACACGTAAACGCAGAAATAGAGCACGGAGTGGAACGCGCAAGCGTAAAAATTGATTATTTGGTCTCCGTGGTTGCTTTCGCAGCTACGGCAGCCTGAATTAGCTGGAACGCAGATGTCGTGATGAACAAGAAGACGCCAGCAGACCAGGCCACCTTCGCGTCGAACGCAGTGAACTTAGTTGTCTCGCGCACGATCGGATTGAAGCGTGCCATAAGAAAAATCGAGACATAATACTTGATGAACGTTTCGATGTACTGAAGGTAAGATGGGTCGATCTTCAAGACGCCAGTTATGGCTATAGCAACTAGTGCGTATGAGGCATACAATGCGTAAATGAAGGTGGACTGGTGGATCGATGAATCACCAAGGTTACTAATCTTCTGTAGCATATCTCTGATGTATCGCATCATCTTGTATAATAGAGATTGCGATAATAGTCTGGCTACTTTCCATAGTTCGTTAATGTGCGTGTGCTCGGGTCTGACGTGTCGGACCACCTAGGCATCCAGAAGTACGGGATAGTGAGCTGTGCCCGTGGATACAGGTTATTGAATATGGAGCGGTAGTATGACTGTTCACTAGTAGTCGGAACTAAGTGGTCGTTCTCACAATCGATATCCTGTGGACGGATGACTATCTTATCAGTTCTCTCCGTTATGAGTCGATGCCACGACATATCACAATTGCTCACACCATCGCTAAATGCCTCTTTGCTTCTCCACATGATCAGTATATGGACTATCAACTTCCGAGCTTTAGATGGTTTGGTATTATGTTGTTCGATTCGTGCGGTAAGAGCGCGCCTGCAAAATAATGTCGGTTAATAGTATACATGTCAAACCAGATGTATGGCGTTGTTAACGGAGTCTATTATTGCAACATTGCGCGCGGGGAAGAGCTGAATAAGCGTATTGCTGAGCGCAATGTCCCATCCGCACCATTACAGCCACAATTCAGCATTCGCCCTGTATCTACTAAATATGCACACCTCCCGGTAGTCGACCGCCGCCCGAAGCCTACTGTTGAGATTGAGCGGCAACCAACATACAGCGTTGCGAAAACGTTCAATCCTGGAAGTGCCCAAGCTCCTTGGAGTGGGTTTGCTTCGAACGTGAACGTTGAGTCCACATTGCGAAATCAGTTCTTCGCATTGCAGAAGTGTGAGCAGCCCAACTATGTGCCTTCTAGTACAAGCGACATGTACCAAGTGACTGTCGATGCTGGAGCCCCAGTACTGCAACCGTTCCCAGATCTGTTCCAAGAGCAACGGTTTGCGCAATTCGACCCTAATGAGTGCGGGGTAGGAAAAGATCTTTGGGGGAACTGCACGCGTCAGCAACTGTTCGATAGCAAATGCTGTGACGGCAAGTGTGTCTAGGTGTATATCTCGTTCCAATATATGACTTTTTATTAGCGCAGTAGACTAATGGAAAGTCTCAGTGGTTTCGATACGAACAAGGTAACATTGATGTATCTGGCAAAAGGTGCGTACGCTGAAGAGATGGCCAGAACGGATACAGAGAGAAGTAAACAGTTCAAGAAGGATGTGCGGTTTTACAGAAAGCGCGTATTCGCAGAGATGAAAGAGATGCTGCGTGGCGAATTCAAAAATGATAGACTGCGCCAACTGCACGACGAATACGTGCATGCCATCATTCAGTGTCTGAAAGAGGACGATCGTACTGAGGTACTACAGAAAGATTATCCGCCACCGCAAATTGAGTCAACGCCAGCGTTTGACGGTGTATCCAACCTTCCTGACAATGCGACAGTTGACGAGGCAAATGCGTGTCTAATGCGAAGATCTGTTGAGCCAATCCCGACACTAGACGACTACGTACAGGTTAAGCGTGTCGAAGTCGAACCGGCTAGCTTCCCTAGACTGCGCGAGGTGAACATAAGGACAGAAGCCCACCGTTCCAAAGGAGTGAAGTCTAGTAAGGAAAAGAAAAAGAAGAAGGAGAAGCGTGAACCTAAGAAGGCAGATTGAAGAACTCGCCGCGCATACGTTCCATTTCGGCATCTGTAATTCGCTCCTTCTTGAACGAGTTGTAAGTTTTCTCTCCACGCAGCAATTGGCTGATCATATAGAGTGAATAGATACCACACTCAGTATCACCCTTCTGATGTTCGAATGGATGATTTTCATAGTACTTCATATTGATACCGAGATCGCGCGCTTGTTTAACAATTTTGTCTGCTAGCTTCGTAACCTCAGGAGGTGGGGGGTCGCCGGTGCTATCAAAGAAGAACACATACGGCTCGCGACAAGCTACGTCTACAAACATCGAAATCCAGTGTTCTCCATCCTTATTGTGCGGGTCTGTGTTGAAGACAATACCGATCTTGTTCTTCCCACGTTTAAGGAATGACTTCAAGTTGAATGCACAAAGTTCATCCCAAACACATTCTCCATACTCGACGCGTGTGTCGAAGTCTATTGGTGATGGTCCAAGGAACACGAACGACTTATGTACGTGCTCAAAATGAGACATCACTCGTTCTATGTCTGAGCTTGTCAGCCATTCATTGGGGTCTTTTGACCAGCTACGTGGAGCTTCAGGAGCAAACGTATATTGCAGCGTTTCTCGATCGATCCCACTAGTTAGAAACTTATGGCGTAGCCAGCATTTTTCAGTATTACAAGTAGTAGACATTCGGGCGTGGAGCGTTCGCCATATATCAGCCGGATCATCACTCTCGATTGGTGTATCTGGGCGGCGGGAGTTCCAAGCCTTGCGCATTGACATCAGCGCTGGTGCACTGTAACAGGTGTATGAGCCTGCAGAGTTGTCACTAGCTGGGCTGCACACAACAGGCTCATGTTGCACCTTCCTTGTTCGTCCTGCTTTAGTTAGTCTACGACGTCGTGTCTTCTCAGTCATTGCTTACTATACGCTGATAGTTTTCTGTTGGAAGAAATACCCTTCACTCAGCAAAGGGCATAAACAGTTCATCAAACCAAGAGTAATGTCGAATATATCATTCTCTAGTAACGAAAATAAGGGTCTCTTATGGAACCTCATGTTCGAGAGCGGAGTGTTCCATGATATTCCAGGCACCCAAGTACCAAGAGTCAAGGCTATTTTGGACGCTGAAATATCTGCATTGGAAGGTAGACCAGGCTCTGTACTCGATAAGAACAAAGCAGTTATGTCGAATGTCGTGAGTAAACTAGAACCGCTTAGAAGCCGACAGGCAGAGCAGCCACCATCCGCGCCACAATCTGCGCCGCGTTCGGCCATAACTGCAGATGAAATATCGCAGCAACGCCAAAGCACGTTCACACGCAATCTGGAAGAACGGCAGAAAGAATTCACTAGCTTGCTCACTACGAAGACACCCGATGCACCCGAGTTCAGTGACGCAAACGCGGATAAACCGATCGGATCCGAGATGGATCAGATTGTCGCTGAGGCGATGGCACGACGTGCACGCGATATTGAGCAAGTTATCACAGGCCAGGATAGAACAGCAGCGGAGAAATGGTTGGCTAGTGCGTCGACTTCTACAGATACGGCTGCTATCAGCTCGAATGGCGCGGACACTCAAGCAGATACACCTAGTCGAAGTGATATCCGACTCACTATCGGAGAGCGGATGCCTTCACCATCATCGACCCCTATCACACAGAGACATGTAACGTTCGATGATGCTCCAGTAACATTGCACGCGCAAGAAGACGAACCAGAGGGCAGCGAGCTGTTCCAACGTTTCAAAAAGGCTTCGGACGGAACGGAAGAAATAATCACTGATCTGAAGCGATTGGTCGCTGAGATCGAAGAACGTAGCAGCCAGGTACATGCCCTGCTAACGAAGCTTGAACTAGCTAGGAAATGAGATGCACACGTATGATATTTGTTCACTTATCATACGTTGTTTTATATGAATACCAATCTCGCGGCACCGTCACGACCAATTTCGACATTCGCTATATGCACTGTACGACCAAGCTGATAGCTTTCATATTCGTAGACAGCGCCAGTTTTTTGGTCCCAAGCATATCTGACTCCATCGAGAACAAGCTCTTTTGCCTTGACGTCTTCGGCTCGCATATTTTGCTCAGCGACTGCATCGACCTCCTCATCCGCGTATGAGCCAGCAAAAGAGAATTTATCACTTCCGACCGTTCCAAACGAGAAGCACTTGAGATTTTCGTCGTTACCACCTACACCAGCGTGTAGGGAACAATCAATGGAAGCCTCTTTTACAGAGTGCAGAAGCTTCGTAGTAACATCCTCTTTCAGGCGTGCGATCTCGTACAAAGCCTCGTCACTAGTAATTGGGCGGATTGGTTCCGTCTTACTAAGATCCTTCAACCGTAGTTCGATTGTAGCCTCGCTTTCCAATTGCTCCTTAGAGAACTGCATCAAATACAAAAATACCTTGACGGTGCGCATTGGCTCTGGCAGAGCTTGGTGACTGCAGATACGTCTAGCACGGCCAATGACTTGCTGCATCCGAACAGGATGCCAATATGGCTCCATAACGTGCACGAATCTAGTGTTACGTAAGTTGATTCCCTCGGCTCCAGATGCTGTGATCATGAATACCCTGATGACCTCTCCGTACAAATTGTTCCCTGAAATGCGTCTAACCTGCGCCTCGAGAGATGGTGGGATGGCACCCCAGTCCCCGTTGTACACTTTACGCACGATCTCCTTCTGCTGAGGACTTTCAGTACCTGTATACAATGCAAACATCGGCTTTCCTAGGTCCTTTCTGGCAACGTCGAGTGTCCAGTTCCCGCCGACCTGTTTAATCTTGAACTCAGCAAACCCATTCGCTTCGAGCACCAGTTTAAAAACGCCGATACCTTCGAGAGTGCGGAACTGACTGTATACTAGGTGCAACCCCCTATTATCTGGATTCTGAATGTTCTCGAGAATCCGTAGAAACTTCGGACTGTATGTCTCGAGCGCGTCGGGTGACAGGTACCGTTCCTTCTGATCATCTAGCATCTGAAGTGCGCTGCGGATGCGATCGTCGTAGCTCTCGTCAGCAACACGCTCACCGATCTCCTCGGCATCATTACGACCATCAATATTCTCTACACGCACGCCAGCATCAAGCAGATCTTCGTCGGCAGTCTCGAGCAGTTCTTTGTCTGTGAGACCAGCTTCTCCTCCAGGCATCGGGCGTTTGATATCTGGCCGAGGGAACACGTAGTTGCAGAATGCTCGAGAGAATATACGATAAGTCGAAACGGCTTCATCGTCGTCTCCACCACGCTTTTTACGACGTGCATTGTTTCTCTCTAGCTCTCTTTCGCTGATACGGGCTTCCTCATATACCCCAAACTGGAAGTCAGACATATTTATGCGCTCAATCTGGAAGTCTCCGCTACTTTTGTTGAACCGCGGCATTAGGGTGGTAATGTCGGCGAAGTATGACGGTAAACCGAGAATGCGCTTCTTGAAAAGTCCCATATTCCGTAGTTCGTTTTCTTCGTCGATGAACATAGCCTTGAAGTCATCCAGCTTATCTGGTAACGCCTTGTACAACTCGACACGCGTTGATGCAACTGTAATCGCTTCTTTCTTGAGCAACCGAGACACGTGTTCTAAGAATGTCTCATCAGTCATCTCTCCTCTCTCCCCAACCCTGACACCATCGTAGTCTCCCTTCGCTGTGGTGTTCACAAATCCGAAAGGATTGCGCGTGATCGTTAATGTGGTTGTGCTAGCATTGTAGTCTATGTAGTCCATCACGTTTCCACCCAAGACAGTGCTTTTGAAGAGGTTCTTGAATGTGTCCACATTTATGCGACGTTCCGAGTTCACCCTCAGCTTGAACACCCAGGTCTTCATATACCCACGGATTATGTTGAAGAGAATAGCGATTTCGTTCGGATAGTTGATGATCGGAGTTCCACTCAGGAGAACAATGCGGGCATTCTTGGCGCTCATTAGCAACTCGTAGAGTTCGAGCGAAGGGCTATCATCCTTGCTAGGTTTTCCGAGCTTGTTGACAATCCTGCTAACCAAGTTATGTGCCTCATCAACGATGACAACTGCGTTATCGAATGGATTGCGTTTGCCATCCTTTCCGGTAGTAAGTTCGCGCATATGGCTCCTCAACAAACCGTTGTACGCAATAAACTGGTATTTGTAGCGAATCATCTCATCGAGCTGAGCATCAAGTTCAGCCTTCTCATCATCATCTAGTCGTTGGAAGTTAGATGGTTTTGTCATGTTGACAAGCCACGCACCGCCACGCTTCGTTATGTAGTCCACTGGTAGGTTGAGTACAGTAGAGAGAGTCTTCACATTGTCGGGTGTTGCTTTTACGAACTCCCAGTATTGATTCCGGCGGTAGAGCGTGTCACCGCAGCCCTTCAGCTCCTCATAATAATTTCTCCTTAGAGACGCTGGCGTCATAACAACTACCTTCCTGTCATCCTTCATGCCTTCTGCTATCCCAATCGACGAACATGTCTTTCCAGCACCGAGACCGTGGTACAAGAGAAGTCCCCTGTATGGCGTATACATATTGAGGTAGTCACGAACGATCTTTTGGTGCCCCATTAAGTCAAACGCTCCATCGGATGAGGTCTGTTCACAGCTAGCATTCTTAGCTGCATCAAGTAACTGCTTCTTATATGGTGCAAACAACGAATTAACGAAGTTAACAAAGATTTCGCGGTTATTGAGATAGTAGGATGAGGCCTTGATGAGGACGTTCGGTCTCTTCAGTCCGAGGCGGTCAGCAATAGGTGTGTCGCCAATCTGTACCAGCTCGGCCGGTATAATACGCGCAACTCCTTCCGGTTCCTTCTTAGCACGCGGCTTCCTAGCAGGAGCAGGGGCATCTCCATCAACAAGTTTGAGACGTTTGCCGATTTTCCTGGGACGCTTGACTGCAGGCGCCGCTGCCGGTTCTTCTGCGACGGTCTCCTTCACAGCAATATTTGTCTTCTTAGGGATACCGAGAGCCCTTATGAATGCGTCGCGATCAACAGCGTCATCCTTTGTCTTGTCTACGATGGTAGCGCGAACAACAACTTCTTCGCGTTGAGCCGCAGGCTTGATAAGCACTGCTACTTCATCTAGACGCTTGGGCTCGTTTTTAACACGCATCCTAGCTAAAAGGTCTGCTGACATATATAGTAGTCGAACACAAAAGTTTTATGTCTTCACACCATACAAGAATGATACATACTGAGAGCGACGATGGGAAAAGGGTAAGTTTTCTAATTCGCAGTATGAAAAAAGGATTTTGTATGACCCGCCACAACGTAGAATACGACGGCATACCCGAGGCGTGGTCTATCCCAGCTTCTCAATCGCTAACTCGCAGGCAGTCTGCTCTGCTTTCTTCTTCACCTTGTGCTTCCCTTCACCAAGAAGCACAAATACTGGTCTCTGCTGAGCTAGCTCAGCTTGGATTGCCGCGAAAGAACCGTACTGTTCGAATGGTACCGCAGAACCCGGAGTAACTTCGTGTAGTTGTTGGCCGAGACACAGACATACCCCCATATGGTATCCCAACTCATCATCACGCTCACTTAGCTCAACGTAATCTGGTGTTGTCTTGAACTCCTTCTGTACCTTCACCTGTAGAATGTTCTTGTAGTTGTCATCGGTGCTAATAAGCGCTGTCCAATCCACGTGGGCCTTGTAGACGTTCAAGATGAATGTCTGTGCTACTTTGAAACCGGCGGGAGAAAGAATCCCTGTATGGTCTTCCTCTGTTTCCTTACTGAAGTCCAGGAACAGCGCACCAATAAATGCCTCAAAAAGACATCCCAGTTTCCGCAGGTTGGTGCGACCTTTCTTCTCCTCGTTACTACGCGAGAGGATGAACCAGCCGTTAAGTCGCATCTTGTATGCGAGCGAGCCAATGTGTTCGTTCTTCACAAGAGCGATCTTCTTCTCCGTCATGAACCCCTCATCGGCCTTGGGGAACCTGCGATATAGCTCATACTTCGTGACCAGCTCCAGTACACCATCTCCAAGGAACTCTAGACGCTCATTCGACTTGGTCTTCAACGCCATGCATCCTTCGGGACACGGTACGATAGTGATATTCGCCGCTTGGTTCTCGATTACAGGCCGCTTAGTGTAGGACTTGTGCACGAACGCTCGCTTGTATAGGTCTAGGTTATGTACTCTTCGGTCGACACCGTATCGGCGCAGAATAGATTGAACCTCGTTCAATGTAATCTCTTTGTTCGCTGCGTTGAACGGGTCAAACACAAGCCCATCCTGAGTGGATGCAACGTCGTCTTCGTTATGTAGCTGTTTTGCTGTTTCGGCGTCCATACTTATAGATAACACTGCAGGCTTGTTTAAGCTGGTTAGCAAATGTCCCAGTTAGCAACCCAACTCTGTCGTCGAGTGTGGTATTGTATAGGAGTTTTTTACACAATATGTATGTCGGACTACAATCAGATCGCCAACGGTCTTGTGAACGGAGGAGGTATCGTTGGTGGGGCGGTAGGGCACGGCATGGAGGCAGCCGGATACGGGATGGAAGCTGGAGCAGATATCGAGCAAGGCAAGTGGGAGAGCGCCATAGTCGATGGTTCGAATGCAATTGAACCGGGTGTTGAGTCATTTCATGACGGTGCGTCTGGAACGTGGTTGTAACAAACGCGATTTATTATCTCGGCATAGACTATAGGATGGTTTACATGAGTGGTTCTAAGGCAGCTCGCCATCAGGCGATGATTTACAACAACACGAAGATCTACGGTGACATGGGTGGTCTCGTGCCTCTGATTGGTGTACCAACATCGGCTCGTTCCTATCTTATGATGGGTGGTAACACGAAGCAGGTCATTCCTCCGAGCCCAAGCGCTGGTCTTCAGTACATGATCGACCATCAGCTCTTGTCCGTGAACCCCCAGTGCTCTGGTGGTGTCGGCCGCAAGGCTCTGTACATGTGCTTCAATTAAGTGTTTGTAGCACAAAGCATTTAATGATCATTGACAAATTCAATTAATGATCATCAAGCTAGACTGCCGCGAAGCTGCGCTTCTGGAGGAAGTAGAGAGACTGAAGACCCAGGACGCACACTACGCGTCAATCGTAATAGAATCATGCTCACTACCTCTCGGAGATGCCATCATATGCGATGATTCTGATTCTGAACGCATTATCGTAGAGAGAAAAACCCTGCACGATTTAGCTGCAAGTATCAGAGATGGAAGGTATGCAGAGCAAGGGGTAAGACTTGATGCGTGCGAGCTACACAACCACGCGATCTTCTATCTCGTAGAGGGAGATATAAGCAAGTTCAAACCGAGCCGATTTGGTGCAAGACCAATAGATGCAAAAGCTCTTCTCTCTGCAATGACATCCATCTCGTATACAAAAGGCTTCTCGGTCTACCGATCAAGTTCTCTCTTTGAATCAGCCTTGTGGCTCCTACAAACAGCACACAAACTGGGTAAGACAGCAGACAGTTTCTATTACAGTGACAATAGGAAAGACACAACACCATATGCTGCTGTCACACATCGTGTGAAGAAAGACAACATAACGAGAGAGAACATCTGCGCAATTATGCTATCACAGATCCCAGGTGTAAGCACCGCTTCGGCTGCTGCCGTATGCGAGAGATATAGCACTATGGACGCGCTGATCGACGCGCTGCGCAAGGATCATATGGCCATCTCAGATATCACAACTACGACCAAGTCTGGTAATAAGCGTAGATTAACACGTACGTGTGTAAGCAACATCCACAATTTCCTGCTTCTTGGTGCTGTAGACACCATTTCCGTATCAGATACCTAATATTTTTCGACCGAGTATATATACCGCGTTATGATCGAAGCCGATGATCTTTACAGAATAGTTGGTCTAGCATTTATTATCCTTATTGTCGTTGCCGTTGGGACGAAGATGCTGAAGTACCAGGCTAAAATAGTTGAAGGAATGACTTCGTCATCTACAGACAAAGACAAGATTGCATCAGCTGTCTCGAGTAACACAGATAAGCTCAACGACACATTGCTACCATCGAAATACAGATCCTCCTATGAGGACACCATCATCAACCTGGAGAAAGCAGTCGGCTTAGCACTTGTGTCAGAGGTTGTGAACAATGCCGAGACAATTAGCGCTGACCCTACTACAGCAGCGGCTCAGAAGGCTATGGCGAGCATCAACACGATGGAGACCTTCCGCGCAAGTTTGAATCAGGCGATGGTCATCTTAGACAAATCACAGTAACTTCTGTTTTTACGAACACCGAAATGGCGTGTCATAAAAACTTTGATAATCTCGGGAACCGGAATCGAACCAGTGACCAATGGAACTACAGTCCATCGCTCTACCAACTGAGCTATCCCGAGTATTGTGATGGGCTAGCGGCTAGAGGTTTCGATCCTCTGACCTTTGGGTTATGGGCCCAACGCGCTGCCTCTGCGCCAAGCCGCTCAAAAAAAACGAGCCCACCACAACATATAACAACATCTTATTTTCGCGATCTACAACGCACTACGTTTCGTATTCTAGGCCGTCGTTATGGCAAGGCGCCCATCAGCAGTGACCTCCGGCTGCTTACGTCTATAGTACGCTACGTCATATACTTTTGGTACTATGTACTTGTATGGATCCACGCTAACTGGGGTATTGTTGAAGAACGCGGCTGCGTGGATCCTTAAGAACGGAAGAGAGTTGGAGGCTGTCATCACTCTCTCTACGCCCTCCAAGAAGCACGCCGTGCAGACATCGGCACTTTTGCACCCATATACATATCCACCTTCACTACAGTAGTCCGAGTCCTCTCCACTACTGTACTCTTCGAACCCAGACGAGCTCGAGTCTAAGTCTCTATGTGCTCCTCCGACGCACGCTCTGCAGCGGCACCGCATCTTAGTCTGCCACAAGATCGTTACTTTGTCTGGATAGGCGTACGCCAGGACGATATCTACTAGCTCCGGTGGTAGCTTCCTCGGCACACACGAGTCTCGGATTGCATCAGCTGCGTCTTTGTAAAGCGCGCTCCTGGCTACACGATATTGTCTGCCACACGCATCACAAGTCATACTTGGTACTTTGTTTAGTTAATACAGTGCCAAATGTGATGCGTCGATGTTTCGATTTTCTGTCCTATCATGACGTGGTAAATACATTCTCACCTCTTGTTGCCCTATCGGGGCAAGAAGAGGTACTCTCACACGCGCTCGTTGTAGGGATCGAACCTACGACCTTGCGGTTAACAGCCGCACGCTCTAGCCAGCTGAGCTAAACGAGCTGAAGTCCATTAGGACATAGTAAGTAAACACTTAATTTCGAGGTTTCGAACGCGAGTTAGTTCGCAGGTTGCATGTAGACCTCATCGCCTGCGTAGTACCCCTCGTCTACAAGTTCCTGAGTGTACGATTGACCGCCCCAGTTCGGATCCATCGGGTTAGGGCTCACGCTCGAGCCACTCTCGTTGAACATTCGGTCAAGAGGTGTGTTGTCACCAATGTATTGATCATGCGAGTCGAATGCTGGATACGAGTTCTGATTGTAGGGTGGGTCATCTCGACCTGCATCAAACAGTTTGGTCATAGGTGGTTCCCCACCAACCTGATAGTCTTGAAGACCGCCTTGGAGGTTTGTCGGGGAAGGCCGAGCTTTGTAGACCGGATTCCCTTGTGCGTCGTACGTTTCCTGGAGATAGAGAACTGGACACCTAATCCCTTGACTGCGCTGCCAGTCGACGAATTCCACATAGTCCTCAAGTGTGTTGAACTTGATTGGATTCACACCTGGAACATTCGCTAGCTTCGAGTTGTATAGGTAGAACTCCTGACCTTTCTGAATAAGCAAGTTCGGACACCTGTATGGAATCGTGCCATCAAATCCCTCTCGACTCGGTGTGCATACAGTAAAATACAGTCCTAGCATAAATACTATCGCGATGACAGCTAGCTTCCACATTGCGTATATAGACACGATAGAAAATATAGTACACGCATTTTATCTGCGTCTACAGTATAGATGTCTGTAATCGTGGTTGAGGCTAGCGATCTAGATAATTATCTTGGAGATGTTCGTGAGCACAACACTCCAGGACCAGTGTTCATGCGTTTCAAAAGTGACGGCTGTAGTCATTGCAAAGACATGTCCGACGATTTTAAACTGGCTGCTGCGCTGTTAGAGGGCAAAGCGAATGTTGTCGAGGTCGAGGTGCCTTTCGGGATCGAGGACTTATCTCACCACGAATCCACTCAGAAGTTTCTGGAGGCAGGACAAAGCGTGCCAAGAATGTATATGGTAGACGGCGACAACGTCTCCGAGTACGACGGCGACAGGTCTGCAAAAGCAATGGTCGATGCTATGGAAGGTTTCATGGCGAAAGGCATGTCAGGTGGGCGTAGACCGCGTCGGCGCGCCACTAGACGTACCAGCCGGAGACGCACGCGCGCTAGAACTTGCCGAAGACCGCGCTGTGTAAGACCGCGCTGTGGAAGACGCCGTACCAAATGCAGACGGGCGACGAGACGTCGTCGCTCTAGTCGACGTCGTTAATTGTCTCTAGCCATATTATACTATGACTCCTACAACTCGAGCTCTTCTCTTCCTCTTCGCGTGCATGCCAACGAGACTGCTGATGGCATACCTCCCACAGGTCCTTCCTGCAAGCCTTCTACAGCCGTTTGGATTAGCAGTACTCGCAATGGCGTGTGGCTTTGCTTACTTGGCAATTACTCATGGGAGAATGGATGCTGGAGAAGCCGGCGGGAAGACATGGTGGGCGGACACGCGTCTCGTACACGCAGGGTTGCTTGCCGCTGCTAGCATCTACCTATTTATGAAGGAGCGAAGTGCGACAGTGCCATTGATGCTCGACGCCATCGCCGGCATTCTGTTCTTCTTCGCAATGCGGTTGAATGCGTTCTAGATAACAGTACATATAGTTCGATTATTTCGAAACATATGTGCATTTACAGGATATGGAATATCACAGCTGCTGCGGCCATCAGCGTGAACGCAAAGATCTTGGCGGCACTCACGCTATCTTTTGTTGTCGCAAAATACAACAGTCCACCAATCACCAGAGACGCCACAAGCTCTACTACACGGATCGTGCCCGTGCTCACATGTTTAAGTGCTGTGTTCATTCCCATTGTGATTGCTACCACCAATGCGGTTATTATCGCGAACCGTTTCCAGTCCTCACGTCTCATCCTAGGCACACCTTCGATTAACTGGATACGTAGCCCTGGTACCAGTATGGCTAGAACCACGCACGTTAAAACCAACAGGCCACTCTCAATGAATAGAACTGTGAACGCACCAACACTTCTTTTAACCAACGTTTCATCAAATGCGGTCGCCAGCCACTCTGCAAGAGCCGCGACAACCATGAGGATTGTTACTTTCGGTACCGTATCAACGAATGAATCGAACATGTTATACTAGTATACCACAACATTAATAACCACCACTCTTGTATGTCTTCTGGGTAACAGCAAATTCTGGTTCACTTCTTATCTCTCAGCATCTCGATCGCATCACCTCGTCTGCCTATCTCCTTAAATCCTAGTTTTGAGTAGCAACGCTGAGCCGCTATGTTGTCGGCCATCACCAAAAGGCGCAGTTTCTTTTTCTGTTTTATCGCATGTCTAAGCATCTTCTGACACATCCCTCTTCCACGCATCTCATCTGCAACGAAGACATTGTGGATCCAATCTCCTCGGCGCTGATAGTGGCCAACCCATCGGCCTTCGTAAAATGCGTTCACTTCGAAATGCGGCATACCTCTGGATGAATCGTCAAACGTGAAGTGTACGAACTCCATTATAAGTAGGTGACATAACAAATCACACATCCGATGGCGATCCAGATAATTAGAACCGGACGCAAAATTGAATTAGAGTCTACCCGGCTGTCGTTATCATACAAAGAACAAATGTCTGGAAGCACTACATTCCGCCTAATCAGCTTCAACGCTTACGATGATGCACCGCGTGGTGAGGACGCCGAGAAGTTCGCACCCTGCAAAGACAGAGAGTTCATGGTGCAAATGTTCGGTATAAACGAGGCAGGCGAGACAGCATCCATCTTTGTGGAGGGCTTCGCGCCGTTCTTCTACGTTATGGTTGGTGACGATTGGACAGATAGTCAGCGCGTTTCATTCGTTGCCAATCTGTACGACGAGCTTGGTGGCCGGTTCTGGGAGGGATGCATCGTCAAGTCGCAGTTCGTGCGAAGGAAGAAGTTGTACGGCTTCGACGCCGGAAAGCAAAGCAAGTTCCTCTTGCTGAAGTTCGCAAACGAGCAGGCGATGCGCAAAGTGAAGAATTTGTGGTACCAGAATGTGAAGACACGCGGTGAGACACAACGGCGTTTGGTCCCGTACAACTTCGAAGGCGTCGATACAGAGCTGTATGAGGGCCAGATCCCGCCACTACTCAGGCTGTTCCACATCAAAGAGATGAGTCCGTCAGGATGGATTGCGCTGCCGAAATCGAAAGCTGTACGACACCGCGGGACGAAAACAACGTCTTGCAAGTTCGAGTACACGATCAACTACAAAAGCATCGTTCCACTCCCAAACAAGGAGGATAGGGTACCATACAAGATATGTAGCTTTGATATTGAGGCCAGCAGTAGCCACGGCGACTTCCCACTGGCGGTGAAGAACTACAAGAAGTTGGCCAGGAACCTCGTGCACGTTTGGGAAGACAGACCAGAGGAGATGTCACCCGAAGAGTACACAAGGAAAGCAATCAGAACCGCGTTCGCGATGGAGAGCGATGCTGTCGAAGGCGTCGAGTTAGTTTATCCCAAGAAGATGCCGAGTGCAACTGTTGTTGAAACTCTGATAGACAAATGGCTCGCGATAAGACCGGCGGTGTATGCCGCATCTGACTGCGAGGATATCGATGATGATGGCGAGAGTGATGAAGAGTGTCACGACGACGACACCGTCGGTGGCGAGGAAGGCCCGGCGGAGCAAGCGGTAGAAGAGAGTGGCGGCTTCTGGGGTGCTAAGAAGCGCAAGCAAACAAAATACACAAAGAAGGGTACCGTATGCGACCTACTCGACGACGCCTCAGCAGACTTCGATACTAAGGTGGGTGAGCTGACCAAAACGCTCAGCTCTGTGTTCCCGAAGCTGGAGGGCGACATCGTTACTGTGATTGGATCCACATTCCTAAGATACGGAGAGGACAAGCCGTATCTCAACCACTGTATCGTGCATAACACGTGCAGCCAGATGCCACACGTTGAAAACCAAGAGCTCGAAAGCTACAGAACCGAGAAAGAAGTGCTACTAGCGTGGACTAAGATCATTCAGCGCGAGGATCCGGATATCGTCATTGGATACAACATCTTCGGTTTTGACTACCAGTTCCTATACCAGCGAGCAAAGGAACTCGGTGTCGAGCGCCAATTCCTGCAGTTGTCCAGAAACAAAGGAGAGGTATGCCTCAAGAAGGACTGGAAAACTGGGAAGGAAGGCCTAGAAGAGAATACGATCGTCATCGCGAGTGGCCAGCACGATCTGAAGTTCGTCCGAATGAACGGCAGGTTACAGATAGATCTCTACAACTATCTAAGACGAGACTACAACCTCACTCAGTACAAGCTAGACTATGTATCCGGATACTTCATCGGTGATGGTGTGAAAAAGCTCGAACACGAAGATGGTCGCACGAAGGTCTACAGCAAGAACCTGAAGGGTCTGGAGAACGGCAGTTATGTCAACTTCGAAGAGGAAGCGCACTCAGTTGACTCATACAAAGACGGTGCGAAGTTCCAAGTCGAAGATGTTGATGAAGCAGCTGGAACGTTCTGGATTCGCGGGACAGAGACACCCGATATGACCAAGAAAGTGCGATGGGGGCTAGCGAAGGATGACGTTACACCACAGGACATCTTCAGGATGACCAATGAAGGACCAGACGAGCGAGCGATCATCGCGAAGTACTGTATTCAGGATTGTAACCTCGTACACCATCTTCTGAACAAGATCGACGTGATAACTGGTTATGTAGAGATGGCGAATCTATGTAGCGTCCCACTCGACTTCCTGGTGATGCGTGGTCAGGGCATCAAGCTCACAAGTTACATTGCCAAGAAGTGCAGGGAGAAAGGCACTCTGATGCCTGTCCTAGACAAGGCCAACTCAGATGAGGGTTACGAAGGGGCTATTGTCCTACCGCCTAAGTCTGACTTGTATCTAGAAGATCCGGTTGCGTGTGTGGATTACAGCTCACTGTACCCGTCCTCGATGATCAGTGAGAACATCTCCCCTGACAGCAAGGTCTGGACCAGAGAGTACGATCTTGATGGGAACATGATTGAGGAGACAGGCGTCAAATCAGAAGATGGTAGCTTCAAGTACGACAACCTAGATGGGTACAAGTATGTTGATGTGACCTACGATACTTACAGCTGGAGACCCAAAGACCCTACAAAAGCCAAATCAGCGATGATGAAGGTAAAGGTCGGGTACAAGACGTGCAGGTTCGCGCAGTTCCCGAATGGTGATCTTGGTATCCTGCCATCGATCCTCAAAGAGTGTCTTGCTGCGAGAAAAGCAACCAGAGAGCTAATCCCATCCCAGAAAGACGAGTTCATGAAGAACGTCTTGGACAAGCGCCAGCTCAGTATCAAGGTCACAGCCAACTCGATCTATGGTCAGACTGGTGCCAAAACGAGCACATTCTACGAGAAAGACGTCGCGGCGTCTACTACTGCAACTGGTAGGAAGCTACTCACGTATGCACAACGCGTGATCGAAGAAGCGTACAAACACCGTGTGTGTGAGACTAAAGAGCACGGGCCAGTCAAGACAAACGCAGAGTATGTGTATGGTGATACGGACTCTGTGTTCTTCAAGTTCAACCTCACGGAGCTTGATGGGACACCTATTAAAGGGCAACGAGCGCTTGAGATCACAATAGAGCTTGCACAAGAGGCCGGCGAATTAGCTTCGAGCTTCCTGAAGCCACCACACGATCTTGAGTACGAGAAGACGTTCCTGCCGTTCTGTCTCCTCTCGAAAAAACGTTACGTTGGAATGTTGTATGAGCTGGACCCTCACAAATGCAAACGCAAGTCGATGGGAATCGTGCTCAAGCGACGTGACAACGCGCCTGTGGTCAAGGATGTGTATGGAGGCATCATCGACATCTTGATGAAAGACAAAGATGTGGAAAAGGCGATCAGCTTCCTCAAGGGATCACTGCAGTCACTAATCGACGGGAATGTCGGAATGGATAAGCTGATCATCACTAAGTCGTTGCGTGGACATTACAAGAATCCAAAACAGATCAGCCACAACGTACTGGCCCAGAGAATCGGGAGGCGTGACCCTGGTAACAAACCAAGCGTCGGTGATAGAGTGGCCTTCGCCTTCATTGAGAACACCGACAAGAAGGCTCTGCAGGGCGACAAGATCGAAACGCCTACCTTCATCACACAAGAAGGACTCAAGATCGATTATGCTCACTACATCACAAATCAGATAATGAAGCCTGTCAGACAAGTGTTCGCCTTGGTGCTTGAAGACATCAGCCTGTTCAGGAAGAAGAAAGGGCACACCCTAAGACGATGGAAAACACAGCTGGACGAACTAAGGGACAAATATCCAGATGACGACGTTCACGCAAGACGTTTGGCGTCTCTACGTGATCGCGAAGTTAAGGAACTCCTGTTCGATGAGTACCTACTGAAGATCAAGAACAAACGTTCTGGGAACCAGAGCATCGCCGACTACTTCGCCAGCCTCTGAGCTCTAGGATGTCGAACATTTTTTTGTGCTCGATCTCACATAAACAACTTACCCGCATTACGTCAGTGATAACAGGAAAATTGACGTCAGATAATATCTAACGGATATTGGTAATAACAGTCAAATGCCTGAGGGACCAGAATGCCACAAGGTTGCAAGAAGAATTGAAAGCGCTTTCAAGGGGTCCACCGTTGGAAGCGTAGTAATACATGGAGGTAGATACCAGAAGCACGGCCCACCAGGCGGATATAAGGCTTTCGGTGAGATGCTGGCTGTTGACAAACCTACAATCACTGCTGCTGGAGCTCGCGGCAAGCTCATAGTCATATTCCTGAGCAACAACTGGCGGATACTCACGACACTTGGTCTGAGTGGATCGTGGGTAAGAAACAGAACGAAACATTGCGACTTCTCTATCGTCACAGACGCAGGCACGCTCTGGTTCAAGGACCAACTGCATTATGGCACGGTGAAATTCGTAGAGCACGAAGAGATGCTCGAGAAGCTCCTAGCGCTCGGCCCAGATGTTACTGTGAAAGACCCAGCGTTCACGCGCGACTACTGGGAGACACTTCGGAGGAGGTATCCTCACTGGGACGTGACGAAGCTACTGATGGATCAATCCAAGGTGTCCGGTATCGGGAACTACCTCAAGGCTGAGATCCTGTATGCGGCGAAAGTATCACCTGATTCGTTACTTGGTAACATCCCGGATGATGTCAGCAAGCTGCTGTGGGAAATGTGTCTCAGCATACCTCACCACTTCCACATCGTGCAGATGACAAGTAGATTCAAGGTAGGACTGAAAGTGTACAGGAAGAAGAAAGATCCAAGTGGCAATGCTGTCAGAACTATGAAGGCTGGTGACTGCCGCACTAGCCATTGGGTACCAGATGTGCAGGTTGCGTACAAGTGAATCAACCATACGCATTTTTTTGTTAAAAAATGGTCATATTTAACCCAACTATTGGGAAACAACTCGCAATAAAGATGGCGATCAAGTACGCTCGCCGGTACTCTCCACGATACTACAATCCTAACTGGAGTCAGTACAGCATCAGGCGGCTCACATATAGTTATCACAGCAGAAGGCGCGTTCAGCCCGTGTTCTAGAAAAATGAAATGCTTGCACACATCCACTACGTATCCAAACTAGACGATGTCATTCGAAGATCCATTACTTATAAAGTTACCCTGTGAAGTGTGCGGTAGAGAGAAGCGAATCCTTACCTGCGACAAATGCGGAGCTACGATATGCAACCGCGATGCATGTAGAAGTATCTACATTGTGAGTGCGCGCGTCAAGACTTACTACTGCAAGCCGTGCGAAGATAAGGTGTTGGATAAGTTCTCAGAGTACTACTCATCCGACAGCGACTGGGAGAGTGAGGACGAGCCTGAGAACGGTAGAACGTCCTAGGGCTTGTCCACAGTAGAAGAATCTTGAGGCTTAGGTGGCCCGTCCAGACTGCAAACATCTTTCGCGCCATCCCTTACACGCTTGATATCGCGTGCGGAAATGTCGCCCATAACGGTGCCTATGGTCTCGACGTATTTCTCTCCAAGCTTCTGATTAGTTTGCCAGTCAGGATGCTCAGCATCGAACACTGACTGCACTTTTCTCTGGAGACCTCTCTGTGTCTCTGACACCAATCTTTCTTTGTTCGTGTCTTCACTCCAGCCCTCGGCGCGATCCTTTATGAACCAACGATCTTCCGTAGTGCAGTGGACTGGTCTGTCTGTCACTCGCAATGGTGTTAGGTTCTTGAATATGATGTCGGTTATGCCCTCTGGTTTGTTCTTATTTGCCTTCGCAAGGTCCTCCATTGTGATCATCAGCTTCTGTGCATAGTCCTGGATGGACATCGCATCCTTGCACTGCTCGCTAAGGAACAGCTGCACGTTGAAGTTGTTGGTATTGAAGCTGTTGCTGTTGTTTGCCTGTTGCTGGTTCACTGCGCCTCCACCAATTGCACCCTCCATCAATTTGTCATTGACTTTGATTATCTGGTTAACAAGGATCTTGTTCTGTTCGAACAGTTCCGCCTCACGTGCTGATCCCGTTGAGACCTCCTTTGCGGCTTGCTTACGCATCAGCGCTTGATTCTCAGCTATGATCTGACGCATTTCTTCGCGTCTCTCTTCCGGAGTGAAAACTCGGCGTACAACGACAGACGAACTACCTTCATCAGTTGTAGGCATTGTTTTTTTAACGTCCTCCTTCACAGGTTCAAACGTGCAAACCTTTTTATGTCTGTATAGATTCTGTCTGCTGGAATATTTCTTTCCACATTCGCACTCGAACGATGTAGGTGCATTTTCTGTGCTACTTTTGGCGACTTTTGTGTAGTCATCTGTAGTCATGGCGTAGTCATTGTGTTTCTTCGTCTTAAGATGTTTCGTCCAATCACCAGTTTTACACGTGCGATAGTCACACTTTTCGCAGTACCATTTTTTGGCGACTTTTGGCGACTTTTGGAGACTTTTTTCGTAGTCCATGTAGTCCTATACATGACTACAAGAAAAGTCGCCTTAAGTTCTGAACGCAAAAAATGCTTGATCCCCATCCATGAGCAAAATATGCCTACATAAGTTACCTACATGACCTAAAATTTTTCTTCAAGTCTTATGTAGGCGTCTAAGCAAATTCAAAAAAAATACGTAGTTTGAAAGTCCCCCAGGATATAGGTTTTCTGGGCCAAGAATTGGCTTTTTTCCGGATAGACTTTTGAATGAAAAAAACTTGTAAAAAAATTTAGCGATGTAGGGCATAAAGCCAATTCAACCTTCTCTACAGACATGCTCGTGCAAGTATTGTCGGATTGCCATCTTGAGTGCTACAAGAAGATCTTGCGGATCAAACCGAAATGCGATGTTCTCATCTTAGCAGGTGATATCGGTCATATTGACAGGCCCATATACGAAGAGTTCGTCGCGTATGCAGCCAGCAATTGGGAATACGTCGTACTGGTGCTAGGGAACCATGAGTTCTATAGCACGAAGGAGACACCAACCGAGCTCCTAGCGCGATATCGTGAGCTGGTTTCACGTTATCCGAACGTCGAGTTGCTCGAGCGCGGGGTCATAAACATCCGTGGTTACAGAGTGCTTGGTACAGTCCTCTGGTCACACTTGCAGGAAGGCGCAGAAAGCAATTGTATCAAGAAGATGACTGCTGGATTCGAGGACGGTAAGCGTGTCAGAATTGGCATAGACGGACTCAACGCACTCCATAAGGAAGCTGTTGACTGGCTGTGTAAGACATACGATCCAACGGTACCAAGTATCATCGTCTCGCACTATCCACTAACGCAACATCCAGACCATACGCGACAGGAAAGGCATCGTGGCGAGTCTTTGGAGCGCATATCAGAGTTCGCAAATCCGCTGATGGTATCACCACACGCGCCACTGGTTTGCATATCTGGTCACACACACCAGAGTCACGACTTCCTCGAGAACAATGTAAGATATATTTCCAACCAATACGGTTACCCAGGCGAGTCTCGTTCGCGGATGACGTGTTGTAAGATTGATTGCTTGTTTGAGATTGAGGACGTGTGAGTGTTATAATTACTGAACATACTGTATTATGGAACAGAATGTGCAGCTACGAATCGTTGAGCGAACTGCGCCGGAGCAGCAGGTTGTAGCGACAGAACCGAGCATACAGACTGCAGTACCACGTGTCGTCGTTACTCCGAACCGCTTCCCAGTCCGACAGGTCAGGACAATCGGAATGCAGTTCATCCGCTAAGCGCCTCAGCCGAATGATCCTCCTGATAAATCATATCTGTTGCCGGAACCGTCCAGCAGAGTTGATGCGTTGATAAATTGCGGGACGAACTCGAACTGCAATGATGTGTTACTACCACCATTTGCTTGGATGTCCCGTGTTACAAGGTCCATGAAGCTAGCAAGGCTAGCTGGATCATTAGGATTAATGAAGGTAGTATGTTCAACGATGTCGGAATCATTCGTTTCAGGTACTTCATCAACGACTTCTTCGGTATGTCTGACACTACCACCAGCAGCTGAGTCTGCACCAGAGCTTGGCGTGTCACCGTCTCGGATATCGTGTCTACATACAGGGCATCTGACACTAGTGGATAACCAATGACCAATCGCTTGAGGGTCGAAATAATGTCCGCAGTATCTTATCCGCGTTACAGCTGAGTTGTTGTTGAAATCCTCGTGAGAGATGGGACAAACATGGTATTGCGGAGATGGGATGTCAGCGAAGGGTATTGTCTCAGTTGCATTGGCGATTACCTGAGACGTAGGCCTGACCACGACAGGACTCATAGATGAGCCGAGCTCAGTCATAATGGCAGCAGTAAGTATATCGGCAAGCGTGGGACGCGACTCCTGTCGAGCCAAACCGCGTGGTCTTGGCCGCGCAACAGGCGATGGCGTCAGAGGTACCTGCTGGTTCCTATTTCTCTGCTCTTGCATAGCATTCTGGAAACGCGCACGATCCATCCAGGCCATCTGCTGGTCTTGCCTGCTCATAATTATGAGCATCTCTCGCATAAGAGCACGCGTTTCCGCGATATGTTGTGGGTAAAGACTCTCATGATTGCGGTTGTTCATTTGCGTGGGATACATAGCGATGTTGTGTTTAACTACTTTGTGGGCCTAAGGATAGCGCTAAAGTAATTTGGACAAAGAGTTTAAATTGTTACCGTACATGAGATTACAAAGAATGCAAATGTCGAAAGAGAAGTATGTTGGACGAGGTCTGACAGGATTAGCGAACTTGGGGAACACCTGCTACTTGAACTCGTGCATGCAAGTGCTATCCCATACGTACGAACTATCTGAATATCTAGAACGCAAAGGATACGAGGGTAGGTTGAATAAGAAAGTAGATGCGCTATTGGTCATCGAATGGGACAAGCTTCGTAGACTGATGTGGAGTCAGAATTGTGTTGTAGCGCCACACGGTTTTGTGAAAGCAGTGCAAGGCGTTGCAGCGAGTAAAGGAATGCATCTTTTCGCAGGTTACGCGCAGAACGACACACAAGAGTTTCTGACATTTCTAGTTGATGCGTTCCATTGTGCAGTGGCACGCGGGGTGGACATGACGATCACAGGTGATGTCAAAAATGCCAATGACAGCCTTGCTAAGGAATGCTATGCGATGATGAAGCGAATGTACAGCGAGGACTACTCAGAGATGGTTAGTATCTTCTGTGGCATTCACGTGTCCGAGCTCCGACGCGCAAGCACAGGAGAGCGTCTTAGCGTGACACCTGAACCATTTTTTGTTCTGAGTGTGCCTTTGCCGGCAACGCAAAGTAGTCAGACAATACATGACTGTATCGCAGCACATTGTGCCGTAGAGAGACTGAGTGGTGACAATGGCTTACTGAATGAAAGTACGAACGAGAAGGAGGATGTGGACAAGGGTATTGTATTCTGGAGTCTGCCTAACGTGCTAATCGTGCATCTGAAACGTTGGAATCACAGTGGCCGCAAGGACATGAGACTAGTCTCGACTCCTCTCGCTGACGTCGACTTCAGAGAGTTTGTGAGAGGATATAACAAGGATACCTACATATATGAGCTGTATGGGGTTTGTAACCATATGGGTGGGACGCTTGGCGGTCACTACACAGCGAACGTGAGGGTTGCTGACGGAACGTGGAGGTCGTTCAACGATACATCTATCACACAGATAGCGGACGAATCAGTTGTTGGACCGCACGCGTACTGCTTGTTCTATCGCAAAAAATTATAGACCTGTAGATATATACGATGGATATCAACATGAACTCTGTAACGGGTGTTCCATATTCCACAACCTATGTCAACGAGATCGCGGCGAACCCAATGGTGCTGGTGGTGCTGACTGTAGTCGTTATAGCATACTACACGCTATTTGCGACTTTAGGAGCAGCATCTGGCGGCGTGAGTGCGGGTGACGCGGCAGGAACGGCTGGGAAAGGAATCGTGTTCATGGAGGTCTTGCTGTGGGGTGTGTTCATCCTACTTCTTCTGATGAACGGCATGACGTATCTCTTCAATATGGATATCACAGCCAGCATTAAGAATCTGTTCAGTGCAAACCCAGAGATCGACATCATAGTCGACCCAGAGGATCTCGCAGGAGATAGTACCGCTCAGTTGAGTACAGTGCCTGAGCTGAAACTCTCGAAACAGGTGTTTCACGTTCCTAATAACAAATACGGATACGAGGACGCGAAGGCCATCTGCAGAGCGTATGGTGGGCGTCTTGCGACGGTGAAGGAGGTACAAAAAGCACACGACAAGGGTGCTGATTGGTGCAGCTTCGGTTGGTCAGATGGCCAAATGGCATTGTACCCTACTCAATATGACAAGTGGGCGTACTTGCAGAAGGTGGAAGGTCACGAACACGATTGTGGGCGACCTGGTGTGAATGGCGGGTATATCGCCAACCCGAACGTACGTTTCGGTGCGAATTGCTACGGGTACAAACCGAAGATCACGCAGGAGGAAGCGCAGGCGATGGAGCTTGCGCCGTTGTACCCTCCCACGCGACGCGAACAAGCATTCGAGAAGCGTGTTGACTACTGGCGTGATCATCTGTCAGAGATCGAAGTCGCACCATTCAACCATAACAACTGGAGTGTGATTTAAGAATGTCACGATATTGAGTGTCTATATTGATTGCTGTATATGGGCAATATAGACTTACTTTGATTTTCGGGTACCGCGTCCTTTGTTTGGTCGCGCACTGGTCGTCTGTTTCTTAGTCTTCTTCTTGGATAGACGTTTTGGCGACGCAGCTCGGCTCGAGGTCTTGGCCTCGCTGGATGAGGCAAGATTCACGAGTTTGTCGTAGAGTCCCTCATCTATAACAGCATCTTTGTTCTGATACTCTATGTAGTTGCTAGCCATCGTGCGTTGAAGAAACAGGAGGCCGGCTGGAACAGCAAGACCTTTAAGGCCGGCAAGTGGCCCACCACCCTTCTGACCCTTTACAGTCGCGCACGGCGCACCCGCGGCCATAAGAGCGGAGTCGATTTTGAATCCACCTGCGGACATACCATCTCGAGATGTTGTGACTACGAGATCACTAGGCTGAATGAATGACTGTACCTCGTTTTCTGGAGTAGCGGACTGCATTTGTATATACTAGATCCACCTTTTTATTTCGACGACGCTTCCACATATGTGCGCTTGATATCTGACACACTCTTAGCCTGTCGCGTATCTTTGATGAGCTTCATGATCTTCTTTACGTCGCCTTCATCTTGGATGCATTTCTTGAGACAGTCCTCTACATGCTTGAAGGTAAGAGGACTATGCTGTGTTGTCTCAGTAAAGCGCAGACGCCCATCCGAGATCTTGACGACAGAGTTGTTGAGGTTATGGGTGTCAACATATTGAATGATTTCTTCGCTGACAGCGTTCTTCTGTGCCCGTAGCTCCTTGGCTCGATCATTCAGTGTCTTAAGTTGGTTGTCTAAACTAACCCATTGTCTAATCTGATCTGAGAACTCCATATAACTTATATCAGCATAAGTGTCTATGTTGTTTACTCGCATCTAATGCATTCAATATGCGTTAGATACTATGTGTGGAATGTCTCCTAGAGAAAGCATCTAGATCGAGCGGCGAACACTGCGTGCGGTCTTGGAGACAGCACCGGTGACCTTCTTAAGGTCCTTGCGTCCCTTGCGGGTGTGGAAGAACTTCTGAAGGCCCAAAAGAGAGAAAGGAAGAGCAGCGGTTGCGATGACGGATCCACCCTTCTTGCGGTGCACGCGGCGAGCCGACTTACGTCCGCGCTTGCCAGTTGAGTGACGCTTAGCGCGGTGAGCAGCACGCTTTGTGCGGCGGGTTCCACGATGACGGCGGCGTTTACCACCAGACTGAGTATCAGTTGTAGCACGACCAGTGTGCTTGCTGTCCATCAGGTTCTTGAGATCGACCATAGCTATACTATACCCTAAGAAAAATTACGCACTCTTGCCTATAAGATGTCGTTCTCTCAACAATAGGACGAAAATCCCTAAATGGAGAACGAAGCTGATGATAACAAAGATTAGAGACAAGTATATGTATGGGTAGATGTCCACTAGAACGAGATCAATAAGCGGCGCAAAGGCTAATTTGATTTCTTTCTTCACGTCCTCGCGCTTAAGGATCCCTATGCAAGCATCTGCAATTCGTGTGTCCATTAGTCTAGAACACCAATATAATTAAGTTACACGTGCGCAAATAATGTGTCACTGCACATCAATGGTAGTTTATAGCCTAGACAGCGATTTCCCGTTTGACAGTCTGATACTCGGAAGCCCGAGCGCAATCCAAGGTGGTGGCTCATACTCGGCTCCAATAACAATAGATGGATCGTCGGTGTACGTACAGCTGCCTCAATGCACTACGAAGTCTGGGATAGTAGAAACGAGAAGGACGAAGTATTGTGATCTTCTCTATCCATCAGACGCAACTAAAATCGCCTCATGGGTGGAGGCACTGGAGAGCCGGTGTTGTGGACTGATTGACACTAAGAAGCACCTTTGGTTCACAAATGAGCTGACAACAGCAGATGTTGAGGGAATGGTAACTCCAATCGCTCGCCCACACAGACAAGGCGCAGCCATTCTGATTCGTGTGCAACTGGACACTAAGCGTGGTAGCGATAAGCTTAAGTGCAGAATCTTCAACGATGACGAAACCGAATGTGAGACCAGCAACGTTGACAAGGATTCACCCGTGATTCCTTTAGTGCATATTGAAGCCGTGCGCTTCACGTCAAGGAGTTTTGATGTTGTGCTGAAGATGGAGCAACTAATGCTTTTGAAGCCAGAGCCCGCGCCTAAGGCGTGTCTGATCAATCCGTCTAGACGTGCTGAATCTGGTACTGTTGGAGAACTGCAGAACGTAGAGATCGCAAGAGATGAACTTGAGGAAGCTGTGATCAGTCCAGCAGATGACCAAGTTATGAACGAAGTGGATGAGATAGAGGAACTAGAGCCGATAGATCTTGAAGTTGATGTGGGGACCGAGTCAGTTGATGCTACAGCCAGCATTGACGGCAGTGAGTATGATGAAGAGACAGATGAGACCGGGAGTGGGACGGATAGACAAGACCTCTTGGATATGGGAGATGATGAGATTAGGTTGGACGATATCGAGGATCTTGACAAGCCTGCACCAAACAAGGTTGAGGGAATTATGGAGATTGATGTCGATGCCGACGAGGCTTCTGAGTCACCAATGGTTCTGAAGCGTCCGAACGAGGTCTACTATGAAATCTACAGAGCCGCTATAGAGAAAGCGAGGCATATGCGCAAAGTGGCGGTGGAGGCATACTTGGAAGCGAAACAGATTAAGTCTAAGTATATGCTCGAGGATATTGACGAATCAGACGGAGAGGCAGAACTCCAGGAGGCTGCAGGAATGTAGGGTAGCTATTAAGAGACGATGGAGGCATTTTTTATCGTGGGCCATTATATAGCGATGAAGGAGTTGAATGACCTGCTGAAATCCCTGAACCTTAAGGCCTCGCACGTGATCGCCATCGTGGGGTTCGCGCTGCTTGTGTATGTTGCCATGAACTACTCATCATCAAAGGCTGGATCGATGGACGGAATGAGCAACGGCCGTCCAAGCGCTTCTAACCCAAGTGGAATGGACCCTAAGAAAGTGTGGGCTGCCGCTGATGCTGGAACTGCTCAACCTGCAGCACCCGCAGGCCAAAATGGTGGTTTCGCTCCTGTTAACGGCGCGCCATCTGGTGCCCAGGGTCTGCCTCCCAGCTGCTCCGCTGGGAACGTGCCTGACCCATCAGAGCTTCTGCCCAAGGACCAGAACAATGAGTGGGCGCGTCTGAATCCTTCTGGCTCCCAGGACTTCCAGAATGTCAACCTTCTTAAGGCTGGATACCACGCTGGAATCGACACTGTCGGCAGCACACTCAGAAACGCGAACCTTCAGGTCCGCTCCGAGCCTCCTAACCCAACCGCCAAGGTGAGCCCGTGGATGAACACCACCATCGAGCCTGACTTGATGCGTGTACCTCTTGAGATCGGCTGTGGCAGTCAATAAACGCATCGAGTGATCGATATATAAAACATCTTTATCGGCTAGTAAATTAATCGATAAAGATAGTATAGCACACTATGGAGATAACAGGTCTAGGGTATGCGCTTATGTTCATTATACTGGTCGTAGCGATAAAGATTTATAGAGAGAGCGACTACTTCAGCCTGAAATGCATCATATCCGATGTCGATGGCAGAACGTACTGTGTACGTGAACGAAGTAAGCTCGAACTTGCTGCCGACAAACTAGCAGATACCACACACAAAATGGAACGGCTGGTGAAACATTGTGGAGACAAATACCCAACACGCGAGAACGTGACGCGTCTAGTTGAGGGTTTCAATCCGTCTAGGATAACTGAGACGTTGCCAACAAGCGAGTTTACTGCATATAGCGAAAATAAGGGTGAGAAGATCGCATTTTGCCTAGATAAACGTAAGGACGGGCGTGGAGGAATGATCGACTCGAATACCTTGATGTTTGTAGCCATACACGAGCTGGCACACGTCGCGACGGCTAGCGTGGGGCATACGGACGAGTTCTGGCGCAACTTCAAATTCCTGCTCGAAGAGGCGAATGAGATCGGTATATACACACCTGTTGATTACAAACGATCACCTCAGGAGTACTGTGGTATGGAAATCAACGATAACCCATACTATGACTTGTAGTCTCTCTAGCGCAGTCAACCATATCCTTAACGATGGCATCAAGATCATATTCGCGGTACCACCCGATCTTTTTCTCAGTCTCACTAGGATCACCCAGCAGCACATCAACTTCGCAAGGTCTGAAATACTTTGGATCGATGATGACTCTGATATTCCCATACTGATCTACACCTTTCTCGTCAACTCCATTACCGTTCCAGGTAATCGTTAGGTTGTGGTGGCTGAAGACCTTTTCGACAAACGTGCGCACAGTACACGTATGACCCGTCGCAAGTAGGTGGTCTCCAGGCAAGTCCTGCTGCATCATCTGCCACATCCCACGTACATAGTCTTTTGCGTGCCCCCAATCACGCTTGCTATCCAGGTTACCAAGACTCACACTCTGGATGTTCCCTCTCGAGATCTCTTCAGCAGCGTTCACAACTTTCATTGTTACGAAATTCCAGCCCCTACGAGGACTTTCGTGATTGAACAGAATTCCATTTGTGCAGTACATACCATATGCTTCTCTGTACATCTTCGTCATGAAGAACGCGTAGACCTTCGCAGCTGCGTAAGGCGACACAGGGTTGAAAGGCGTATGTAGCGTCTGTGGTATACTATGTGCATCACCGTACATCTCGCTTGTGCCAGCCTGGTAGAATTTCACCTTCACACTCAATGGATCGAGTGTCTCGTGCAGACTCTTCGTGGCCTCTAACAGTCGTAGCACGCCCATCCCGTCAACATCTGCTGTGTACTCTGGAAGATCGAACGACACAGCCACATGGCTCTGAGCAGCGAGATTGTAGATCTCGAGGACCTCGATATCTGGGTTCTCCCTGACAATGCGCCGTAGATAAGCTGAGAGACCGTGTGTGTCGGTCATATCTCCATAATGTAGAGTTATCCTGGGTCTTATATGATCTATGCGTGTGCTTGTGTAGACAGTAGATGTTCGCCGTACGATTCCGTAGACAGCGTACTCCTTGTCCAACAGCAACTCTGCTAGATATGATCCATCTTGACCACTAATTCCAGTGATGAACGCCGCGTGTCTCATAACCTGTACGAACTCTTAGATATGCTTTATGTTGTTTCACGATGCACGTTTTAGATGCTTGACGACCAAGCCCGTCGTATCGTCAGCTGTTACGAATGCCTCAGTCCATTGTTGGCACTCAGGGAAGAACGCATCACATTCGTGAGTACCAGCCACTTGCGTTATCACACATTTTTCTACCACACCTGATAGCTCCCCATTCAGGAACGTGTCGTAGATCGCGGCGCCGCCAATTATCCATAGTTCATCGAATCCCATGTCTCGACAGTGTTGCACCGCAGCAGCCGGGTCAGAGTAGACAACAGCGTTTTGCGAATGCTCATCTGGTATCGTAGCTGTCGTGCTGACCACGACGTTGTAACGCTGGGGTAGAGGAGTGGAGCTGATTGCCTCCCAAGTGTGCCTACCCATCAGTACTGCGTTGTTGCCGCTTCCTCGTGTGGTGCGTGAGAAAAACCGCAGATCGTGACTCAGTTTCCAAGGAAGCTTGTTATCCTTTCCGATACCTCGGGACTCATCAATGGCAGCAATTAGCTTGACTCGCATCGGCATTGGTATGGGTATAGAGAAAAATATCGCTTGTCTTTATATACTGCGATGTCCGGCATAGTCAAGATATGCAAAGCGGTGAACAACAAGGTAGATAAGGTCTACGCGTTCATTGGCGAGAGACTAATCGGCCAAGGCGATGTGGACATAGATGCCTTGTATGGCCTCGAACCAAATAACTCATTATTTGATGGGGTGTTCACTGAAAGTGAAAAGCAAGCAATAGAACGTGACGGCACGGATGTTGTGTTCGTCAATGCACAGATCCATCCAGATGACACAGTTGAAACGGTGAAAAAGAAGTTTCTACGCGCGGCGAAGGACAAAGACTTGGTCTACGAAGGGCTGTATATGTTCGCTAAATCAGCCGTCGAACTAACGACCGCCGGCGTGTATCAGACGCTTACACAGGACGGATCTCTCGAGCTAACACCACAAAGATTCGTAGACTTCTTACTCAACATTGACGATATTGATGTATCGAGCCTGGCTAGTATGGATGGAACAGTCAGCTACGACCAGGTCCTAGCGCTCGATTTTGAGTCGAAGCGTGACTGGCTTGTTGATAAGCCCATTGGCCAACAATTCGCAGCATTAGAGAAATCGTTCCCATATACCGTGAACCCTTACAACGCCGTTGCATACGACAGCTTCCTAACGAAGTTCTCCTCAGATCTTCTCTCCACGACCAACCAGTCGTTGTTGATGGAATCAGGAGAACTTGCCTCGAATACGCTGTATATGTGCAGCGTGATTGACGTGATGGAATATGCAATAAGCGTAAATCTATCAGAAGACACAACCATCCGTGTATACTTCCCATATCTTCACGCTCTTGGCATCACATCGCTATCTGGATACAGAGAGAAAGCACCGGCAATGGTCGTAGAGACTGATTCGATGATTGAAGATCAAGCATGGCTCAGGAATGTGGATAACGTCAACCTATTCTACGACGTCACGAGTAGCGCTAAGAATGAGAACTCTATATTCGAGCAAGGGATCAAGGAGGCAACGGTATCCATATCCCCAGAGTACACGTACAACCTTCCATTGGATGTCGTGTTCAAGCTGATCCACGCGGACGAAGGTCATCAATTCATCAAGTTCAACCCTGGGAAGAGACAGGAGAAGATCTACAGACTATATGCAGATAGGGTAGCTGTTAACGGGAAAAAGATTCCAGCGCTGGCGAAGGGCACGATCTTCAAGGCTATGAAACAGGTTGGCAGGAACAAGGAAGTTGCGGTCTATATGGAGAGAGAAACCGAATATGGGACGTCCACTATAGTCCTATCGTTTCTGTCTGGTGGGATGATCGCGATATCGTTCTCTCTGCCGAAGGCTATGAGCATCGCAGAGGTAGATCAGCTATTGCGTGATAACTGTAACAGTGTGATTGACAGCGTACGAGACTACGTGACGCAGCGTGGCTATGGAATGAAGAGATTCGAGACAATCATGGCGGATGACGTGGATGTTGAGGATCTGGTTTACACGCTACGCGCGCCTGTGCGTAAAGCGATCAAGCTGACCAATATGTCTAAATGCCTATCGAGTGTGTTCAACGTATTAGAGAGCAACGTGAAGGACGGAGCTGTAATGCGATTCAAGAGAGTGGCAGACTATAGCGATATGGACGGTAAAGAGGCATACGTGGTGGAGCGTCTGAACAAGGGCGCGGGCGACGTGGAGGTCATTACTGGGTTGATGGAGAACTTCCAGATGAAAGACCTAACTGCAGCGCGAACATTCCTAGCCGACTTCATATCCAAGCAGCAAATAGTGCGCGCAGCGTTTCGCAGTAAGAGGCTTCGCATCAAGAAGAATCCTGGTTTTCTAACGACAATTGCCACCGAGAGATACGAGCCTAATGTTGTGGTGACTGTGTCAGGAATTAACTCGAAGGGTTATTTGAGGACGATCCCTGTCTACATACACGCACTAATTACGATTACTCAGGATCCTGACAGCACCGCGGTAAGTAGTGACGTCATCGCGGCGTTGTGTTCCAAAGGAGTAATTGCGAACGAACGCGTGAAGGATGATTTAGATGCCGCCGCGAAAGAGCCAGGGAACAACGTGCAACTCAACGCGTTTGGTGTTGACGCCGAGCCAGTTGAGGCACCTAGGCCTATTGCATTTGGAATGCAGGCAGACGACGCACCCGACGCAGCTGCGCAGCAGGCTCTGCTAGCAATGCTTGTGGGCGACAGCGACGAGGACGAGGACGAGGACGAGGACGAGGAAGAAGATGAGGATATGGGTGGCGGCGCGAAAACCCCTGAGCTTGAGGTTGATCTGACTGGGATGTCGATGCACCCGAATCCATTACACAAACGGCTTGTCGAACGACAGCCACAGTTGATCCTCGAGAAAGACGAAGGTAACTTCAAATCTTACTCACGTGCCTGTCCGTCGAACGCGAAGAGACAGCCGGCAATCCTTACGAAGGAGGAGAAAGACAGGATCGATCGCGAACATCCAGGGTCATATACTCAGGCTCTCGAGTATACTCCTTTCGAGGATGGTCCTACTTACTACTACATATGTCCGAAGTACTGGAGCGTGAAAGACGGCGTCTCTCTTACGAAGGAGGAAGTAGACAGCGGCAAATACGGTAAACTCATACCAAAGGGACGCAAAGAACTGCTTCGTGGAGAGAACGTTTACCATTTGGATAGTTCATATCACAGAGACAAGGACGGCAACGAGATTCAACTATCTCCTGGTTTTTATTCGAAGAAGATCCCAGGCACTGACTTATGTGTGCCTTGCTGCTACAAAGAGTGGGACAAGCCAGAACAAGTACGATTGCGTGCCGAGTGCGCAACACCAAATGCGCGTAGCAAGCAGGATGAAATGCCTGGCGCAGAGAAGCCGGTTGATGAAGAGAAACTAGCAGCCGAGGTGCGCGATGATGATCAGGCAGAGGAAAAGCCTCAGGCTGCGGAGGAACCGAAGGTCACTGCGGCGAGACGCAAGAAAGCAAGAAAGCAGGCTACCTCCAAACTGGATGAGTACATCAAAGGTCCGGAGAAGTTCCCTTTGGAAGCAGGTAGGCTGGGATATCTTCCTATTGGGATCCAGAGATTCATAGGAACCGAAAACCGGGCTTGCCAAATAAGTGCCACAAACACAAACATCAAGAAGGATTTCCCGTGCATCATCAGACAAGGTGTGGAGTACAGCGCAAATCAGTCGTTCATCGCGGCGATCGCGAACATATACTCCGATACTGGTGGGATGAAAGGAGTACCTAGCATCGCTCAGATGAAGGAGGTGCTGAAGTCAGCTCTTACAATCGATAGGTACGCGACACTGCAAAATGGATCACTGGTTGACATATTTGATAAAGGCGGTGACACCGATATCTCCAAGTACTCAAGCTCGTCGCTGTACACAGACCTAACGCTGAGCGACCCGGAACAGCTGGGTGTGATGAAGAAGATCGCCAGATCCTACGAGAACTATCTGGAGTACCTAAGCGGCTCTGGAGAGATCACGTATGAGCATCTATGGGATCTTGTGTGTATGCCAAATCCTGCGTTGTTCGACAAGGGTATCAATTTGGTCATAATGGAACTTCGTGACGAGGACATCACTGACAATGTGCACGTCCTGTGTCCATCGAACCACTACAGTAGTTCCTTTTTTGACGTTAACAAGCGCGCGGCGATACTGCTGAAGGTCGGGGGCCTGTATGAGCCAATCATCACCTACGAAGACAAAGGGTCGAAATACATAATCAATCGACGATTCAGCCTGAAGTACAAGGACGTTCTGCCAGTCTTACGTTCTGCGCTCGAGACAATCAAAGCGGCGCTCAACGACAAGTGCGGACCGCTGCCAAGCAGGCCTAGGGTATACAAGTTCAAGACCAACATCTCTCTTGAACGACTGGTCTATCTTCTCAAGCTTCGGAAGTACCGCATCGATCGACAGCTTATGAACTACAGCGGGAAGGTTGTAGCCGTCCTAGCTACAAAGGATAAATGGTCAGGTACCGTGCCTTGCTATCCCTCCGCACCGATTGACGGACTGAGTAAGTATGGCTGGATGGACGCCGGGATAGGAGACACATACGAGAAGACGAAGGAGTTCTTGGAGAGAGTAAGTATCGACAGCAAAAAGGCCATTCCGTGCCTGCCGAAGATCAAAGTCATAGATGATGGATTGATTGTCGGAGTACTGACCCAGACAAACCAGTTCATACCAGTCACACCTACTCAAGACACATATGGCAACGATCTTGAAGTACTCCGCGACCTAGACTATATTCAAGTAAACAAGGACTCTCTGACTAGCACAGCAGTCGATACAGAGCGAGAGGCATATGTGAGGCGCATTAGCCTTGAAACGAACTTCTTCAATGCGTTCAGAAACACTGCACGCCTTCTGTTAGGCAAGTACAGCCACTTGCGAGTGCGTGAGGAGATAGAAGAGATAACATCGAACGCGTCCACGACGTACATGTCGAAGTTGCGACGCGTCGATAAGCTTTTGCGCGGTTTACTGTCTAACAAAGTCGCTTTCGCGGACTATGCTGATGGTGCACTGGACGACATATCAGCTGTAGCCGGTTGTGTAACGGAAGACAAGGCTGCTTGCGAGACTCGCGGTTACTGTATGACTGGAGATGGGGACTGTAGACTACTGATCCCAAAGACGAATTTGATCAATGGACAGGGCAACGAAGCGATGTATTATGGACGAGTAGCAGACGAACTAGTCAGATACACACGCATTAGATCATTCCTTCTGAAGCCCCGCGCGTTCCTTGCATTCAGCGAAGTCAAATATGATCTACGCGAAGACGAGGTTATTCTTCTCCAGTCGCTCCTAACGCCCGCATACTTCGATGATCTTATTCCAAGAGCTGACAATCCATACATCGCATACAACACGTACGACACAGCAGAGCCATATGAGACGCAACGCTATACAGACGAAGTGCAAGCGCCGAAAGCAAAACAGCAGGACGCGCTGAAATGTGGAACACCATCAATTGGCAAAGTCGCTGGGAAATGGGCGCGGATGTTCCCACCAGAAAGTAACGAACTACTTTTCCCAACACAACCGGTTAGATGTTCGTTCGATCTGATGAAGACACTGTTGCAACTCGCACATCCGGAAGACGCAGTGTTAACACGCAACGACATGATCGAGGCACTAGCAGACGAGTATGCATCTCTCTATGCAGAGTATCCAGTTGCTGTCCTGAACACACTGAAACTCGAAGGCAAGCTAATAATATCGAAGAAGATCGAGATGGGTCAACTCTCAGTGTATGATGCAGTGATGAGTGAGGATTACTACCTTACAACGCTAGACCTGTGGGTGGCTGCCACCAGATTCAAGTTCCCGATTGTGTTCTACAGTCCGACGAAGTTCGCAGAGACAGACAGTTCGTTAATTGTCGCAACCAACTCCGATGACGATGCATATTTCTTCGTGAAGGTCACTGCTGCGAAACCCGGTACTGTTCCGAAATGCAAGCTCTTGGTCGCTGGAGGCAATGTAGTTAAAATACCACTAATGGACTTAAGCGCCGACCTACGAGAAGAGATCGTTGCCGGGAAAGCACGCAGCGGTCTGGTCAACTATCTATCTGGGAGAGAAGATGCGCCATTGAAGAGACCAAAGGCAAAACCTAAACGCAAACTAGTCGTTAAGAAGGATGCGTAGAGGAGCTTTATCTCACCGAAGTATAGATGTTATCACTCTCGCACCGTGGAATAATAGCACTGGCCGTGGTAGTCATAGCCGAGACATTAGCACAGACATCACTAGAAGCAAGCCTTTCGCCGAAGAAGCGTAGTACACTGATGCTTGTACTAGGTATTATAGGGTATGTTGTGGTAGCAATCGCATACCGGTTCGTACTGAAAGACGCACCAATGGGCATAGCTAACGTTGTCTGGAACGCGGCCACAGGACTATCGGTATGCGCAGTTGGATACTTCGTATTCGGAGAGAAGCTCACTATGAAGCAATTACTTGGAATATTGCTCGTCTTCATTGGAGGTGCGCTTCTGTAAAAAAGAATTGATTTCTGTTTGCTTGATTATTACGATGTAATGATCAATCGTTGCGTAGACTGCGAGCTTAGAAGCCAGGGTCGTAATCGCCAACAGTACCCATCTCTTCTGGGAGGATGGTGTGTACATTGGTTGAGACCGCCAAGTTTGTGATGGCGCAAGGATCATCTGGTGAGCCGACAGCACCGAAGCCTTCCGCGATGGCCTGGGCCTGGTCGATGTGCTCAAGCACCTCGGCTCTGATCTTGCTCATCACGTCAGTATCAAGTACAAGACCGAATGCGTTCGTGCCGAAGTAGCCCTCTTGACCACACATCACGTTGGCTGAAACGCCACGTAGTGGGTCAAGCTCACCGTGCCTAGCCGCCTTGAGGAACATCTCTGGTGTCTCCTCAAACGACGCCTTCGCGATGGGTCCGATGTCATCATTGTTGATGCCGTGTCTGAACACTGAAACCATCTTGTCGTTGCACGTCATACGATCGCAGAGCATACTCAGATGGTGATAGTTGATGTATGTGTTGTCGAACTCGATCACTTCCGAGATCTCGTTGAAGATTGCCTGGCGCGCCGCCTCGATGCCGAGTGTGCGATAGATCTCTTGGATGTCATTGGTATAGGTGCGTTTCTTGTCGATGTAGTCTAGACCAAGCAGCGCTGTCATGTTAGTCCCGACACTGTCCAGTACCCAGGTCTCCTTCTTGACATATGCTCCGTCTTCCATCACCATACTGTCAGTGATCTTGCGTGGGTTGAGCTTCTCGATTCCCTTAACACCGCGCAGCACAAGGTTGTCCAGAAGCTGATCCTGGAAGTTCTTGAGTAGATAGATCTCGTCCTGCTGATCCAGAGGATCCTTCTTTCCAGTCTTCTTCTTAGGCTGAGTATTGAGTCTGACTCTGAAGACCAGATTCTCGTCATTGTAGTCGCTGAACACACAAGACGCCTGGTCGCCGTACGCATTGCTCACTGCGAAGCTGATATCGTCCATCGTGATTCCGCGGTCAAGCATCTCCTCGATGTTAAGCTCAACACGGATGATCCATTTAGACTTCTCCTCGTCCTGTGCACCACCGGTCTGGCCATCGAGGTCGTCCATCATCCGCTCGAATTCCTTGAACTGGCTCATCAACTTGACATCAGTGTCGATCAGAGTTGAATCGTCGTCTGGGTCGAAGCAGATCGCGACTGCGTCTACAACCTCGCGTAATTTGGTGTGCTCGATGCGATGCATTACGCGTTGGGCGTTCTCGCGATCCTGTTCCTCCTCTGGCAACAAGTAGATTGTGCACGACGGGTTCTTTGGGTTCTCTGAGAGCGAGAGGATCTCCTCGATACGAGGCACACCACGGGTGACATTCGATTTAGACGCAACACCGGCGAAGTGGAAGGTGTTCAACGTCATCTGCGTTGTAGGTTCACCAATGGATTGTGCTGCAATCAACCCGACCATTTCTCCAGGTGCCACAATAGCTCGTTTGTACGTTGCGATGATCTCTTCAAGGAGCGCAACCAGAGCTGCACGGTTGAATCGCTTCACCATCAGGAGTTCCTTCGGGGAGAGGTAGTAGTAATACGCGATCTTGAACAGTTCAGTCGGACTGACATACGACAATGTCTCCAATCGCTCAAATGCGTGATCGATGAGCTGAGACGCTTCGAGAGGGGTGACGTCTACCATCGAGTTCGCGTTGATGAACTGCTGACCCTGCACGTTTTTGATCAAGTATGGGATCGCCACTGGCAAGTTCACCTTCTTCTCATCACGTCCTGCGAACACGTTCTTCAGAAGTCTGTCTCTGCCAGTGACCATCATGTTGATCGTGTTCATAGCGCGCGTTTTTGACTCCGCCTTCTGTTCGCGTTTGCGCATACGTGTTATGGTCTCCTTCGTGAACACGGATGTCACAAGCCCACTGCGCAAGTCATCAACTGGCGTCTGATATCTGTTGTAGATGTCTTGTAGCGAGGCCTGGACCAATGGAAGCGCCTGCGTCTCGACCTTCACAGTATCGAAGCCGTCATCACCGTACGAGAACTGGATAACCTTGCGCTTGTTGTTGCGCACAGTCATATCGTACTCGACTTTGAGATCCTCAAGAGACTTGATAAGTCGCCTTTGGATGTAACCAGTTTGACTGGTCTTGACTGCTGTGTCAATGAGACCAACGCGACCACCCATCGCGTGGAAGAACAGCTCTTGTGGTGTGAGACCAGAGATGAAGGAGTGCTCTACGAAACCGCGAGCTCCCGGCGAGTCATCGTACTTGGTGTAGTGCGGAAGCGTTCGGTCGTCGAACCCGTAAGGGATGCGTTTTCCATCAACGTGCTGTTGCCCAAGACACGAGATCATCTGCGAGATGTTGATCTCTGAACCCTTCGACCCAGCATTGACCATAATTACGAATCTGTTGTCGTGGCTCAGACTCTTCAATCCGATTCTGCCAGCCTCAGTGAGAGCTTTGCCGAGCACATTGTTGACTTGAGTCTCGAATTCTTCCTCATCTGAGCGTCCGCTCTTGTTCTCGAAGATACCAAGATGGGTCTGGTCAATGAGTGACTGCACGTCCTTCTTCTTCGAAGTGATGACGTCAGCGATCTTATCGTTGGTGGACTCGTCTGCAATGAGATCGCTAATACCAACACTGTATGCGCTAGACTTCATGTATTCGGTGACGATGTTCTGGAGATCGTCGATGAAGGACGCAGCGTGCATGTTCCCGAAGTCATTACAGATTCGGTGGATCAGACCAGTAGAACCAGCACCGAGGACACCCTTGTCCATCTGTCCACGTAGATACTTGCCGTTCTCAATCTCGACAACGTGGTTTGATGCAGCGAAGTCGTCTGTGTCTTTGTCGAACTGACCGGTTTTGTATTTTAGCGAGAGGGGCGGGATGATCTGGCTGATAACTTCGAAGTTCGAGATGCGTCCGGTCTGCGGAAGCTTGCTCACGTCGACCTTGTTGAACGCCATCAGGAGATTCATCGCAGCGCGCGGATCGAAGTCGATCTTCTCTCTGGTCAGGCGGTATGAACCAAGCATCGAGTCCTGGAAGATGCCAACGATCGACTTGTTATTGGCTGGACTGATGATTTGCCAAGGCACCGCTGCTAGGTTGAGCAGCTCTGCAACGCTCTGCACGTCTTGCGGCATATGCATGTTCATCTCATCGCCATCAAAGTCAGCATTGTAGGGCTTGGTGTCGCCGACGTTCATCCTGAATGTGTCACCTTTCGGCATGATACGGGCGATATGGCACATCATAGACATCCTGTGGAGAGTAGGCTGTCTGTTGAAGAGTACCGCGTCACCATCGAGCATATGACGATGCACGATGTCGCCATATTCGAGGCTGATCGACTCACGGTCGACGTTATCAAGATAGATGCTGGTGCCGTTCTTCTTCACAAGGAGCTTCGCACCAGGGTACTCGCCGGGTCCGTTCTGTACAAGCTTGGTGAGGAATTGTTTGTTTCTTTTATTAACCGCGACAGGTCTGGTGATGTTCTTCGCAATCTTCATCGGTACACCAAGTTCCCGGATCGAGAGGTTCGGGTCTGGAGTGATTACAGACCGAGCGCTATAATCTACGCGCTTGCCCATCAAGTTGCCTCTAACACGGCCGCCCTTCCCATTAAGTCGCTCCTTCACAGACTTGAGCGGGCGTCCAGAACGCTGTGCGAATGCGGCAACCCCTGGCATTTTGTTGTCGACAAGCGTCGCTACGTAGTACTGCAATAGCGTAGTCCAGTTGTTGATTACGTCGCCAGGCGCACCAGCTTCGATCTTCTCCATTAGGGCGGAGTTGGTCTTGATGATGTTCACAATGATGTGTGTCAAGTCATCCTCTGAACGCTGCTGTGCGTCGTGCTTCACCGACGGGCGGACCGCCGGAGGAGGCACTGCTAGTACCTGACAGATCATCCAGTCCGGGCGAGACCAAGTGGCGCTGAATCCCATGAACTCAACATCTTCATCAGATATGCGTCGAAGTGTCTTCAGACAGATTTCTGGTGTCAGAGTGAGTGTCAAGTCCTCACTTTGCTCTTCGCCCAAGCCTGCAATCGCACTCCACTCTGCAACGAGAGTTGCAAAGCCCTCCTTCTTGATCTTCTTCGGTTGCTTGCAACCACAGCCGTCGCTGGTGTCGTCTCCACAGCGGTCGACCTTGCTGGCGAGTCCAAACACGTAGTTCCAGCGCGCCTCCGGTGCCATATCGAGTGCGTGTTGGTGTCTGACCTTGCTGATAAGCAGTTTCCCACATTTGAAGCAGACACATCGGAGCACCTTCATCACTGTTCCAATGTACTGGACATAGAACAGCGGACGTGCAAGACGTAGGTGGCCGAAGTAGCCTGGTGTTTGCATATAGTCCAAACCATCTGTTGGGCAGATCATGCCCGGTTCCAGAACGCCCATCCTAGGATCGAACACACCGCCAACGACGGGCTTGCCATTGACGTATGTATCGCGGCTCGTGATTTCCGCGACAGACCCCTTGATGATCTCCTCCGGTGAGGGGATGGAGAACTGGATCCCGATGATCCGGGACGCCTTAGACTTCTGAATTGTTCCGTTCGTTCGCTGAGACATGCCTCTTGTATAGTACCTACATTATTTAGGTCGTTTTCAGATGCAATTTTCTCGTTTATCAAGGAGTGATCAAGTGACGCTGGGTTGGCGTGAATTAAACTGTATCGAAACGGGCATAAGGAATCATGCCTACATACATAAAGCATGCCACAGAAAGACACGAAACCAAAACACAAATACGCGCTTCGTAGCCGGAACAAGCGCCGAGCTGCTGAAGAGAAGTCTAGACAGCGACGGCGCGGTGACAAGTCTGAATCGTCTGATGATGAGTCGTCCTCTAACGAAGAGGAGGAGTTCGATCTCAAGGAATATAGACAGTTTCTTTCCAAGATCTTTCCATCGAAGTTCATGGAGCAACGAGCCGCTGACACGCCAGGGAAACGCAGGCGACACCGTGATAAGAGTCTAAGTCCTATACCTCCAGATAGGAAGAAGAAACGGAGAACCGGGCGAAGTCGCTACAGTGATGAGGATGAAGAGGAAGAGCAGGAAGAAGAATATGAGGACGATGAGGAAGATGAAGATTACGTCGGAGAGGAAGATGAAGATGAAGAGGAGGATGAGATGAGTAGACCAACTAATGTCAACGTAATCCTTACGATAGGTGGGACAGGCGAGGAAGACGAGGATGAGGAGGAGGAGGACGAGGACGATGAAGATGAAGACGAGGACGAGGACGAGATGGAGGAGGGTGAGATCTGTGACACGCCTGAGAACAGGAAGCACGTCGATGAAATCCGCAGACTTCTTCCACAACTAGAAGCCGAGCAAGGAAAGGACTCGAAGGTTGCGGCTGCAATCCGTGACACGCTGAATGGTATTGAGAAAGACTTCGACAAGAAGAAAGAACGCAAAGAGAAGAAAATCCGCAGCGACAACACGAAAAAGTTCGCTTCGATGCTGAAGGAGAAGAATATGTTGAATGATACGAAGTTCTTCAAAGAGAAGCTGACCGTTGTCGAGCAAGCGAAAGTTCTGAAAGAGTTGGAGGCGGTGATGCAACATTGCCATATCGACAAACCTTATCGTCTTACACTTCTCGACACCGACATTCCTCCGGAGTACAAAGCGGTCGCGTACAAGAAGATCAACACCCTGAAGTACATGGAGCCTGGAGGAGGCGAGTACTACAAGATCAAGCAATGGGTGGACACCTTCATGCAGGTTCCATTCGGTAAGTATAAGAACCTGCCAGTGACACTTCACGTGGATGGACCACCTAAATGCGCTGAGTTCATGGAGATGGCGAAAGATACTCTCGATGGAGCGGTGTATGGTATGAACGATGTGAAGTTGCAGATCATGCAAATGATCGGGCAATGGATCACGAATCCATCTGCGATGGGTACTGCTATTGCCATCAAAGGTCCGATGGGCACAGGCAAAACCACGATTGTCAAGGAAGGGATCAGTAAGGTGCTTGGACGCGACTTCGCATTCCTTGCACTAGGTGGCGCAACTGACAGCAGCTTTCTCGAAGGCCACTCCTACACATATGAAGGGTCCACTTGGGGCAAGATAGTGGACATCCTCGTGCAATGCAAGAGCATGAACCCGGTTATCTTCTTGGATGAGCTGGACAAAGTTAGCGATACTCCAAAGGGTGAGGAGATCATCGGCATCCTCACGCATCTCACCGACACATCTCAGAACTCGAAATTCCACGATAAGTACTTCGCTGAGTTGGACTTCGATCTCAGCAGAGCGCTGTTCATCTTCAGCTACAACGATGAGAGCAAGGTCAATCCAATCCTGAGGGATAGAATGTACCGTGTACAGACGAAAGGGTACGAGACGAAGGAGAAGATTGTGATCGCTGAGAAGTACCTACTGCCGAAAATCAGAGAACAAGTGAAATTCGAGGAGGGTGAGATCATTATCCCCGAAACCACGATGCGTCACATCATTGAACATCATACTGAGAAAGAGCAAGGCGTTCGTAACCTGAAGCGCTGTCTCGAGATCATCTACACGAAACTGAATCTGTACCGCCTGATGCGTCCTGGTACCAACCTGTTCGAGAAGGAGATGGCACTGGCAGTCGAGTTCCCTATGACAATTACCTCCGAGGTGGTGGATAAGCTAATCAAGACGCAAAAAGAGGAGGGGGCGTGGCAAAATATGTATCTCTAAATCGATGCGTTGCTGTCAAGAAATACGGCGCGAAGCGCTCACGTACACGCAAGGCCAGACACCACGGTAAGAGACGTACGAAGAAGCACTGATTAGCTAGTTTTTTGATGTAGATTATCAGAAAACTAGTGTTGATTAGAAAGTTGGAATACTTCCGATTACGCGTAAGATGTCGAACACATCGTTTTCTATTTCCTACTGCGGTTCTTAGTATTGGACATTCCACGTCTTGCGAGTGTTTTTCTCGGCTGTGTACCATTCGATAGGAAGCGCGTTACAGTTCCCTTCATACATCTGATACGACAGAGAAATGAATCCGTCGGTACACGCCTTATACACGTTGCCCTTATTCCCTCTGGCCTGTGTAGCAGCTTGGGTGCAGGAACCAAGAAATGAATTCATTGAAGTGCGTTCTAGTAGCGTTACACTGTTGCGGGTCCTCGTAGCCATAAGAATACGATTAGAGGGATGCTTGTATTGTTCTGGCTCAGTATTTATCGATCTCGACAATTACTGAGACATTCTCTCTAGAACTCAGAGTTAAGAGTTCTGTTACCTCCGCGTTCATTCAGGTACTTGGCCTGCTCAGGAGACAAGCACGCGCAACCGGTAGAGCTGGAGTAAGTGCTTGGGCAGCAGCTAGCATCGAACTTGTTTTCAGCGAACATGTACAGCTGACCATCAGCAAGTGGTACAGGTCCTCCTTTGTTTGCGTCAAGATGTGTGTACCAGCTCTTGTAGCTTCCGGTGATTGCCTCGTTCGGGTTAGCTTCCCAGCTGCCCGTGACACCTTTTCCCATAGAGTAGTCAAGCGCGGCGCCAGCAAGAGCAGTGCCTGCTTGGAATCCTTCTTTGACCCCTCCGGCGCACGAGCACCATAGATTGACGGCGATGAACGCGCCAACAATCATGGAGATAATTACGATTTCTAGCCGAAGCTTCTGACCAAGGACAGTGATCTCCATCTGTATACAAACCCCTTAGATAATATTTCAAGGACGGTCAAGTGAGTCCCGCAGGTTCTCGCTAGAGAGAAATTGGTCGATACCACGGTTATAATCGCCAATGAGTAAACCGTTTGTCTTGAAGTTACCAGCATCAGTAACTATATGGTAGGCGAATGACGGTGGCTCGACCTTGACTTTCTCCAAATCTGATTCGTCGCCTAGACTGTGAACAGATACATCTAGGTTTGCTGTACCGCGCAGAACTTCCACATCGCCGTGTCTAAAGCTGCAGAACTCTTCAACATCTGAGCAAGTGATCTTCACAACTGTCTTGACAGCTTCTCCGAATTGTAGAACATCGTTTACCTCGATGTCCTTAATCGGCACAGCGCGACCATCGTCCAGATATAGAATGGTTTCTGGATGGAGACCGGAGTCTAGGTGTCTGTGGATATCGCTCTTTGTGAAGCCAGCTGGAAGTTTCTCGCGTCCTCTAGGGGAATCGCGAAGTTCGATCATATCGCGATCATCTATCTCGTCCCAATCCGAGAACACCGTTGATCCAATCTTTACGACCTTAGTGTCTGTGCCTACACAATAGATGAACTCCTCACGGAAATCGTCAACGAATGTGCTACGCGGGTGATTCGCAGCCTTGATCCATCCAAGTGTTCGGTCGAACACCATATGTTTGCTACTAACGATGACACCATTCAACTTGAACATCTCCATTCCAGCGGATGTAGAACGCATTACACCGGTGATCTTGCTTCCGTCTGCGAGGACCTGTCCAGGGTGCGCGTCTTTGATGAATACTGTCTCTCCGCCCCGTAACGATAGTTTGGTTGAGCCAGCGAAACAATAGTGCGGCACGCTAGGTGAAGACTTTAGCCCGGAAGCTGAGAATATGTCCTGCATTATGACGACCATTACAACTGCCGGTATTAGCAGGACAGTAAGAAATGCTGCCAACACGAGACCCGTTGTGAGTAGTGGTGGAATGAACCAACCTACTGCGAAACAAGCAATGATTATACCAACAATCACCCACATTATCGTCAATACGACGTCGTAGATGAATATGAATGTGCTGTTCAGCGTTAGGTACCCACCATAGAGCGTATAGATCGCAGCGGTAGCTGATCCCTGTATCTTACCGAACATACTGACAACAGTTTGGAACATATGCACCAAAGGAAGAGTGATGTTGAGCGACCTGCCCATGAGCTCGGACGACACCGAGCTGATTCTCTCGCGCATTGTATTGAAGAAGGCTCGAACTGAGTTCAAAGCGTCAGCGATAGTTTGCATCAGCTCAGTCGTCAGGTTGAGCACATAGTACAGTGGCATCAGGGCATAGGCAGCTACGTCTTCCAATGTTGTCTGGGTGCAATTCACGAAGTTCGCTGATGTGAACTCGAGACCGCTCTGATCGCTTGGTTTGTTTATGAGACCAGCGAATGGTATAACAGCTGGGTTGCATCGCTGGTTCGCCCAGTCCGCTTTGATTGGCTGCATGCTATTCATCACGTAATAGTAACTGACAATAACGAATACAATCGTACATATGAATGCCGTTATCATCAGATCGCTTGCGTATCGCGTTAGGTATCCTTGCTTGTCATACATTGAGTTGATGAGGTCGTAGATACTGTCCGCCATTGTGTATATACTAGAGGTGGATAATATCTACTGTTTTCCAAGCGTTTTAGACGGTGATCCGTTGTTATCCTCCCAGTCGTGGAAGAAGTAGTCACCTATCGGTATTGTGTGGTCGCTGGTTATCAGACACGACAGCTCGTCGCATTGGACATTAGAGGGTCTGCAGATTTGAGGCTCGCGCCGTGCTTCACATAGCTGCGCGAATTGCTTAACAGGCACGAATTTGTCTGCTCCAACATCGTATACCAAGTGGGACCCAGACACATAGACTGGTTCTCCATTCTCTCCAGACATCTCGAACATATCCTCCATTTGTGTCCCATCTTCGTGCAGGTTTGTAAGTCTCATCACCGATTGGACTCGTGCACCGTTCTTGAGCTTCGCACCAAGTTTGAGATTCTTCATTTCACATAGCTCGCCGTTCTCGAGAGAGACGATCGTGTCTGGGTGGAAGCAGTGCAACGCCCTAACCATTTGTCCTGGCGCGCCATTCCATACACTCTGCATTGTTAGAACGGATCCATCTAGAGTGTACATAAGCGTGGCAAGGACACCAACAAGCTTGCCTGCCATATCTTTGATAGCGATCGTGATGCGTTGGAATTCGATTAGTATATTCAAGAACACTCCGAACACGCTCTGCACGATGTTGGTGATGAAATCGCGTAGGTTGCTGATGAACGCCCTTACGGAGTTCATCGATGTTGTCAGGGTAGACCCCAGCTGGCTCACAACTCCAAGATTGTAGTTGAACGGTTGCATCAAGTAGTCCATGTAGTTGGACTGCATCGTCTGGATACAATATGTGAAGTTCTGTGCAGCATCCTGTCCGAACATACTGGCAAAAGGCATCACTGCAGGGTTACACCTATACGTTGGCCAGTCATCTTCAATCTTCTTGATCCCAACTGAGAGAATGTTGTATGCGAATAGTGCCACGAATATGAGTAAGATGAATATCGTTTGGCTAATATCGCTGGCGCCCATAATACACTATGTGGGGAAAATATTGATCTAGTGACCGCCGCTCAAGCACCCCCACACGGTCTTCCCACCACGTCTACGCGTGCTACGTTTGCCTCCAAGACGCGGTCCGCTGTAGACAGGGCCGCCTGTCATGCCTGGTGCTCCAAACGAGCCGGCTGGCCACACGTCATACCACGTCTGTGGACTACCACCAGCCTGTCCGCAAGAATTGGTCGCATAGCAATCACCAGCGGTGTCCGCAGATGCCTGCATGCTCGTTGAGTTGTTGCTGACGCTAGACGAGTTCGCGTCTACAGGACCAACTGATGTGGTCGAGAACTGTGGAACCGTTACCTCGCGACCAGTGGACTTCCCACCATGTCGCGATCTGGTATGTTTACGCCTGCGGTTGGTCTTGGCACGCTTCGGTGCCTTGCGCGTACGTCTGCTGTGTGTGCGTCTAGTGCGCGCGCGTCTACTGCGTGTGCGTCTTCCACGAGCACGCGTGCGCCTTCTGCCGCCGTGGTTGTCAACCATTGCCTGCTGGTTTGCATTCATAGTATTTTGTCTCGATATGGACGCCTCCCGCGCAGAGGACGCACCGTCTGGATATCCGTACTGTTGGAACGATGAAGCACTAGACGTGCTCACACGCGTCGCTTTCCCACCTTTGATCTTACGAACCGGCATGTATACTATATGCAAGCAAAAAATCAAAAGTCTTTGTCTAGTAAACAGTGTTAAAGGATGACACAGAGTGAGGTTACACAACAATGGACACAAGAGAGAGGTTGCAGCTTGAGAAGCTTATTAGCGCGAATGACGTCGAAGACGTTACACAAGACATCCGCAACAGAAAGCATAGTATGCTCATCAAAGAAGACATCGACCGAATGATGATCATCAAGAGAGACTACGCACGGCTGGCTACGTCATCACCTGAGACATTCGATGCGATGCTGGTAAGCAAATGCAACTTCCTGTTCACGAACTACTTCGATATCTTCAACCGCGTCAAGAAGAATGAGCTCAATCTGCAGATTATGGGGTCCTTCATCACGGTCCTCAAGCAGATCGAGGACGGTGAGCTAGATCAGCACACAGGCGCATATCAGATTGGTAAGCTACTAAAAGAGTTGTATATCGACAGCGCTATCACACGTGGCGATAGACTTGACGAGAAGCACACCAAGAACGCCAAGGCACCGAAACGGATGCCAGCTGAGAAGATCAGTTGGAAAGAGTACAAGGAGATGAACGATAAAGCAGAAGACCGTTAAGCAAAAAATTGCTTTCAAGTTAACGTATGACATTGCGACAACATCTAACGCAATGCCTTATATCGCAGTTCTAGTAGAATCACCAGCAAAGTGCTCGAGCATCGAGAAGTACCTTGGACCTGGGTACAAATGCATGGCTACATTCGGGCACATCAGGAGCCTAGATCACCTAAACAAGGTGGACGTCGCAAATAACTTCAGACCCACTTTCTCCGAAGTTGGGACCAAGTCAAATCAGATCGCCAAACTGCGTAAGTTCATCAACGGCGCAAGTGAGGTACTCTTGGCCGCGGATGACGACAGAGAAGGCGAAGCGATTGCGTGGCACGTGTGCGACACTTTCGGACTACCAGTCGATACAACCAAACGCATAGTCTTCCACGAGATCACGAAACCTGCACTCGAGCGAGCGGTTCGGTCACCAACGCGAGTAAACATGCAGCTCGTCATGGCTCAGCAGGCACGCCAAATCCTGGACTTACTAGTTGGGTTTAAGATATCGCCCGTGCTGTGGAGTAAAGTGTCTTACAAGACGAAGAGCGGTCTGTCGGCTGGTAGGTGCCAGACGCCGGCTTTGAAGATCGTGTATGAGAACCAGAAGGAAATTGAGGCCAGCCCCGGAAGGAAGGTGTACAACACAACTGGGTACTTCACATCTTCGAACCTCCCCTTCCAACTGGATTACAACCATGAGGGGGAGGAAGATGTGTCACAGTTCTTGGAGGATAGTGCATCACACGATCACGAGTACGAATGTGGCAAAGTTCGAAATACGACAAAGAACCCTCCCACACCATACACAACAAGCGCTCTGCAGCAAGCTGCAAGCAACGAGCTGCGTCTTGCTCCGAAAGTCACAATGGAAGCGTGCCAGAAGTTGTATGAGGCTGGACTAATCACGTATATGAGGACTGACAGCACGACATATAGTGCTGAGTTCCTCGGTACTGCAAGAACGCACATCACAAGCAATTATGGTGCCGAGTATGTACGTGAGGACCTGGACACTCTCGCAGAGCGTAAAGAGGACAAGCCAAAGAAAGGGAAATCAAAGAAGAAGGCGGAGGAGGAGTCAACAGCACAGGAAGCGCACGAGGCCATCCGTCCTACGCAAATTGGACGCACCGAGGCAGGCGATGGCGTAGGTAGCCGTGAGGCCAGAGTGTACGCTATGATCCGGCGCAATACCGTTGAGAGTTGTATGGCCCCGGCCAGATACGATGCAGTCACTGCGAAGATATCTGCACCAGACGGACACTCTTACAAATACCCCACTGAGCAAGTCGTATTCCCTGGATGGAAGGCGGTAGCAGGAGTGGAGGCGCATAACGCAGCATATCATATGCTCAAAGCTCTCAAGCCGCAAGTGCTGCCATACAAGAAGATCACGGCCAAGGTTACGATGAAGGATCTGAAGAGCCATCTCACTGAAGCGAGACTTGTACAGCTCCTCGAGCAGCGTGGCATCGGCAGGCCATCCACATTCTCCAGTCTAGTCGACAAGATCCAAGAGAGGGGTTATGTCAAGAAAGACAACATACAGGGTAAGCAAATCGAGTGTACTGACTTCGAGCTTGAGGGTGAAGAGCTAAGCGAAGTGACTACCACACGCGACTTTGGTGGTGAGAAAGGCAAACTGGTCATTCAACCACTTGGTACTCTCGTGGCGGAGTTCCTTATCGAACACTTCGGCCCACTCTTCGAGTATGACTATACGAAGTCTATGGAGGACACACTTGACGCAATTGCCAAAGGCGAACATGTCTGGCATGAACTGTGTCGAGGATGTCTGAGTGAGATCGACAGACTTACGGAGCCGCTCGGGTCAGTTGATCGACAGACGATCGTAGTAGACAAGGACAATACGTATATGGTAGCGAAGTACGGACCGGTTATCAAGTGCACGAAGGGTGGAAAGACAACTTTCAAGAAAGTCCGTGAAGACCTCGATCTAGCCAGACTGCGCACCGGAGGATATAAGCTCGAAGACATTGTGATCACTAAGACAGCCGCGAAGACCGGAAAGGAGCTCGGAAAGATTGGGGAGAATATGGTGACCCTGCATACAGGGAAATTCGGCAACTACGTGCGTTTCGGAGACCAGAAGTTGACAATAGATGTCGACAAGGAGTATGCCGAGATCAATCTATCAGATGTTGAACCGCTCCTTACCGGAGCGCCGAAAACACGCCAACTAAGCGGAGATGCCAGCATCAGGATGGGCAAATACGGACACTACATCTATTACAAGACATCCGTGATGAAGAAACCCAGATTCCTCCATCTCAAGGGCTATGAGGGTGACTACTTCACGTGTCCAGTGAGCGAGGTCACTGAGTGGGTTGAGAGGACTCACAAAGTGCGCCTGTAGTCGTTGATGCGCAGTTATAGAGTGTAGGCATTCGGTATCCTGACATTGTAGACGCGACCGATCTCATTGCGCAATTGGTTGAACTCTATTGTGAAATTGAAAGGGATGTTGTCGAACTCGACCAGGCGACCATCGTGGTACCGGAATTTGAATTCAAGCTTGGCAATTTTTTCCTCCGGAATCTCGAACACTTTGACATTTGTAAGGAAACCATTACGCGAGTCAGTGACCTCACCAAGCGGTTGGCTCTGCACAGGAATCTTCGCGAAAGCAGAATTCACAATACCATTGTAGTCGTTGTTGTAGGTCTGGTTGGTACGCTCTGAATATGGCATAAGTTCATTGTAAGAGTTGTACTTCTTCACCTCCATATATATCGATCTTTCACCGAGCAGGTATGGTGGCAGCGGCGCTTGTACGTAGTATACCGGCTGGCTTGCACTATACGGGGCCATCCAACTGCTATTGGGACCTACATACGCGAATTTGATCGGTACTGCATCGCCTGCAGAGTTGACCGCTGCTTCGCTGGTGTATCTTACCCTCTCGAATCCCAAGTATGCTGGTAAGCCCCACTTCGTGTACTTGTCCCACATGTTAGGCTGCTCACAATCACCAAGGACGTATGCCTCGCGCGTCGCAAACTCAAGCCAGAACTGATCAACAAGGTTCCCAAACCAATAGCGTTGCCCTACCCTGTCATAATACACGCGCATATACTGATAGACATACGTGCCACCATTATCCGCAATCAGCTGAGTGACGGCCGAATTCATTCTCTCTTGGAGTTCAAGAGCAAGCTCTTCTGGACAGTAGAAACCATCCTGAATAGTTATGGTCAAGGTTGTGCCAAATCCAGCAGCCAAGTAAGGATAGTATGCCTGCGTATTGTCCTTCGGCTCTATGATGAACGACAGTTTTGTGTTCTGGTAGTCGTTGCTGAACGTGCGATATGCCGTCGGGAGGTTGCATTCGACCAGGCGCATCGACTCAACGTTCTCCATCACTGCAGGAAGTGTCACCTCGAAATGGTTGGATCTTGGCCACTGCCTAATGTCCCTGTCCTCAGAGTGGATAGTTACGAGTTTCCTGTCTAGCAAGTATGTTTGTTCTCGCGGTATCAACGGTCGAGAATTCCCAATGTTGAATGAAGCCATCGTATACACTATGGACATAAGAAAGTTGGGAGGTGTATCGCGCAATAAAATCCACGTATACTGTATACGATGAGCACTCGCCCTCTTGGTTACGATATCAATGCAGTGAGTTTAGTGGGTCTAGGTGGTCTGCTCGTGAAAGTATTTCTAAGCGAGAACACGAGCGATGATGGTACCAAAGGTCCTGCTGCCGGAAGTGTCTGGGGTTACGGTGTAACAGCAGCGTCTGTTCTGACCGCTATGTTCGTCACGTTTGCCCTTGTCTCTCGAATGTCCCCAATGACCGACAGGAACACATTTAGCTTCGTCATAGCGTTACTAACACATTCACTACCGTCACTTCTGCTTCTTGGTGTACTAGCTTGGTTAATCTCTATAAACGCGATGTATTACACGAGGATAAACAAGGGTGAAGTTGCGGACGAGTACTATACTTACTCAGGCGTATCAACGTTCTTGGTCGTGGTACAAGCTGTCTTATTGTTCAAATACATGAACGATGAACTTCTGATTGCTGCATCCAGTGACAGCCTAAGAAAGACAATAGAAGAAGCGCTCGCCAGCAAGATGGCATCGGTTACATACGTGATCACAATGGTGAACCTAATTCTAGCAGGCATCATGACCATAATCCTCGAATACTTCTCTACCGACGGCTAAGCCACCCGACTACAAGATGCGAGTTATTGCATTACAGTAATAACTCGGATAAACTGTTTATTCGTCTGGGCTTGCAATATCGAAGAACTTGAAAGTGAGCCCATATCCACTATCTGTGAGCCATATTCCTGATATCTTCACCAGTAAGTGGATCTGCCGTCGCTGCGAATCTGTTGAGTGAGGCTCCGTATCACTATTATAGACGCGGACGTTCCTCGCCATCAGCTGTTCGCGAAGCCTGTGTGCCGGCTCAAGATCAGCAACGTCAGCGACATTCGAGAGTACGTAAGATTCAAGTTCTGTAAGCGCGTCAATAGTCTCGACGTTATCGGTGTACTCGAACGAGTACTTCGCCTTGTTGAAATACCTCTCGGTTGATGTCACCGTTAAGGGGACGGACGTATACACACCGTTTAGGTTCACAACCGTGTCACTATAGCCTACTCTCACGAATAGTCCGGTGTCCATCACTGTGTTCTTGACTGGTGCATTGTAATATATGTATTTGTTATCGATCTGGCTAGGGAGCACATTCATCTCCAAGTTGCATTAATTAGGCGTCCTGCTTTTAAGCTGTTATACCTCTGTGGATGGCGCATTTCCTCGAAGTGTAACAGCAAACAAGTACGCGGCTGCCAGCGCTTCTGGACCGATATCGGTCTGGTCTTCACCAAGCGACTGAAGCACTTTTTCGCAGTCATCGAGGCTCTTCTCGAGCATAGCGACTTTCCTCGCGATATATTGCCTCCAAAACACTGCGATCTTTGGATGAGTCTCTCTCTTAAGCTCCAAGCTCTCGATTGTTCTTGCAATATCCGATTCCAACGGCATATAAGCTTTCGGGTATGAAGATATAAAGCTTTCTCTTAAGCCTTTAACAGCACTAATGAAATTCTATGACACTCATTTCGAAGACTATTTGGCGAGCTGTGATAGGGAACCGTTACATCCAAAACTGGGCAAATTGTACGACACATTCCCGGACGAAATCAGCGGGTTGCGCAACCTGATTTTCTACGGACCAAAAGGTGTTGGAAAATACACACAAGCGTTACGCGCTCTCAGGAAGTACAGCCCGAGTGGTATGAAGTACGAGAAGAAGGTGACTGACGCATCGGGCAAGTCACCTCAGATAATCAAAATCAGTGATGTGCATTTTGAGGTCGATATGTCTCTCCTCGGCTGCAACTCCAAAGGTGCTTGGAATGATATCTACGCCCACATAGTGGATGTCATATCTGCTAGTAGAACGAAATCTGGCGTTGTTATGTGCAAGTACTTCCACGAGATACACAGCGAACTACTGGACTGCTTCTACAGCTACATGCAGACGTCACCTGGATCTGCGTTGAACATAAGGTTCGTGTTCCTCACGGAGCAACTGAGTTTCATACCAGATAATATCGTGAGAAGATGCCGCATAATCAGAGTCCCGAGACCTAGTCGGGCACAGTACGCCCGATGTCTCTCTACGAAAATTCCTCGAGATGTGAAAGTTCAAGATCTTACCAACATGAAGAACATAACTGCATCGGTGCGTGAACTAATGCAGCCGTATGCCGTTATCTGTGATGAACTACTGGAGTGTATTCTCGATCTCGAGCGCTTCAAGTTCGTCGATATCCGGGATCAGTTATATGATATCTTCATTTATAACCTCGATGTAGGTGAGTGTGTCTGGTATATGCTGGAGAGAATCATGCCGGCAGTACCCGCAGAAGACTTCGGCGAAGTAGTAGACAGGACGTTCAGGTTCTTGCAGCTCTACAACAACAACTATCGACCGATCTATCACTTAGAGAATTTTGTGATCTATCTAGTTAACAAAGTGCATGGCTTTACAGCAGATGGACCTACAGAAGGCTTGTGATGTGCTGGGGCTGACAAAAGACAGTCTAGATAGCAAGTCCATACGCCGCGCATATATGACAGCTGCGCTGCGTTACCATCCAGATAAGAACCCACTAGAAGGCAAGAAGTTCACTGATGTCGGTGCGGCATACGAGTTCCTCCAAGCTTATCTTCCTTACCAGCAAGAAGTGTGCGAGTGTGATGATGCAGATCAATCGTATTCTGACTTGCTAGCGAGCCTGATCTTCACAAGTACTGGTGTGAGCATCAGTACCGAGAATCTCTCGAAGTTCTTTGTAGGCGTACGGTCAGAATGCGACCAGCGGCTATGCAACGCTATTAACGGGATGCAACGCGACGATGCGATATCTGTTTATGGTTATGTCTCAAAATTCAGGGATGTGATAGGGCTGGGTGATGACGTACTATCATCACTGGAAGCGATCGTGAAAGCCAAAATGGAGTCGGATGAGCTAGTGGTCCTGCGCCCAGCGTTCCCACAGTTGTTCGAACCCAATCTCTTTCCGCTTGAGCACGAAGGTGAGAAGTACTTCGTACCTCTATGGCACGAGGAAGTCGAGTTCGATCTACAAGGTAAAGCACTCATTGTCAGAGTAACACCTGATCTGCCAATTGGCACAACTATAGACGACACTGGGTGCGTCACAGTGGAAGCGAAGACTAGCGTACAAGGGCTTCTGTCGAACGGCTTCATAGACGTGGATGTCGGGCCTGAGAAGATAAGAGTCTTGGCGCGAGACGTTCTTGTGAAGCCAGTACAGACGCTAGTGTTCAAGGGTCGTGGTATTGTGCAGATGGATTGTCAGAATATACTGAACGCAGCAGGGCGTGGAGACGTGCGGGTGAGGCTGGAGCTGACACGCTAAGTATTCGATTACTTGCATCCGTAAATAATCGAATAGAAAGAAATTGGGCAGTAGCCCTGTTTTTGCATTTTTCTTTTTTTATGTTTGACGGTCCGCGTCGCTTACTCCTCTGTTGCTGTCTTCTTCCTGCGCACAACCTTCTTCACAACCTTGGTGGCTGCTGGCTTCTTCGCCTCGACCTCCTGCTTGACCTCGGCTTTCGCGGCAGCTTTCACAGGTTCGGACACAGCGGACTCACTGTCGCTGTCTTCGGCGACAGCAACTCCTGCTTCGTCATTTGCGTCCTCCTCCTCTTCATCAGCATTCTTAGCGTCCTCTTCGACTCGCGCCTTGTCTGCAGCCGATACGCTGACTAGGCATTGTCCTGTCTTGCGGGTAGTGCGAGTTACAGCCTCGCAGATGACTGCCTGGTCAAGCTTCCAAGTCACGCCGAACTTGCCGTTGACGAAGTAGATGCCGCCACACTTGATGAGGCAGGCTAGCTTGGACTTCGACGCGATCGCATCTCCAGGCATCACAGTGTCATCATCCGTGTTGGGGAAGAGGAGTTTCCCTTGGAAGTCGTAGACCTCGCACTTGAATTGGTCGTCGTAGTTGTCGAGCTTGATCTTGAGTGTTGGGGCTGCGCCCTCCTTGACCTCGCCAGTCTCTTGATCCTTTGGCCAGTACAGCATCGGGTTGAAGAGGACCTCGACTTGTGCTGCAGTCAGCTTTGCCTTGTTGAACCACTCCTTGCTGTTCTCGATTGCCGCGCGACAGATCTCTTTCTCGAAATCCTGCATATTCTTCAAGAACGCACGAGTCTCGTCGGTTGCGTACTCATCCTTGGGGAACTGGAGCTTCATCGAGTAGGAGACAGCGCCGGAATCATTTGTATGGGTCTCGACTCCCCAGGTCAGCATACGAGGAGTGTTGAGAAGGAGATGGCTTCTGTCCTTGGAGTTGCCAATACCGACTGACTTGCCGCCATTCTTGTTGACGCGCGGCTTGCGGTACATGATGTCCTTGGTGGCATCGAATTCGATTGCGTTAATACGTACGGGCTCTTGGGTGCTGATCATCTTGCTCAGTGTATGGTTGTATTAGGCGGGCCGTCTCTAAATCAATTTTCTGGCAAAATGTTAGACTCCGCAGCGCGCCGTGTGCGGCACTGACTGCAATGCTCTAGTGATCGCTGCCGAGTGTAAGTATTCGAATCCAGTAACGGTGATAATATGATCGGCTATAAGCCGGTCCTATTGTCGTATGGTCTAATCACAGCAATATCTGGAAAATATGTTGTGAGCTTATGCAGACTGGGTCTTAGGGAAGTGAGGGCTCATGTAGCGCTGGAGGTTGAAGTAGGTGAGCTCGTCATCACCCTTGAGCTTGAGAAGCGACTTCAACTTGGAGTCAGCGTTGATGATGCGACCGTTGTCCTTGTTCTGAAGACCGTTGCTACGGATGTAAGCGTTGATCTCCTTGGTGACTTCAGTGCGAGCCATCTCGGTTCCATCGGCCTTGCCAAGGAAGGCAGCAAGCTCAGCGCTGATCTTGGTAGGCTTCACAAATCCGCTAGGGGTACGAGGAGCCTTGGACGCAGCACGGCGCTTGGACTTGGTAGCAGCCTTCATCTCACGAGCGTGCTTCTTCTCAAGAGTCTTGACCTGGGTCTTGAGGGTAGCAAGCTTGGAGGTAACCTCCTGGAGGGCGGCGAGGATCTTGGTGAAATCATCAGCAGCGGAAGGAGCAATCTCTTGAGGCTCAGCGACCACAGTGTTGGTCACAACCTCCTTGACGGTCTCCTTCACCTCCTTAGGTGCAGCAGCCTTCTTTGCCACCTTCTCAGTGGACTTCTTAGCAGGGGTGGCAGGGGCCTTAACGGCGCTCTTAGCAGTGGTTTCCTTCTTGGTAGCACGGGGCATCTTATGACATACCTAGAGATCTTCTATTTAAGCGTTTTAACGCACTTATATCTCTTTTTGAGACGACAACCCCTGTCATGACTGATAGAAAACGCCTTAATATTTGCGGACCTAGTCAACGGGCGAAAGTTATTGACTATGTTCAACTATGATTCTGTCTGAACCAAGAATGACTACGCCTGATAAGCAACAGACTGATACAGCCAAGGAAACTGGTCTGCGGCTTGTGCACTCACTAGAGTTAGCGCGCATAGCACGTAGCTCGACCCTAGTGCCTGATTTTCAGTAGCTGCGGCAAGCCGTACCATTCTCTCTATGATCATCAATGAGGCACGGCGTAGCTGGTCCATAGACATCAGCTGTAGACCTTGTAGTTCATTTCTGTTGAATGCATTACCGTGTGGTGGACATATCTCCCGTTTCACAATAGCATCGAGCTGCGCACGATACTCCCATATGTCACAAAGCTCTCGTATGAACCGAATAAGCGAGATCCTACCAAGCTCCCACCACCATAAGTGGTCTACCACGTAACTCGTAACTTCTTGTATATGTTGGAAGAGAGAGAGGCCCCTCAGTTGGAGCTGTTTTGTCGGGTCAACCTCCTCGACCGCTGTCGCGACTATTACGTTCTCTCCTCGAGACTCTGCCATTCTACGAATGTACGCGATGGCATCATATACACTCTGTGGCAGTATGGATCTATTGTACGGGTTCTGAACTTGCCCACGTACACCTTTCGAGATCCAAATGTAGAGAGACATAATGTCAAAGCCGTACACAAACCCATCTGAGCATCTGTAGCTTATGAACTGTTCATTCGGTATCTCGGATACTTCCTGCGTGGTGTAGAAGTCTGTGTCATTCACACATAAGTCGCGCTTGTAGTACGCAGGTCCGCGAGCAGATATGTACTTCATCGCGAGGATCCGCCGACATCGCGCCTGTATTACTATTGCGCTTCTCGACAACCGTAAGTAGTTATACACGCGCGCTGTCAATTCATCTTTGTTCCCACCAACCTTGAGTTTATAGTGTCGGCACATTGCCTTCAACTGGTTCACGCGGTAGTTGCACGTTGCCAACAGCGTGAACTCACGCGCCTTCGGAATCGTGAACTCTACCGCATTGATTGTGCGTCGCTTCTTCGACTTCCGTACTGGTTCAGAAAGCCGAGAGATTGCAGACTTCGGTGACATCTGCTCACATTCATTCTCTAGTGTGTATCCTGTTTCGTCTATCTCCATTGTTATACTACATGACGGAAAATCTTTTATGCCGTTATCTAGCAGAGATAAAAATTTGGCCCTATCAAGACACGTCCTATGCGAATACGAACCCATATTCGCGCAGGAATGACTGGAGCTCATTCTTGTCGTAGTTTGTGTGCGTGAGCAGATCACGCGAGATTTGGCAACGTGTTGTGTCGAACAGTTCTTCGCATCTCTCAAGTGATGCTGTATCGATCGATCCGTGGTTATCGTGTATCCATTGGTAGAAGTCGTCTGTACTAGTGTCTTTGCTGAACTTGCCGTACAGTTTGACAGCTCGATTTAAATCAACAGACTGACCAACTTGCCCGTTATAGTCTGTGCCCGCCAGGATGCAAATTCTACGGAAATCAGTCTTCGATACTTCAAGAGTTTTAACGATGCCATCGAGGTCGTATTGGACGACTGTACCTCTCAGAAGACTTAAGTATCGCAGCACCCTTGGACATCCGTATGCGAACATATCCATGTCTTCACTCATGCACGCGTGTGCGATCTTCCTTTGAACGAGGCGAACGCAGATCCCATCTGATTCACCAGGAGACTCGTAGTATGCCGCGCCCATGAAGCGAAGTAGTGTCTTAACTCGATCGATGTCATCTCCATTCACACGGACGAACTTCCTTCTCAATTGATCGATCTCCGCCTCTAGATCGGCTGTGTCCTCATCGGCGTCGCATTCACGCAGCCTCTCTGTGGCTGCTTTGTACAACTTCTCGGCAACGCGTTTCTCCTCTCTGCGCTTACGTAGGACATCATCCTTCTCAGGTGGAGGCTTGCCGTCGAAGACGAATAACGGGCGCACACCGTGATGGTGGAACAACCCGACCATTTGGTACATTCCTTCCACTAGACTTTCGTCGGCTTGGAATCTGAAGAGATAGATGCTCGCATCTACAGCAATTGTTTTGTTACGGAATTCGCTTAGACTAACTTGCCGAATGTTTGCCTGGCAGTTAGTCCTCAGGAAGCGGTTCAGATGTTTGATACCCATTTATTGACATAGTAAACACGATATGTCACTATGTCAATTTTCTGTTAAACATTACCAGACGTCGATAATCGACATCCGCATACCTGGATGAGACGGAAGTCCTCGCACGCTCTCCACATTGTTCAGTGTATTAGCGTTCTGGTAGATATCACCAATGAAGCGAGTGAACTCGCCAACGTCGGTCTCCGAGTCTCCGAACCTTGCCCACGATGTGTTGTGGCGCGCACACCATCTCAGAAACGCATCCACGTTGCACATCAAAATACACGCGATGACATAATACGAGAACACGTTCGTGTCCTCTTTATACATTAGCCGGGAGGCGCTGTTGCCACGATCGCATACTATATCGTATTCCAATCCCATAAACCCTAGCACCTTTGTCGATTGCAACGCAGCGAACCTGCATTCGATCATTAGAGAGAAACGAAGAAGATCTGAGAACTCGGAGTAGTCTTCACTCCTCATGAACGATGCAACTGACGCGTTCAGTACACGTGCCCACGTCTCCACGTATGCTTCACCGAGCGACATCGTGCTCACTACATTGAATAACTTCCTCACGCCAGCACTACTTGGAGCGAAATAAAGCGCCCCCTCCAAGCCAAATGCGTGGAACGACTCGTGAATGAATACCTTGAACCACTCTTCTGCTCTGTAGACAACTATCTCATTGTCTGTTTGGCATACACTTGAGAAGCCAGAATTTACGTGTGGCGCACCAATTGTTGAAACCGCGCTCTCAGGAAGCCGCTTCAGATCGTCAAGTAGGATGATGACTATGTGTAGTGTCTTACTACACTGCCGTTTGGAGTACTTACCACAGAAATGTAGCACTGCCAAGATGCACTGAACCGATGCAGCCAATCTCTCAATAATGGATTCACAATTACCAGGCACGCCGAATCGTATCTCCACGTCACGATTAGCGATCCTGCACTTACACATAAGCTGTTTGACATCCGTACTGAAAGCTTTGTTGTGAAGATGCCGTGGGAAATACCTTCCTGGAGAGACTCTGCGATATTCTCTCCCTGTCACTCGCCTCAACCTGCTACACTCCGATTTCCGTGCTGCTACGAACGCCTCGTTCATCTCATTGTACAGCGACTTCACCATTCTTTTGCTCACCTCCGTGCTTTCACTTCTCTCCAACGATCCGGCGATCACTTCAATCTCCTTCTCATACACCTTGTCGAACTCCATCTACTACTATATTAAGAGTAGATTTATGTCGTGTAAACCTATCTCGCTGTCCGAGCAAGATCTCGTCTTACTTCCATCAGCCCATCAAATACCACTGGAGGAGCCCCACGCGAGAAATGCACCAACTTCGCGTCACGGGTCGCAAGTAGCAAACCCTTGAGGTCACTGTTCTGCGAGAACTTGGCGCGCTGGGCCGCTTTCATCTCTTGTTCACTCCTTCCACCAAAGAAATTTGGGTCTATCGTCACCTCTTTAGGACGAATCAACTTGCCTTTGTATTTCCCACTCTTACCACCTGCACCTTTAGCCATTACTGGATCTCTCGACAACTCCCCTTCAGGATTCATATCTAGAGAGAAACTCGCGTAGAACTCTGGGTTGTTCTCCTTGAACTTAGAAGCTTGGTAGTAATGTTCTACACTCGCCCATCTATGACCATCCAACTCGAACTCAGCTATGTGGAAGTTTGACAAAGCCCTTCGCCATTCTGGAATACCCGCCAACTTAGCGAACTTCATCCTATCCTGGTCGGGTATCTTCTCTCCAGCGCCACGACCAGGTGCTGGGGCATTCGCAGACTCGGAGTAGAACTGGAGCACGATGTTGCCATCATACAGACCTGATCCGTCCGCGAATACGTCCTCCTCCACCTGGTCTTGTGGTACCACCTTGTTGTCAGACATGAACTTTCGGAAATCAGGAATCAGATAGAACGGACCAGCAGCTCTCTCTAAGCACTTATCGACAACCAGCTGCTTCACATCGTATGGTATTTCCGTGAATGTAAATGCTCCACGTCCTTTGTAAGTGATAAGACGGTAATGATCCCCCAGATATTCAAGCATGATGTAGTGTCTTGGAGAGAAAGACCCAGCCTCTACTAGCTTGTTATCATTCAGTTGACCACACTGCATAACATTGTCTGTGTCCTTGTCCTTGTACGCGCGTTCGCTGAAAAGAATGAGTTTGATCTTCAGCACACGTTCCAGTGTTGATATTGCCCATGTCTCTCCCCAGAAATCACACGTCTGGAGTCTGGCTCTGAATTTATCGAGGTCGGTTACACCTTTCATGAACCTGAACTCATCCAACAGTAACACAGCCTGTTGTCGTTCGAGCTTAGCTGTCTTGTGCTCATCTGCTACAAGTTGTGCTTGCTCAACTAGCTGTTTCCCGATGTCACGATCACGATTAGTTGTTGCCCGCTTCTTGAGTTCACGATGTCTGGCTTGTAAATCCTTGAGAGAACGTGTAGTTGATTCGACTTCTCCCTCAGCCATTCTGTACATATCTCGATATCCCTGGTACAGCTTCTCATCTGCCTCGTTCGCCAGTATCTCACGCAGTCTCTCCACAGTCACTTTCACACCTACGCGAGCCAATCCATCGCGGATTGCCGCAAATAAGCAATCTCCTCCACCCTCGTTCTCTACAACCGCGAAATTGTTGTTATGCATGAACTTAGCGATCCACGGCCCGCTCTTCGCTTGTTTGTATGCGCCCCGCTCAATTGCAGCCTGCTTCGCGTCTTGCATAGTCAATGGTGAATATGGTTTCACTACTCCTTCTTCTCCCTCGTCATCGTCATCGTCTACATCACGTTGTTCAGCTTCATCATTCGCTAGCTGTGCCTCATCAACATCGGCTTCTACGTCTTCCGCTTCTACGTCTTCCTCGACGAAGTTAGCATCATCCTTCTTCGGAGACATATCGTAACGCGCGGCAGGAGTGATCTTGCTTTCGAGGTACTCAGCATTCACATACGAGTACAGTAGGATCTCCCCTAGCTTGTTGATATCGATCTCGCCGTCTTCATCAGCAATGAATGGTTGTCTATCAGCCATCACTTCATATAGGCCGATTTGCCCGTCTACCTCTTCCTCTTTAATGATGTAGACCGGGAAGTAGACGATACCATCTTGTATGAACGTATACTTGGTCTGTCCGAGGGCAATTACCACATCGACCCCATCTATTTGCGACTCATAAAGATCGGCGTCGTAGTCGGCATCCTCTGGATCTAGTTTTCGGACCTCTGGATAGTTCACCTTCGGTTCTAGCCGTGACTGCACCATCGTGTATATACACAGGACATATTTTAATGGCATCTTTCTGCCGGCGTCAACGAACTTAAAGTTGCTCGTGTGAGTGTAGCTATATATGAGAGTCCTACTTTACGGATCACGTGGATGGATTGGATCAGAATATGTGAGCTTCTTGGCTAGGGAGCATCCTGATATCGAGGTTGTCGCCGCGAGCTCGCGCGCAGACACAGTACATGATGTTGAGAGAGAGCTAGATGACGTAAAACCTGATAGAGTTGTTTGCTTTGTCGGGCGCACTCACGGTGCGATCGGAAACACCGAGTACCCAACTATAGACTACCTCGAGCAGCCTGGTAAGCTTACTGAGAACATAAGAGACAACCTGCTGGCGCCATTATCACTAGCAATGTTATGTCGTGAGAGAAACATTCATATGACATACCTAGGTACCGGGTGTATATTCACGTACGAGACGCTAGCTGCCGGAGATTCTCACACTGGTTTCACGCCATCCGATACACCGAACTTCACCGGATCCAGCTACTCGGTTGTCAATGGCACGACAGATGTATTGATGCATCTTCTGGAGAGCACTGTCTTGAATCTGCGCATCAGAATGCCCATTGTCGGTTACGACTGTGCTCGTAATTTCATCACCAAAATCAAAACGTACAATAAAGTGTGCTCTATGGCCAACTCCATGACAGTTCTCCCTGACTTCTATCCGCTTATCACCGACAAGATTAGGAGAGGAGATACCGGGACAATGAACATGACGAACCCTGGCAGCGTTACACACAACGAGATCCTCGAGATGTACAGAGAGCTGGTCGATAAGGATTTCACTTGGACGAACTTCACAGTCAGCGAGCAGGCCAAGATACTCGATTCTGGGCGCTCGAACACGATACTTGACTCAACTGAAGCAGCCGCTGCTGGCATCCCAAACATCAAAGACTCTCTTCGCAAGCTGATGGTGTCGTACAGTGTCGATGCGAGTTTCAAGAAGCGAGTTGTGGATGGTCTGCCTGACCTACCATCGACGGTTATGCTCGTCACTGGAGGCGCTGGCTTCATAGGATCGGCGTTCATTAACCACATCTTTGCTGCGACTGAACAACTACGCATTATTAATGTCGATGCAATGTACTACTGTGCAGATCATAACAACGTATCTGAGGAAGTTAGGACGAGTAAAAGATACTCGTTCATAAACGGGAACTTACAGAGCTTCGAGCTTACGAAGCACATTTTGTGTAATCATCAAGTGACACACATCGTGCATTTCGCCGCGCAGTCGCACGTACAGTCTTCATTCGATAACGCCAGACAGTACACGATGGACAACGTTCTCGGTACTCATAATCTCCTTGAGGCGGCAAGAACTGATTGCCCGACTCTCATGAGGTTCATCCACGTGTCAACAGATGAGGTCTATGGTGAGTCAATGCTTGGTTCTCAGGAGACAACGAAAGATGAGCAGTCGGTGCTGTGTCCGACAAACCCATATGCCGCTACAAAAGCTGCTGCTGAGTTAATCGCCCAGTCATACGCCCATTCGTTTAAGATGCCAATAATTATTACACGTGGCAACAACGTATATGGTCCTGGTCAGTATCCAGAGAAGCTGATTCCGCGGTTCATCGCTCAACTTACTGCTGGTGATAAGATGACACTACAGGGTGATGGATCGTGCGTGCGTGCTTTTCTCCACTCCAGAGATGTAGCTGCTGCCTTCGAGTGTATCCTTAGAAGGGGTACAATCGGAGAGATATACAATATTGGCTGTGACGAGATGGGCATGGAGTACAGTGTGAAGGACGTCGCGAGGTTGCTTCTAGACATCATTCGTCCAGGCGCGAAGTTGGATGACTGGATCACATACATTGAAGACAGGCCTTTTAACGACAAGAGGTACTATATAAGCAATAAGAAGCTGAAGGATCTAGGCTGGAACATCACAATGGGGTTCGTCGAAGGGTTACGCGAGCTTTGTAGTGGGAGACAGACCGAAGAACGAGACGAATCAGAAGCAGTCCAGCTCGCGGCAACTGGATTTGGTCTGTCACTTAAGCAGCGCGACCAACTAATGCGTTACTCATCGTCATTAGAGTAAGCTAGGCCGTGAACGATAACGAGATCAATTAAATCTGCCTTCCTCGCCCCCTTCGGGATCTTAACTCCTGTCGTTCGTAAACGTGCTAATAATTCTTTGACTGTGTTTTCCCATAGCACTTCTTCGATCGTGTCGTCTATATCTTCGAACTCGCTAGGGTCGCTCGTAGTGACTGGTAGCTGGACAGTTGCAACTAAGTCACTAGACGTGAGCTTGTGTGCGACCCTCGTCCGCTCAGAAACGTTGTAAAGAAAATTCTCCATACTGTTCTCTACAACGACTATTGTTTTAAACACATTTGCATTTCTCCAGTTGCGGCTCTAACGGACAAGATCCCTGATGTCCATCGCCTTGAAGCGCGCCCTATGTGATAGCGATGGTGTACCACCTACATCAGCGCCTGCTACTGACTGAACAGCTCCAACCAGGTCATCCCACCCGTCAAGATTTCGCAGGGCCGCCGGATCAACAGACACCATCTCGTGAACGGTCTCCATAAGCTCTTCAAGCACTCCTGGCTCGCCAGCGCTGTCATCCAATCTCTCCTTTATGTATTCAGCTAGCTCGGCGATTGCGTCGGAGACATCTGTCTCATCGAGCACTGATTGCTTCAGCAAGTGGACTATGAACTTGGCTAACGCGCGGCGGTTCTGGTTTGCCTTATTGTTGCTGCAGAATGCGTCGTAGTCCTTGTCCGGGTTGACACAGATGATCGACCTGTATGACTCAGCGAACGATCCGATGCAGTCATCAATCGGCGGGCGCAGGAACGCGAATTCTGGGAGGAGCTGACTGTACAACCTCGCACAGAGCTCGTTGACAAGAGTGTTGGTGCTCGCGATGCTGAACAGGGTTGTGGCGACCTTCGATGTGTCGTCAGGTGTTCCATTCTCACCCACGTTCTTTAGCTCCAGCGCCATCTGTTCCGAGAGAGGCGCATATGTTTTCTCAGTGATTTTGTTGATGGCCTTCCTGATCTGATCGATAGACTTATCGATGCCCTCGCTTTTCTGCAACTGAGTGGCCTCGAATGTGCGAATTGCATCCCAAGCCTCATCGGAAAGCTCCTGATTACGCCTGTTATTACGTCGGTTACGGCCTTGGTCACGTCGAGGGCCGCGAGGGTCGGTTGCGGCTGCCCCGCCCTCCTTCCTGGCGAACTGGGGAGTCTTCACATATTCCGGTGCTCCAACTTGGTCTGCAAGTGATTGAACAGTGGCGAGCACACCCTGCTCAAGGGTGCAAGTGAAGCCACCTGAGATAATTCTTTCGAAGTCAGCAAGATCGTAGCGGTTCAACGCCATTGTTGTCATGGTCTGCGAATATTCCTGTGTGAATGTTTAAATCATTTTTGTGCCTTATTCGCCCTAGATCTGTGGAGAGAGGCGCTGAAGATGATACGATATGTAAGAACATATCGCCGAATGTACTTAAATAAACGTGCGTTATGTAGGCTATAGATGGCAGACTCTACACCACCAACCGACACAGACACGAACACAAAAACAGAAGAATTTGGCGCGATCACTGCGTGGGATCAGCTTGAGGACAAATGTGGTCCTCAGATCCTGCGTGGAATCTACGCATATGGCTTCGAGGCACCAAGCCCAATCCAGCAGAAGGCTATCGTGCCGATGGTAGCGCGCCGTGATATAGTAGCACAAGCTCAGTCTGGAACTGGAAAGACTGGGTGCTTCACGATCGGGACCCTCGCTAACATCGACTCAACGAAGAAAGTCGTCCAAGCGATCCTGCTTGCGCCGACCCGCGAGTTGGCGATGCAGACTAGGTCAGTCATTGACTCACTCGGGTCTTTCATCGACGGATTTACCACTCAGCTTCTTGTTGGTGGAACTCCTACTGAAGACGCAATCAATGATCTCAAGAACAATACCCCTCACGTGATTGTTGGTTGTCCTGGACGTATCTTCGATATGCTCCGCCGCAAGAGATTGTCGCCTCAGCACTTGAAACTTATCGTACTTGACGAGGCGGATGAGATGCTGTCTGCTGGTTTCAAAGACCAGGTATACAACATCTTCGAGTTCATGCCCAAGGATATCCAAGTCGCGCTATTCAGTGCAACGATGCCTACTGAGCTGATCACTCTGACAGATCGCTTCATGCGCGACCCGATTAAGGTACTCGTTAAGGCAGAACAGCTCACACTTGAGGGCATCAGTCAGTTCTACGTCGCACTAGAGAGTGATGATGAGAAGTATGACTGTCTGAAGGACATTTATGGTGGTGCTAGTGTGGCTCAGTGCATCATCTACTGCAACAGCGTGCGGCGAGTGCAAGACCTGTACGACGCAATGACAAACGATGGATACCCAGTGTGCCAGATTCACAGCGGTATGGAGAAGGCAGAGCGTATCGAGAGCTACAAATCGTTCAGGTCCGGCACCCACCGCGTGCTCATTTCATCAAACGTTACTGCACGAGGGATCGACATCCAGCAGGTCAGCACTGTTATCAACTTCGATCTTCCACGCGATGTGCATACGTATCTGCATCGTATCGGTCGTTCGGGACGGTGGGGGCGCAAGGGAGTTGGCATCAACTTCATCACGCGCAGAGATGTCCGTCGTCTTAAGGAGATCGAGTCGTACTACCAGACGCAAATCGCAGAGATGCCTATGAACTGGAATGAGCACACAAACAACTGAACCAACTGAAGCAATGTAATAATCACACGTTACTACTCGTGTAATTATTTCTGCTATTCTGCCAATGGAGAAGCTGTTCGGTACATTCCAACAAAAGACGGTCGAACCAATGAGCTTCACATACCCGATTGAGCACTGCAAGGACGCTACTGACGTTGGGGACCAAATAATTTCCGAGCTTGAGATGCTGGAGGGTGAGAAACCTCTATACCATACCGTATTCAATTTAGACGACCAGTTCAAATGCTTGTGCGCAGATGGGCTGGCAAAGCGCTTCACCACAAATGAGACGTTTCTACGAGGAATGCAGGAGGTTCTTGCCACTCCAATTCCCGAAGCGCCAGATTACAAGGATGCAATGGAAATCCGAGCTGATATCGCTGACGAGACCGGCTTCGTCGAGAAGTACAACTATATCGACTGGGCACACCTTGAGTTCCTGAACAAGGATGCGAGGTTCATGCAAGCACTTAGTCTATATGAAATGACATCCCCTGTTCTCTCTCTCGCGCTTCCAGTGATACTGCTGATCATTCCATTCTTCATAATCAGAATTCAAGGACATGGTATTAGCGTGTCTACCTACATCACAGTACTGAAGTCGGTACTTGCTAGGCACAGCATAGGTCAGATTTTCACATTAGGAGAAGCTGGCTGGGACAAGCGCATATATGCAGTCGTTTCGTTGATATTCTACGCATTACAGGTGTATTACAACATCCAAGCTTGTCTCAAATTCATATCGAACTTCAAGTCCATCCACAAGAAACTATTCGCGGTGAGAGAATACCTCTCTCGCACAGTCGAATCAATCGATATTATGGAGCCACGTTGGAGATCTGCAGGTATGGAAAGCTTTGCACAGGAGCTGAGCGAAGCCAAGACCAGAATATCAGAGATAGTACGGATTTTCAGTCAAATATCTCCGTGTGCACCATCGTTCAGAAAAATTGGGGAAGTCGGACATATAATGAAGTGCTTCTATCAGTTATACAAGGAACCGTGGGTGACAGCAACACTTGAGTACGCACTGCAATACAACAGTTACCATTCCGCCTTATCAGCCATGTCCGATCACTTAGCCAACGACCGTGCTACTGCTTGCAAGTTCGGCAAAAACACAAAACTCCGGAAAGCGTACTATCCCGTACATGTAGGCACAGCACACGTAGATAATACGATCGATCTGAAGCGCAATATCATAATAACTGGTCCTAACGCTGCTGGCAAGACTACAGTGCTCAAAACTGCGCTTACGAACATAATCCTGTCTCAGCAGTTCGGATGTGGGTTCTACTCTTCCTGCACTCTCAAACCTTACACGCATATGCACTGTTATGTAAATATACCGGACACATCAGGTAGGGACAGTTTGTTCCAGGCTGAAGCACGTAGATGTAAGCAGATATTAGACGCTGTAGAAGACCGATCAAAAACACATCTTTGTGTCTTCGACGAACTGTTCTCAGGCACGAACCCACACGAAGCAGTTGCGTCCGCTTCAGCGTTCCTATCGCATCTCAATTCTCTACCGAACGTGTCATACGTGATCACGACTCACTTCTTGAAGGTATGCAAGACTGCCGACGATGGCAAAGCTGCCGTTAACATGTCAATGGATGTAGGGACAGAAGACGGGAACTTCAACTACACATACAAACTTAAAGCAGGCATATCAACTGTGCGCGGAGGATTGAAAGTACTGAACGATTTGGGGTATCCAAAAACGATCATCGATGAGGCCGCTGTCGCGCTTGAGGACGAAGTGTAATACGTTCAACACTGGTATAAAAAGTGTCCTTGACTCTTAGAATGACAACAATGTTCGGTCTAGAAGGTAGTGGATTTATCGTAGCGATTGGAGTCACGCTCCTGTTAGCCGGTGCTGTTGCGTACTACTGCAATAGCCGTATCTCGGCTATGGAAAAAGCCCTTGTTAAGCAGAACCAAGTGTTAGGTGATTTCATCTCCAATGTTAGAGCTTCATTAGCATCGTCTGAGCCCCCACGAAGACCTGTTGAGGGAGCTGGATCAATGGAGGCATTAGCGGCCGCCAGAAAACATTATGCGTCCGGGGAGCCGGCAGATCTGATTACTGTGTCCGAGGATGAGAATGGAAGTGGCAACGACGCCGAGAATGACGCCGAGAATGACGCCGATGATGACGCCGATGATGATGGCAGTGGAAGTGATGGCAGTGGAAGTGATGGTAGCGGAAGCGATGGTAGTGACATCGACAGTGATGATGAAGTAAGTGTTGACGAGATCGAGGAAATCGGGCGCCCGATGGATCGGTCGAATAGTCCAGCAGATAGACTCAGTCAATTGGCATCAATAGACATTACGTCGCTGATTGTCGAATCAGTCAGTCCTGCACATATGCATGAGAACCCCGAAGTGAGAGTTGTTGAGTTGAGCGATGAACTGAATGACGAGCCAGACCCATACGCGCGTCCTCCAACACCGCCTGCTACGAAGACGATTAAACTTGGTGACATCAGCAATGAGGAGGAACTTGAGCAGGCTGCGAGTGGAGGTAGCCTTAGTAGCGCGAGTGAATTGAGTTCTCTGCATAATGACACCAGCACGAACGTCAGCGCTACTTCATCACAACACTACGCAAATGGAACGATCAATCTACGCAAGGTGAAGGTACAGCAACTCAAGGAAATGGCCGTCGCACAGGGGGTAGCAACAGGCGACGCTGTGAAGAAGATGAAGAAGGCTGACCTAATCAAGGCACTGAAGGCTTCTGGTCAGTAATGTCCAGAAATATCTCATACTATAGTAGACAATGAGCTGGGGCACTTGCTACTCTGGATCCAACAATATTCACTTCGACTTCCCTCCGGTTATGAGGGATGAGAGTAACTAGGCAGCGTGGCAGCCTGGATCGCAGCTTAGCGACGATATCAGAAAACAAGCTGGGATCACCACCAACTGGCAGTACAGGAAGTATATGGTCGACAATGCTGACTCCATCATCAAGTACAATCAACTGGAAGCGTGCGACCAATGCTGTGCTTGCCCCGCAAGATATGGAGCTGGTAAGGAAGGCACTCCAAGTACACCATTCCTCTACAAGTCCTGCGCAGACAAGTCGCAGCCGTATGGTTACGAGAGCAGCGATCTTAAGAACTTGTACTTGAGCAAGTACGACCTGCAATGCCGCCTCTATACGCCTGTATTAACACAAGCCCAGCTTTTGCAGCGTGGTTACCAGAACTTCAACTAAGCGTGGCTTAAAAACTTACGACTAGCAACTGTAATGATCGTAAGTTTTGACGTAGGGATCAAGAATCTCTCCTTCTGTGTTTTTGGGGACGCAAATGGCACTACAGAGCGCGATGTCATCGCCTGGGGTGTGATCGATCTATGCGGCGAACAGAAGAGCAAGTGTACACATTGTATGCGCAATGGTAAAGCGTGCGACAAAAACGCATCGTATCTGGTCGGCGGGTCACCTATGTGTGGTACCCACGTCAAGTCAGGAGGCTCTAAGATGGCACCGGAAGTGTACTACAAGGTCGTAACTGCCAAACGCCCAGCTTCAGCCAAACTCGATCTTCTGGCTGACGAACTAGGTGTTGAGAGGTCTAGAGACAAGGACTCATTATGCGAGACGTGTGTACAGACAAGAGCGACCAAAGTACCGAAAACGACTGCTGCCTCCGACGCTGACCTCGTTCAGCTCGGAATTGCCATGCGTGATCAGCTACCTTCACGTATGCCCATCACTTCCATTACCACCGTTCTTATTGAGAACCAAATTAGCACCATTGCCACTCGTATGAAGACTTTGCAAGGCATGATAACTCAGTTCTTCATAGACAATAACGTCTATGATATCAAGTTCATTTCATCTAGCAACAAACTGAAAGCATACAACGTCCCTAAGAAAACATACGCAGAGAGAAAGGCATCAGGTATTGCAGTAACCCGCCAGCTTATGGATGCCTCGCCTAAGCTAGCAGAATGGAGAGAGTCATTCGACTCACATAAGAAGCGTGACGATATGGCAGATGCGTTTCTGCAAGGCCATTGGTACATTAGCACGTTGTAAATCTTTGCGTTTCTCGCAGCTTAAAATTAAGTGCTGAGTCTGTATCAAGCATGAGTAACGGTCCAGAAGTTATCGAAATCAGCGAACTCGGTGTAGAGCCGTTATCTTTAGGAGGTAGGGATGACGGATCATCAAACTCAGATATCGCGAGTATGGGTGGACCGAAGTCCGCGAATTTCGGCGGTGGAATAGAGCTACTGATGAATGACAAACGCCGTTCTGGAGGGGACAAGAAGAGCGCTGCTGATGATGATGTTGGGTTAGGTGATATTGAGGACCTTGAGAGAGAGCTCACAGGCCTTGCTGACTCAGTCGATGCTCACAAATCTGCTATGAAAGGCAAGTCTAAGAGTTCACTCTTCGAAAGCGCATTTGGAGGCATTAAGCTTGCTGGAGGTATGAGCGAGAATGATGGATCATCTAACGGCGGGAACGATATGGCACCTATCTCTCTTGGAAAAGCGACATCTGGTCCTGTTAAGACTAGCGATGGATTCGGCAAGTTCAACAACATCCCCGTCGATCCAGACAAGCACCTCCCTGTGGCTCCGAAGTTGAGTGCTGAGGAGACTCTGAAAGAGAAGTTTAAGGTGTTGAGACAACTCGAGGAGCTTGAGACCAAAGGAGTACGCCTAACCAAGAAATACAGTATGGAGTCCTCTCTTTCAGAGATGAAGGGTGAGTACGAGATGATCGTCTCAGAGAAGGAACGCAGTAACAGTGTGAAGTTCCAGGGCAAGATGCTCATGGCCGCGATCACTGGTATCGAGTTCCTCAACAATAAGTTCGATCCATTCGATGTTAAGCTCGACGGATGGGGCGAACAAGTCAACGAAAACATCGATGACTACGACGAGATCTTCAGCGAGCTTCACGAGAAGTACAAGTCTAAGGCCAAGATGGCACCTGAGTTGAAACTTCTCTTTCAGCTTGGAGGATCCGCCATAATGGTTCATATGACTAACTCTATGTTCAAATCTGCAATGCCAGGTATGGATGATCTGATGCGCCAGAACCCAGAGCTGATGCAGCAGTTCACACAAGCTGCTGTGAACACAATGGGTCAACAGAATCCAGGCTTCGGTGGGTTTATGAACAGTGTCATGGGTGGCCAGCAGCAGAATAGACCATCGCCACAACCGAATGTTGCGTCAGGACCCCCTCCTGCGCCAATGCGCACCCGAACCGAGCGCAGCGAACGCACAGGCCCGCCTGCCGGTCGTCCAGATATGGGCTTCGCACGAGAGGACGCGGTCGATATTAATGATAGCTTCTCGCGAGTCGGACCGCAGCCAATCCAGAGATCCGGTAGATCCGAAGGACCACCTCCTCGCCCTGAGATGCGCGGCCCTAGTGATATCGGCGACATCCTCTCTGGACTCAAGCCGAAGACTGTTACTATGACAGCACCGACACCAGCACCGGCACCAGCACCAGCACCGGTGCAAGTCAACGATGGCAGCACTATGAGCATTCAGGAGCTCAAGGATATGAACTCCGCCAATGTGCCATCGCGGTCTAAGAAACGTAACAAGAGTGGAAAGACCAGCATCAGCCTTGACATTTAACATCGTCATGTGTCAGAAAATTGACCCATTAGAGAAAAACTCTATCATATTAGAAACCAATATGATAGAACAACTTCTTCAAGGTTACACAATTCGCGTAGGAGAGAACCAGTTAGAGAACGACTCCCTACTCCGAAGCAGCGAAGCGGACGACATATGGGCGCATGTCAGTGGGAAACCAAGTGCACACGCCGTTATCTCGAACCCAACCGGCAAGAAAGTGCCGCGCCAAGTGATCAAGAGAGCTTGCTGCATTGTCAAATCACGTAGCTCGTCAAGGTCTGACAAGAACGTTGTATTTGATGTTACTCGCGTGAAGAATGTCGCGCTGAGCGATGTACCAGGACTAGTAAGCATTGTCGGGGCATCGCAGGTTACGATATAGACCGATCGCCATCAATAGAAGCAAGCACTACAAAAACGACCGCGAACGCACCTGTTAATACGACACCAATAGTGACTATCGCCAGGGCACCTAATACATACCGGCTATACAGAATATCCTCACAGTACACCCTTACGTGAGCTTTCGAGCCACACACCAAACATGCTGGCTCCCCTCTCAGACCGTACCATAGCCATCTATCCACACACTGCCTAAGGACCTTGTAAACACACTGACACTCATCTGTTATTAGAAGCCATTTGCCATCTACTAAATCTTTAGACGGCGACTCAGACTCAAGGCATGTAACACAGGACTGCGACGCATCCCCGCGCTCCATCTTTTTCGTAACTCGACATTCTCTTAGTATAGGCTGACACGTTTATACCTATGTATTAAATTGCCAACCGTCTTCATATATGGACGAGTGGAACAATACGTACAGAGACCTGCTCGAACAACTTCAGCGGCGCCATTCTATTTTATCAGAGAAGGTCGCTGAGGATACAGCACGTCTAGTCGAGTTGACTACAACGAAGGAGAGCATCGACAGCGACATCGCTCACTTCCAGCGTTCGATCCAGGAAGGACAGCGTGCAATTCAGCAGCTGAGTCAGACCTTAGAGTCGGCAAAGCGCGGCTACACTCAAATGCTAGAATCAGCACAAGCACTGCTTGACCTCACACGCAATAGTGTTCCACAGCCGCCTCCACAGTCAAAACAGCAACAAGCTGTGGAGTCCAGACTTTTCCGCCAACCGGCAAACGTACAAATGCCACTTCAGGTGAAACCGGAGGTCAATGCACCGCGCACCGAACCACGTAAACCACAAGTATTCCAATGGTACAACGAGGATTACTATGCACAACACACCAGCAATGGTGCACGCTAATCAGAACCAATGTCTTTCACGTCACACACAGTCTCTATTGACTTCAATACCTTAGTTGCACTCTTACTGCCGACGTCGCGCATTAATGCCGCTGTAGTCTCGGCATATAGTGCTCCTTGCCTCTCATTAGTTTCCCATTGCGGTGCTGTCTCCGTAAGAAGTGGAAGTCCAGTATGGGATATACCCTCTTTCACAGTAGAAACTATCTTATTCCCACCTTCATCTCCCTCCCAACCGTTCACTCGGTCTTTAACATACCAACGGCGCTTGTGAGTGTGCATTGGCCTTTCAGTCACACCCATACCCACAAGCCCCTTACGAATAACATCAGCTATTGCCTTCGGTTCATCATCTCGCAACACACCTAAGTCAGACAACGTCAGTGTAAGACGAGCGGCGAAGTCCTGAATAGATAGCGCGTTAGAACAATGCTTGTCCAGATACACGTGGATATTATTGGTATTGTTGATCGTGTTGTTATTGAAGCTGTTCCCAATTTGGTTGCCTCTCTCGGCCATCTTCTCCAGAATCGTAGTCTGTTTATCCATCAAATTATCCACCATCTCAGCAGTGTGCTTTTGCTGTTCCGCGAGGACAGTAAACAACTTCTCTATCACCTTATCTTTATCATCTGAAGACTGAGGAATGCCATCTGTGGTGACTATCTGCGCAGTCTTTTCAACGGTCTCGGCTCCACTATCCTCAACAGACTGATCATCGTCTTCTTTTTCGTTCACAACTTTGCATGTCTTCTTATGACGGTAGAGTGATTGATGGTGCTTGAAATCTTTGCCACATTCACAAGTCCATCCTTCAATCACTGTAGGCTGGCTCTTTTTCGGCCGCTCCTTAGAAGGGTCATGCAGCATGCATGCAGCATTGTGTTTCTTCGTCTTAAGATGTCTTTTCCAATGGCTCAAATGAGACGTTGTATAGTCACACGTTTCGCACCGGTATTCTTCGAGGCCGTTTTCGGCCGCTTTTGGCCCTAAATATGCAGCATCATGCAGCATTATACATGCTGCATAGAAAAAGGGCCTTAAGTTCTTTACGAATCGAATAGTGCACTTTTTTGGGTCCTACATAAAACGCCTACATCATTTTCCAACATTCTCATAAATCACAACCTACATTGTCTAAGTAAATCGAAAAAAAAACGTAGTTTGAAAGTCTCTCAGGATATCTGGAAAATAGGGTCCTCAAATCTTGAAAATCCAAAATGACTTTTGAACTATGTTTTTTTTCTAACATTTGTTTAGACGCCTCCATAAGCTTTGAAACAGATTTTTCACTGCTGCCTACACGATTGTAGTGAGAACCAGTTTTTGTCCACCTTCAATATTTGTTTAGACGCCTCCATAAGCATTGGAACAAATTTTTCGTTGTTGCCTACACGATTGTAGCGAGAAGCCATCAAAAGAGTGTGTTCGATTAACGGCATTAACATTGTTCGCTAGTATAACGATGTCTGGCCAGCAAGTCATATGCACTAACAATGGAGTTACTCTAGGAATGAATGAGGAAGGAGCTATTACAAACTTCAGTCTGAGATTCTCTCTCGAAAACACTCACGCTGATCTCAGATCGATGATAGGTTTCAAACTCTTCGAGTTAATGGGTGTACTGAGTCCTGATGTGATAGAGAGCGCGAAAGTACTGAGTGAAATTGAGTCCGATGGGAAGACGCTCTTGATGCTTAAGCCATTCGGGAGAGAACTGGGGCTGATGCCGAAATACGTGTACAGCAGCACCTCTATTGTATGGAGCGAGGACAAGGAATATGTTGAGATCAAGAGCCGCCAAATAGAGTTACCAGACGACATTCCAGTGCCAGCTGGTGCTGAGCCGGCCGAAGCCGCAGCCAGCTTGATGCACGTAACATTCTATACACCGCATCGAGCAGATGTGATGTACGAATTCGCGATGGTTCTTGATAGCAGTATGCCGAGATACATGCGCAAGATGCCAGGGAACATGATGCACATAGTCTTCTCGCGCGTTAAGGAGTTTATAGAGAAGGTGGGGACTGATACTAAGAGATGAATGCAGCCATGTTCGCAATTCAGAGTATTGGACGGATATCATGGGAGATCATTTGTCATAGCCTTGGTCGTGCAAGGCTTCAATGTGTCAAGAACATATCTGGCCAGCTAGCCAGGCATAACGTAGTGTGCGCGAAACTGTTTCAGGCAGTGTCTGTTGGAATACGGGTACTCACTGAGGAAGAAGCAGCGTATTTGTCGCAGTACACAGACTCCGTACCATTTACAAGTGCTGAGCAACGCGATGTCGCAGAGATCGCAGCTAACATAACAGAGAAGACCGGGAAGGGGCTGGTTATAGGGAAAACCCCGTGTAATGCAGGGGTAATTGCACTGGCTTACAGCGGAACCTACGACGGTAGACCGGTTATCGTGAAAGTGAAACGTAATGGGATTGTGGACAAAGTTAGGGATGGACTAGCCAAGATGGAGACACTTGTTCACCTATGTATGTATGTTCCTTGGCTACGATATCTTGATCTTGAGACCGTGTTCGGAGAGAACAAAAGTGAGATGTTGAACCAATGTGACTTCAGACTGGAAATCGCGAATGCGAGTAAGTTTAAAGCTAACCATAGGCGGATACCATACGTGAAGGTGCCGGATGTGTACCAGGACATCACTGATATCGACCCAGATGTCATTGTACTGGAGAAGTTGTCTGGATTGAAAGCGACCGAACTCGAACAACGACACAAACGGGCATATGGGAACGCATTAGCGAAACTCGTTATGAAGAGCGCGTTGTATGATGGGTTCTACCACGCTGACCTGCACGCAGGTAATCTGTTGTTCTCTGGATCTCCAGAAGAGCCAGTTCTAGAGATATTCGACTTCGGGATCATGGGTAGTCTAAGCGATAATGCCATGGAGGGGTTTTATGAGTTCTTCAAGCCTGCGTGTTTGGATAAGGACTACGTATCCGCATCGGCTGCGCTTACACGTTGGCTTGTGTCAGACCCGGACATGTATGACTCACTTAAGTCAGAACACAAGGCAGCACTTCAGGCAGGCCTAGTGGAAATAACCGCGGACATATTCGGTGTCCAGAAACCACTCGACGCATCGCTGATCACGCGCACGAACACACTGCTACGGACACGCGGACTAGCGCTATCTAGGGAATTCTGCAAGCTACAATTGGCTCTTGCCGTTGGTGCTGGAGTCGCGGCAGAACTGTGCGGTAATACCGCAGGATACATGGACGCTGTGATTGCGGCAGTCCGAGCTTTAGTCGGACAGGACGTAACGGCACTGATCTAGAATCGCGCAAAATTGAATGACTTAAACATTTCATATCGTATGACAACAATACGAGATGAGATTCCTAATAATAGACGGAAGCTACTACAACTTCTTCAGATACTACGCCATTGTACAATGGTTCGGTCTGTCACATCCAGGCGAAGACATCGGCAACCCGTGCGAGAATGACGACTTCGTGCAGAAGTTCAGGACCACATTCGTTGAGAAGATGGCAGAGGTACAAAAGAAGCTGTCATGGGACAAGTGCATAAAGATCGTAGCGAAGGACTGCCCACGCAAGGAGATCTGGAGGAACCAATTGTTCGGTTCGTACAAAGAGGGGCGAGACAAAGATGACCGTTTCCTGGGCGGTCCGCTATTCAAGATGGCGTACGCAGAGCTCTTCAAGATGGCCGGAGCAGACGCGGTTGTGTCACACCCACACCTTGAGGCAGATGACTGCGCTGCGCTCACGGTCCGGCGGATCTTAGAGACGGTGCCGAACGCGGAGATCGTGGTAATAACAAGCGACATGGACTACTTGCAGCTCGTAGGGCCACAAGTCACCATTATGAACCTGAAGTATCAGAATCTGGCAGAATCAAAGAACGCAACAGGCGATCCGCTGATGGACAAGTTCTGCAAGATCGTGTGTGGTGACAAAAGCGACGACATACCTGGTGTGTTCAAGAAATGCGGACTCAAGACGGCTATCAAGTTGTATAGCGACCGAGCGGCGTTCAACAAGAAGCTGTCCGAGGAACCAGGGGCTGCTGAACGCTATGAGTTGAACCAGCGGCTTGTGGACTTCGATCGCATACCAGCCGATCTTGTCTACAGTTTCCGAAGAGACGTCCTGCGTGTTCGCGAATGAGACTGCCGGTAAATTTTTCTTGTTCCTCCCGACGCCGCACGAGTCGTGGTACGTGGTGCAGGAGGCGCCGTTGGCACCGGATAAGCGATGGGATAGCCATATGGAGCAGGTGCATATGGAGCAGGTGCATATGGAAGAGGTGCGTATGGAGAAGTTCTACCTGGAGCGGCGGCTGCCGCCACTGGAGGCGGGTAATAGCTAGTGTATCCGTATGGGTAAGCAGTAGGCTTCTGAATCGTTCTGTTCGGTGCACGGCCCATTGTGGTTCCCTGTTTAGCGTTGCTGTACATAACTGGCGCTCTGTCGCCGATACCGCGTTCCAAGTCCTCGGAGCGTCTAGCGAACATTGGTCTACCGAGAAGCTTCGTGGCAGTCTCATTGATAGCAGTACGCTTAGCACTGCATCCCTGACGTGTCCTCCCGACAACGGTATCGTTCTTCCTATCAATCAGATCGAGTGTAACTGTAATCTTGGCGACAAGTGGTTCACCCTTCTTTTTCGGGTATGACGTCTTGCTGTCGTCGACTTCTTTTGAGAGTATCCGGTATGCGCGGCCGTTTATCTGGATATACTTGCCGAAGAACGCATCGACTACATACTTGATATTCCCATTTATGATAGCCTTGGCATTATCCGTGCCTAGCACTACAGGTGTATGGCGGTAAGGATCTGTGGCGTAGTACATGAACTTCGAGTAGTCTGAGAGCCTGGTGATCGCGAAAAGTGGATCCCCGATGTCAGGCACAGCTTTACGTATCGCGCTCTTAGATAACGCAGTTGTCATTGGGAAGTATATGATATCCCCTTTTAGACTAGGATCAACCATAGCCGGGACGAATTTGATGCCTTTATCGGTCACGCTGCCGGTGAGGTTGAGCGTGATTCGTATGTTCCCAAGCTTGGTTGTGTCTACGGAAGGAGTGGTTTTATTTGAAGTTGCTGGTCTGCTCCTGCTACGAATCATAATCTATTATACTGTGATAAAAGATTATGCGCTTAGATACTGGAATACTGCGTCTTATCAAGGAACGCGGTGAAGATAGCCTGCTGCTGGTGCTCTTTCTGTTTCTTCGCTTTGCGTAACACCTCAATGGCGTCACGCTCCTCCTCCTCTGAGATCCTCTCGTCGCCATCACGGTCGGCCTCCATAGCTATCCGCCGCATCGAGTCAGGTACAATACAAAAACGACTGCTTTCATTGAACGCGAAGTCAGATAGGATCACGAAGGCACCTGTCATCAGGATAGAGATTATGATGTCTTTCGTAGCAACGAATATCATTGCGAATATAAGCATCTCTCTAGCAAGACCAGCTCGAAGAGCCTCTTCCTGAGTCTTACTGAAGCCCATCTGGACGTATTTCGACCCAATATTGAGCATGAGCATTGCAAGCCCCGCAAGAAGTGGGCTATTATTGATTGGCATAGCGAGGCGTCTGGTGCGTGTAAGGTAGTCCATCTATGATATTAGTAGATTAAAAACCTGCCTGGCGGAGTGCCCTGCTTACTTGTGATCTGAGTCCTTCGCTTGTATCAGATGCTGCTCGCCTGAAATCCCGTTTCCGTCTGTGGTATTCAGAGCGACCTGACTCGACAAGCTTAGTGAATGGTTCTCTCTGATCTGCAACGCTTAGAGCTTCGTGAATTAGGAAAACACTTATGAAAATTGCTACAACGATCAGTATACGCATACGCATGTATACTATGTGGAGAGTTTTGCGCGGTCGGCTCGCGTGACGGCGGCGCCTCTACCCTCTTTCTTACGGCGAATGTCTTCCTCAACCGTCATTCGCTCAACGACAGTGAAGTCGCAGCTGTTCTCGCAAGGGTCGCATACGTCACCATTAAAAGACACATTAGGGAACATGTCCTTCATGTCTTCCAGTGAAACTGTCTTACCCTCCGCATCGACGAACTTCGTCTCGCCGTCCACCTTCTTGCAGTGATTTTTCTTGAAGTTCTCAGGTGTGCTATCATCATGAGAACCCTCAGCGCTTTTAGACACCTTGCTACCACGCGTAGTAGTAGGACGCCCGCCGAGGCCTTCCACGTTTTCAGACAACAGCACGACGAACACAACGGCGAATATTGCACCGATGAGAGGAGAGACTAGAATAGCCGCCAGATAGATAGCGGCTACAGAAACCGCTTTACCGGTAGCCGTCGCAACGAACTGCGATGGGATGTTGTTAGGAACTGCAAGTATCGCAAATGCGATACACAGTGCCGCGATTTGTGCGATTACATTGTCGCTAGTTAGGCGCAGTTCGAGTTTCATGTATATAGTACTGTGACACTTTTTCCGGGAGGAAGTGAGCTCATTGCTTCATAATTATTCTCTCGATTGTCTATAGTGATGTCTTCTTTAGCATATAGTGCTGCTCCATTCGATCAAGAAAATATGCAAACACAACAAGATGAGAGCCAGATCGACAGGAAGCGTAACATGCGTCGCACTATCAAGCGAAAACCCTCAGAGAACGCAGCGAATGCTCGGCAACAGATAATGGGATTCTCTGCAATGGATGACGACAGTGGAGATATGGCCGACTTCTCGCCGCCTCCGAAGCCAGAGTCTGTAGGAGCAATGAGAGTTGACGACAGGCGCACACAGGCTGACACCCCAGTTCAGCCACACGCTGCATCCATGCACGCTGATGCTCCGATTAATCAAGAGGCCTTCAATGGACTACCGTCGCAGGGCGCCGATGACTACTATCGCCAGTTTGTGCCGTACTACGATCGCACGGGCGGTGGTAGCGTGCTAAGCCGTGACGAGCTTGGTGCGAAGCTAGATTATTTAATAACTCTATTAGAGGAGCAGCAGGACATCAAGACAGGCCACGTGACAGAAGAGATAATTCTGTACTCGTTCTTGGGAGTCTTCATCATCTTCGTACTAGACTCTTTTGCTCGCGCAGGGAAGTATGTACGCTAGTAGATCATTAAACAGTTCTCTGGCCGATTGCTGTATTTAGCGTAGTTGTAAAGGAAAAATGCATTAGGGCACGACGTGCGAACAGGTACGCCGTGTCTCTCCAGAGCAGTAGCCAAGTCACCAGCATGACTAGTCTGTTCTAGCCATAAGAACCCAGTGCCAAGCTTCCTTGAGGCACGTCTTACCGCGGTGCAGAATCCAGCAAAGAAAGTGTCTTTGTGCGGTGATTTATCTATCGCAGCGATGCATTCCATCCCACGGACACCATTGATTGTAGCCTGTGTGCATCTGAACACGTAAGCCGCGAGTACCTCGTGATCTTCGATCAATGTGTAAGCGTGAATTAGACCATCTGCTATGAGTCTGGACATAAGCATCTTTTCAGGATGCAGTACACACTCGAAGTCATCAGCGACCTCCTTGAGGAATCCTGAAAGACTCACCAATGTTTGTGGAGTGACGCGAAGAACATGGAGAGACAGTCTCTCTGGCCGTAGTTTAGGGATATCTGCGATGGAGTAACCAGTTGTAACGTAGGATGTAAGCGGTACGATAGCAGTCATCTCACCTTCACGCTTGAATAGACAGACATTGATGTTAGGATTCAAGTGCCTGATCGAATAATGCAGGGTTTGGATCAGGATTTGACCAATGCCTTTCTTGCGTGCCTCCTTCTTCACACACATGTTATCGACGTAGTTGACACATAGCGTTGTAGGTGTGCCAGTATTGAAACTGATATGCATCGGTCTTGCAGTGATAACGCCCTGGACGTCTCGATCTAGAATAGTGCCTTTTTCGCAGTGCAGTGTTTTAGGTACTGAATAGACTGTGACGTATGATGGGTTGTCATACGTCTTAAGATATGCGAGGATGTCGGTATCAGTTGGGGCGTAGCGCACGAGCCTGTTTCTAAGGTAGTCTGACCTGACAAGCCCACACGCCTTTCGTATGACGTCTGGCGGCGCGCTATTAATGTCGAATGTCTCAGCATCGAAGAGTTTCACATACCTATTGACTTCAGGAAGATCGGGGTTTATTACTCTGTTTGGCAGCAGCCATAGATGGACGTCGTAGATATGGAAAGCAGGCTGAACGCTCCAGAATGGGTGTGCCACTCTTAGGTAGACATGGAACAGCAATACGAACACCGCGATACTTAAGGCAACGTAGTGCAGCATTAAGTAGCAATCAGGAATTAATCGAACGGTGACAACGAGTCTACATAGGCTTCTGTAGTACATAGATGTACTGATTATTGTGCTGACACGCCTTCATCTCGTGTTCGCTAACCATTATGAACCCAGCATCCCTAGCCATAGCCAGAATCGAGGATTGTGTTGGCATATAGAGATGATGCTCGTTTTTGCGGATCGAGCCATCGTTCTTAGACTTGAATGTCTCTATCAAGTAGGCGTCATCGCCCTTGAGATCGAACTTCGCGGTGTAGTCGTGATTTTCGAAAGAAGCAGCGGTGGAAGTAATGCGCTTCTTCGTGTAGTTTTGTGGGTCAACACCGACGAGGACGCTCCCGACAGGTAGGATTGGATCGAATTTGTCACGGTTCACTAGGTGGAGAACCAAGTACCCGCCAGGCATCAACCAATGCATGCAGTTTTCGAAGAATTTGCGTTTGTCTTTGATCATGTAGATAGTGAAATAGAAACACGTGATGTGGGTAAGAGACGATGGCTCGAAAGTGAGCGCTTTTGATGTGTCTCGCTGTTCAAATTTCGCATCTGGGTAGTTCTGTCGCGCACGTCTGATCATAGAGGTAGATGGATCAACACCAATCACATTGTACCCGAGTTTGGTTAGTGAGCCCACAGTGTGGCCTGTTGTCGAACCAATGTCTGCGATAACACTTTGTTGTGTAGGTGCTGTGTTCTCGAGAAGGCGACCAATCTCGTAGTTATTGCGGAGCTCGTCGTAAAGAAGTGTGTCGTAGACATCGGCGTAGAAGTCGTCGTATACATCTGGACCACGACGAATAACGAACTCTTTCCGCGATTCGAATGGCTCGCGCTTTCTAGCGAACCAGGGTACTGCAGCTATGACCACGACGACAAGCGAGATGTAGAACACTTTCTCTGTCAATGTTGATTTGTTCCAGAATCTGGTTATGCTACTTGCGAAGCTACCACGTGCCATATGTATATGTATACAGGCTATATTTTTTGTGTGGAGTCAGACTATATGAGCGACCTCGAGATAAACGATGTGAGAACAGCAAACGACTTCAAGAGTGTTAGCTTCTCTAAATTTCAGAAGACGAAGGTCAAAAAAGAGCTGCTTGGTAGGTTGGCGGATAACAAAGTAGAGCCGGCGTGCTATTGGGCAGCTGAGCTGATTTGCGCAGGCCACTTCGTCGAATTGTGGGAGGCGATCATATACTACGTATCGAAGAGCATACATATCGGAAATCCACTGCTACCGACGTATGTGTTGCACAGGATGGACTCCTTCAAAGATATAATGTCACAAGGCTATGTTGGGAACGAGTTGAGTTTGCGCAACAACCAAAACATTCGGAGGTTGTTCGCTGAGGTAATAGCGACTCTATGTGCATCGAGGAAATACCACGTATTCGAAGCGGTGAAAGTAAAACGTGCGGACGACTTCAATATGACGCATATGGCAACACGATTGAAAGCTCCAGATATATCGTATTCGCAGTCGGTATTCCGGCAGGGTGACCCTACTGAGTTACTAATCGCAGTTAACGAGCTGGCATACCATCTTTCTCCGGCTTCGAAGAGTAGCTACAACGCTTGCTATTGGACGGAATGGATACTCGAATACGAGAGTCTTTGTAAACAGGGTAAGGAATCGGTTGTGATCGAACGGCGTGACTGGGCACCTGTCGACCCGAAGTTCCAGACAGATCTGATATGGATAGTATGGGATGCGTTAACTCACAGAGCAAATCAGAAAGGATGCCGTGTAACGAAGCGCATCATCGAGTCGCTCCTAGGGATGTTCTCTCTACGTTTTACGACAGGGGTGAGGAAACGTAGAAGATTTCTGATTTACAACGCGATATCACTGCTCACAGACCCAGTTGACATGACAGTACCGATCTGGGCGAATAAGAGTGCTGTATCAGCAGTTGTGGATAAGATAGACGTTGTGTACGGGGAGGTGAAGAAGAACGAAGAGCGCCCGGCGACGGACTACCTTTTCTCAGGAGTAGAGCGGACTAATTTGGACAAGACGCGAGAGAGACTGGAGATGATGAACAAAGCTATGCTTCCGCGCTCATCTACTTGACTCTGTAGTATATCGCGAGTAAGTAGGCATCCATGAAGTTCCATCTGTTCTTGCTCTTCTGTATTCTCCAATCGCTGGAAGAGTTATAGCGCTTCTCCCAGTTATCTTTAACTAACGAGGATGTCACTGCTCCATCATAGACGTATTGTGTGCCGTCACAATGCAGGCAAGCGCAGAAATGGCTCCCGGTTGTGTCTCTCACTACAACCGAATCTAGCGCGTATGTCTGGCCTTGCGTAGTCGTAACGGTAAGTGGTTTATTCGAGAACTCGCTTGCAGTAGCTCTTTCTTCGGCACCTGTATCCGTGAGCTGGATAACTACGACATCAGCAGGAACTTCCTGTATGAGGCTACCATTGAAGAACTCTTTCACGCTATCTTCATACTTGTATGACACCATTCTGGGTGCATCTTTCTCACCTGCATTCAGATACGCCAATAGGTCATTATAGAAGTAATACGGATTGCCATGGGTATCGATGTCTTTTATACCTGCATACTTCCGAGGAATAGACCTATATACAGCAGCTATGATGTTGTTCGTGTTTATAGCGACATCATGACCTGCTGGGCCGCCATAGCACGCCTCTATAGCCATATTGAAAAGCAATAACGCGTTGCGGAGCTTCATTGGCTTGACTGCAGCGCCACTTAGCGTCTTGCCTTCGATCATCAGTTGCCTAAACGCACGCATGAACTTCCGGCCCTTGTCGCTTACGAAGAACGCAGTGAACATACAGTTGAACCAGCAATTAGCGTGACGTTGTGCAGGCATTATGATCGAAGAGCAGTTGATATCTTGAGACGACGCGAAGTTCCTCATAAGAAACGCTTGACCCTGCGCGCCTGCGGCGTCTACACAGATAGGTGCGCCATCCTTCGCGGTACCAATACGTATTTTCAATGATGAGATTGCACCAGTCCTTCCGAGAGCCGTTCGCACCCCGCAACCAAGAAGATCAGAACGCGGTGCTGACGTAAGCTGCTTCAGCTTCGCATTAATTGCTGGTGTGAACGATTTGCTTGTGGTTCTAATCTCTCCGGCAATTCCAGCGGCGAAACGGCGCATATTAGCTGGTGTTGGATCCCGCTCCACGGCAGCCGCTGCGCGGCGTCTCCTGCTTTGGTTGTTCTTCACGCGGCGTGTCTTTCTTGCAGTGTTGTGTGTTTTCTTAGCAGTAGGCATATGCACTAATGTTTGGGGAGATAAAAAGTTTTAGACGCAGTCTATATAGATGGATATCAGTGACGTGATAACACAGACACCAGCCTCGACGACAATAGATGTTGATATGTCGCCTGCCTCGCAGTCAAGCCCGGTACTAGGCGACGCGAGTGGCGCGGGATCATCAATTCCTTGGGGAACGATAATTCGATATGCTCTTATCGTATTGGTGTTGGCATTCCTCGGATTCAACATATTCAGTGCTCTAAGTGGTGCGACTGATACAGCTACAGGGTTTTTGGGCCCACTTCTGGAGAAAATCGGCTGGGGAACCGGAGAGACTATTAAGCAGGTTACCAACGTATCTGCTGAAGGCGCGAAGCTAGCAGTCGATGTAGCGGCTGGTACAGTCGATGACGCAGCAACACTCCTGGAGAAAAGTGTAGGTGTCAAGGGTGTACAGTTCAACCGCGTGGATGACCGATCTACTAGCACCAATGCAGCACTGGCATCGGCTGTCAAGTCACAAGAAAGCAACGAGCCTGAACCAGATGAAGCAGGAAGCAGCACGCAGCAGAGTCGTAGCCTTCCCAAATCTGGGTACTGTTACATTGGTGAGGACAGAGGTTTCAGAAGCTGTGTGAAAGTTAATCAAGGAGACATGTGCATGTCCGGCGATATCTTCCCATCGAAAGACATCTGTGTGAATCCTTCTCTCAGAGAGTAAACAGTGATTTAGTCATAGTTCTTCAACTACATCACTTATCAGCTGTTAGCCTGTGTGGGGTCAATCCAAGTGGTACTTTGCGGCCATTTACCGACGCCTGCCCTGTATTGGCGCTGCACCAGCCATCGTGTTAGAGGGATGCTCGGATTGAAATAGAGAAGTTGACCTCCAGGTACGTCGCTGGCAGAGCCAGGAAATGCAGGCGTGTTTGGATACCCACCACAGGAGGTGCCATTTGTGCTGTTGGTCTTACGCTTGGCGATATAGGCGAATCGCTCGTTTTTGGTCTGTTTGCTCGCATTGTTTGTATACTGTAGCACCTCTGCTTTACGCCGCATATTGAGTTCTTCTGTCGGTATATTCAGACAAGGGTCTCCAGATGCGCGTGTCCAAAGGCGCGGCGGCTCAGGACCGCCATTGGGCCAAGTACCTCCGCAGTTGTCGGCGTAGTTCACGTATGATGACATCACTGTTATTAGTTCACATTATTATCTTCTGCAGACCGCGTAGGCGTCCAGCGTGTAACGTGCTGAGGAGCAGAATGCACGAGGCTACCGCTTTGCGTTACGAGTTCTGTCTCCTGCGCAGGCCGTCCTAGCTTTGTGACACCTTCTCTTCCCGGCTGTCCGCCGCCTCTTTGGTTTCGATCTTAGATTCGTGGTACGTTTAGCTCTTCTCGTAGTTGTGCGGCGCTCCTGTTTGCGGCGCTCCTGTTTGCGGACGCGCCTGGTCTTGCGCTTGCGCCCTCCTTGTATGGCGACACCGTTCCCTCTGAGCCAATCAATGACTTGCCAGTAGTCGGCGCAGCCCATAGACCAGGCCGCTGCGCTGCGGGCAGTCGCCTCGTCTCTAGAAGCGTGAGTGAAGCCCCAGACATCTAGGTTGTTTTTGTCAGCCGACTCCAACCTGTCAACATTTTGGCTTAGCCGGTCTGTTTCCGACATATGTGCCCGCACTGCTGCATTCCAGTTCTCTTCGTCACCTGGAGGCTCACGATTGTGCGGGCAAAGCTCGAGTTGCATACTCTTTCCACGGTCGCTTACAAGGTCAATCCTAGCAGATCGAGGGAAGATCGTAGACGGGAACCGTCTGCGGTCGGTGATGGGTTGGTTTGTGATCACACTGGCGATCTTCACCCAGTCGCCGCCTACGGACTGTGCCCTGAACTCAACAGAGCCATCGACTTTCCTAAGCGAGACCTCTCCAGCACTCCCCCACACACCTCCTTGTTTTATGTCAGCAAGGAAGTTTATGCTCGCCAGACGGGCAGTCAGTGGAGAAGCTCTACCATCACTGTTCGGATTTCCGTCTTTCTCGTTGGTGTGATTCATCGCGCGTATATACTATATACCAACAAGTAGTTTTGTTGGTATAGATGACATTATTGCCTATCTATCCGACGTACGCCACTGGTGTGCGGTAGGAGATGGATGTGTACTAATCAACATTATTATCCTTGTTTGGCTTGCTAGGGAGTGACTTGCGTGTGAACACACGTTTAGCGTTGCGTTCAGCATACAACGCATCGAAGAACTCCGGAAGAAATGTGCACGGAACGAGCGTGGTTGTTATAGATGGGTTATCATACCTAACACTATGAGCCAGTGTGTCAGCTGCATTGATCGAGTTACACCAAGGTAGGCATTTTGTGCGTCCTTTACTGTCTCGCATACATACACGCCATTTCTCTGGCGATTCGCCGTCTAATCTGAAAGCAGATTTATGTTCAGGTTGTGTCGTGGTCATTAGATATAAATCGATGAGCACGTTTAAACTATTCAGAAGAGATCTTTCCTGATCTGGGTCGGGAGTCCATGTCCGAAGATAATCATATAAATTAGAAGCGCAGCCGCGAGTAGTAGACTGCGGTTCTCAGCAACAGATTGCTTTTGTTCAAGACCGTAGACCATCGCCAAGTAAGCGACCAGCGCGATGGCTAGAGAGTGTAGAAGCATAACTATACCACGTTCCATTATGGACTATGGAGAGAAGATTTAAGGGTTGTACATGTCATTGGCACCTGCGAAGAACCATCTGAGCGAGAGGTAGCGAGGCATAGAGTTCGTCATCGATACATTGTTGATCTTCATGTTTGGCCCAGCGTCAACAATAGACTGTATCTGGCTGGTACCAATGGCTTCAGAGAAGTATCTGAGACTCGATGTGTAGCCCGAGAAGCCGCCGTTCATTGAGACGTAGACATCGCCATAGTTCTGCTTAGGTACACCGTTCAAGATGTGGCGCCTAGATAGACGACCGTTGATATACACATCCAGAACGTGTTGGTCATCCACTCTGATAATCACGTTGATCCATTTGTTAAGAGGAATATCAGGGATGATTATCTCCTGATTGATGCTATCGAAGGTGTTCATCACCACGATGAGATCATTTGTGTTGGGAGCGATGTACAGACCTGGCGCGTTGTTGGGATGGTTCATTCCGATTGGAACCTTGGTGACGTTGATATCGTCGTTGCCCTTGTGGAAGACGTGCTTGTACTCGTTGTTTCGGTATTGCAGATCATCAACGTACATCCACACCGACCATGTAAAAACTAGACCGTCGTTCTGGTCGTTAGAGCGCAGAATAGGAATTGCGCCATTCACAGATGGATCTTGAGGGATCTTCACCATTTGCTTTGCATCAATCATTCCGTCTATGAGAATTGGATTGGGTGACGGGGAGAACATCCAAGTCAGAAGAGAAGCGCCTAAACGAAGCAAGATAACGAAAACCAACAGTACGAGCAGCAAGAAAGCGAACTTCGCTACAATGCTATTCGACTCAAGGAAATCTCTTGTGCCAGACAAGTACTTGTTAGACGAGAACTGGTCTAATCCACTTGGTCCTTCCGATACTCGTGCGAACTGGGAACTCATAGCTATATACTTACTCAAGATAATTGTGTAGATATGAGTCTAGCGCATTTTAGATCTCGATGCTGCCCTGTTCCTGGTTGTCTTCAAGGAAGCTAATCTTGATACGATACTTGTTGAAGAGGTTGCCTGCGAAGCTACCTCCGAATCCACTCTTGTAGATGTTGTACGCCTGTTGAGGGTTAGTCGCGTCATCCCAATATTCGAAGTTCGATGTCCAGCCGCTGAAGCCGCCTGCAGGTGTGACTTGGATGTTAGCGTCAGGGTTCACCTTGGCAACGCCAGGCAACACACACGTGCGCACAAGCTTTCCATCGATGTAGACATCGAGACTACGTCCGTACAAGCTGATGATCAGGTTAACCCAGCTCTGAAGTGGGAAATTGCGAACAACGCACTTGTGTACAACAGAGGTGTCGCCCACAACACCAGTAGAAGCGTTCTGTGGGTAGCAAGAAACAGAAATCGTGATGTCGTTCTCCATTGCTCCTAAAACGACTGAAGGACTTGGGTGATTGTCTTGGTCCATTCTACCGAGTAGCATTTTCGGCTCACCGAAACGGTAGTTCCAGTCATCTACGTAGAACCACATCGAGTATGTGTAGTTGCTAGTGTTGTTGTTGTTCGGCAAAGTGCTAGCCTCGATCACTTGCCGAGTCTTACCATCCTCCATGTTGGTGAGTGTGGTAGACTTCTTGAAGAAGAGGTTCAGCACCAGATACAGAACGAATAGTACCGCAACGACGATAAGGATTGTCTTCACGATCTCAGCCATTATAATATACACCCAGAAATTATCTAAAGCACGGGCACAGGCAGACTCTTCATCGCTTTGTAGAGATACTCTACCTGCCTCGCCTGCATTATTTCGTCCTTATAGATGACGTTTGCAATACCACCTTGGATTCCGTTCTGACTTCCGACAACGATGTCCTCGTACGTCATGTATGGCGCGACACCAGGGCGCGATCCCACAAGATCTCCGTTGATGAACACATCCATAGTGCCAGCATCGTAGTTGACAACGATATTGTTCCATGACTGGAACTTCACGTCACTTGTTTCGTAGATGGTAACAACGTCTTTTCCGTGTATTTGGCAAGTCACGCGGAGTGTGTTCTCCAGCGCGTTATATTCGATTGCAGGTTTCCCGCCGAATTCAAGAATGTTAGTGAACTTCGTATATGCAGGACCGGTGTTCGGAGGCTGTGGATTGATCCAGAACCAAGCAGATAGTGAGTACGTGTACTTCCTAGTATCATCGTTGCCATACAGGGTTTGGAAGTTGCCGATTGTATGTTCTTTGTCTAGATAAACAGGATCTGTTAGCAGTACCTTCCCTTGTCGCGACGAAATCCACGCAACCAGCTTTGGTACGAGTATCTGAAGAGTGATAAGCAGAGCCTCGATGCCAAGCAAGATCCAGACTGGCTTAGTCGTGATCTGGTATTGGTACCGGAACCAATCAACGATGTCGAGCAGCATGCAAGGAGTGTACATCACCAGCTGTCCGAGTAACTTAAGTAAGGATGCCCTGCCACCTTCTGTCTTACCTGCGTCGATTACTGGTTTAGCAACGAGATACAGAAGTGCTAATGCGATGATTCCTATCATGATGTAGACCCACGAGTGGAAAATGAAGAGGAGCGCGGAACTGCCATATGCCAGTAACAGATATATGGCTAGCACTGTTCCAATCAGGGTAAGCAGCGTAAGCACTATCTTGATCGCTGTGTCAGTGAATTGTGATTTAGTCTCCACTCCCTTGCCGGATAGTCTGACTTTCTCTCTCACAAAGAAGTACATCGACATCTGAATGAAGCCGAACATAACGACGATCAAAGCAGCGGTGGCAGGGTGATCCTCGCTGAAGCTCATCGGGCTCCATTTGTACACAATCAGCAGCAGGATTATCATCTCGACCACTGACGCTAGGACATAGAGCTTTGGATTGTTAGTGATTGCTTCCATACCTGTTGTATAGTATTCGCGCGCAGCGGCGAACGAGTAAGAGCCTTTCGCAGCGCTTTCAGACATATACTGTAACCTGAGAAAATTTGAAACATCAGGTTACATATCACAGGTTCTCGAGAGCGGTCTTCTTGCCGTGACAATCTCTACAGAGCGCGACTAAGTTGTCGACGTGGTTTGACCCACCTGAGTCAAGTCTCACTTTATGATCTACTTCGAACCAGGCAGGTAGTTGGCGCTGGCAGTGCCCACACTTCCACCCCTGCTGTGCCGCTACGTACTTCTTTTTGGTCTCGCTCACACATCGCTTAGTTGTACCTTTACCAGACGACAAAATACGCGACGTAGCTTGGTTATTCTCCACGCTGCACGACGTCGCGGCCTTCGTCATATCTAACAATGGTGCAAACAGGTCGCCTGCTTCTCTGTCTACGGGGAGATGTCTAATCACCCCGCTAGCTGAGTTCAGCATACTCCTAGCATCGCTTGGGTACTTCTTCAGGAATAGATATGCTGACAGTCCGGCGAATGCTATACCTATCATATTATAGTATTTCTTCCACGACTTCAACATAGCCACGTATTTCCCTTCGTGGTACGTGTTTGCGAGAAAGAACGCTGTTATACCGAACACGACCAGCTCTAGCTTCATAGTATACATTGTGCATATTAAAAAGCAATCTTACTTCTTCACACATTTCCTTGTACCACGCTTGCGAACGTATCCGGGAGGACAACGTCGGTTTGGTGTCCTGTCAATTTCAAGTGGAGACTTCAAGGCCTTAGCTGGCTTGGGTGATGGTGTTAGGTTAAAGATCGACGAGGATAATCTGCGCGAGGAAGTTTTCTGTTTGTTAGTGCCCTTTTTCTTGCAGTCTGTCGACTTACCTGCGCGAACATATCCCTTCGGACAGCGTTTCCTTGTAGCAAGGTAGAAAGGTAAGATATCCTGCTTTGGAGGTGACGATTTACGCGTTGCTGCCTTCGGCTTGGGAGCTGCCTTCGGCTTGGGAGCTGCCTTCGGCTTGGGAGCTGCCTTCGGCTTGGGAGCTGCCTTCGGCTTGGGAGCGGCACGAGGCGGTGCCACAGGTACACCACACGCAACGGATACAGCTTTCATGTCCATCACTAGCTCAGAGACATCTATTGGCCGAGCAGCGTACTGGGTTGAGTAGCAGTATTTGAATAGAACGTTGTACATCGCCCCGATTAACCCAGCACTGAATTGACTAGCAGCTTTCTTCAAGGCGGTCTCGATGCAATCCTGGTAGATGGTCAGCAGTCCCCAGATATCGCAGTTTTTAGAGAATACTTCGTGATAGTATCGCGTGCGATCGAACACGGGCTTCACCACCCTGATGGAAGCACAACTCTGAATGCTACTGTATTCCTTGACCGCTTCAGCGATGTAGTCGATGATATAGTCGGAGCCAACCGTGCTCGATGTGAAACACGACTTGGGCAGAAGGCCAATACTGCGGGTGAGCTTCCCCGAGAACGGGGCGGTTACTCTATCTAGCGCGCCCATCATATACGCGAGATGCCCTTGATATCCTCGTTCGCTTGCGTTGACAATGGTATGGTAACCGAGCGACTTAAATAATGGTGATGCACTGGCACTGCTCCCTATCTTGCAGGCCATGTCGCTGATGCCGTTAGCCGTATTAGCGTTGAGAAGCACAACCGTCGGAGGCAGGTTGAACTGAAACGGTCTTGATTTCGCACCCTCTGGTATTACCGATGCGCTTGACGACGTCACGGCTAGTCCCCAATCAATTATTTTGGGATTCGGCATTACGAGTTCCGCAGGGGAGTAGTCACTGCCCATGAGTATGTTGTCGGCCTTCAGGTCGAGATGCACCAACCCAGCCTTGTTCATTGGTACGATTGCGTTCTCGATCAAGTCTATCAGCGCCCAATTCAGTCGGCCGATCTGTTTTATCTCCGATGTGGTGAAGGAAGATTTCTTGATAAACTCGGAAATTGACATCCCGCCGTCAGGGATATATATCGCACCGAGTGAGCTCAGTCTGTTGTTGACATTAGAGGAGTCGATGCCTTTGCGAGCTAAATTCGAACATTTACTGTCGAAGCCACGGGCGTCGCCAGATGTCAGTGGACCAAACGATTTTGGCCTGAAGATGTCTGCAGCGAGGAAGTACCGGTCATTATTCGGTATCTTGGATATAATAGGCATTATCTTAGTGACCTCGTTCATCTCATCAATCGCGTACTCCTTCAACATCAGTTTCGTGACGAACGGTGCGTTCTGGATGTCCGGGCACCGTTGCGCGCCGGAGCACGCGATTGGGGGCCTGAACACACAACCGAAGCCGCCAGCAGCGATCGCTTCGCCTGCCTCATCGATGCTCCCTACTGATTGTCGTTTAGATGTGCGCCGTTTTGATGTGCGTCGTTTTGATGGCATCTCTATGGATTATGAAGAGAGAAAAACCTATCTGGTGTAGAGATAGGCTGCTGCAGCGGCGACTACCACTACGAACGCAGCAAACACTATCTTTTCTCTCCTCCGCCGCTGTTCCATGTCCTTAACCTCTTTAGGCTTGTATTGTTCATAATATGCGGCCATTGACTCCTCCATGGTCATAGTAGGCGTCCCGAGTGCTTTGTTGATTTTGTTGTGTATGAAGTGAGTCCACCTCACGAGGGATTGTCGTGATTCAAGATATGGAGTTACCGGATATTTATCTAGAAACTTCGCGAAGTTGTTGCCTATTTCCTCTATAGGCATGAAGAGCGGAAGATTCTGGTAGAAGTCATAGAACTTCTTCCTAGCAACCTCATTAGGAGTGACAGGGTAGGACATAGCGATCGTGTGGAGCACGAACCAGTATTGAGGTCCCCATACTTTCGGGTCAAGTGTCATTACTCGTAACCCATATAAAAACTGTAGACTTGTAACTAATAACGACATGTCAAAGCCATATAACTTCTGTAATAACTGCGGTGACACTGGTCACATATTCCATCAATGTAGACATCCGATCACTAGTAACGGAATGATCGCATACAGACGAGACCAAGATGCAACGAGATTTTTGCTTATATGCCGTAAAGACACACTGGGTTATGTTGATTTCATGCGTGGCAAGTATCATCTTAACTCTCGCGCGTATGTGCAGAACATATTCAACGAAATGACGATGAGCGAGAAAGAACGCATTCGCGCTGCTGCGATCGGCGACTCCGTTACATTCGATGATATGTGGTCCTGGCTATGGGGGGATAAAGTAGGCATTCAGTATCGAGGCGAGGAGAAGGTGTCTCGCGAGAAATTCGAGACTCTCAGAGAGGGCATAGGGTTCGGACCTGACAGTTACAACCTGGTCGCGGTAGTTGATTCAAGCCATACATCTTGGGCGGAGCCGGAGTGGGGCTTCCCGAAAGGACGGCGCAACTATCAAGAGCGTGATCTCACATGCGCACTACGCGAGTTCGAGGAGGAGACCGGTATTTCTTCGAGGGGGCTCAAAGTGCTCCAGAACCTCCAACCATACGAAGAGACATTCACTGGATCGAACTACAAGTCGTACAAGCATTGCTATTACGTCGCTGAGGCATCGGCATGCATTCCAACAGACGCTGGCCATCAGGAGACAGAGGTAAGCGCTGTAAGGTGGATGACATTCGAAGAAGCGATGGACGCTATCAGACCGTATAACGTTGAGAAGCGTGACGTGTTGACACAAGTGAACAAGATGTTAAGCGAGTATAGAATTTGTTCCTAGTCATATATATATACGATGGCACAGAGAAGCCGTGATGGCAAGAAACAGGAACAAGTTGAGAATGCGATGCTGAGTGCTCTGGAGTCCGAGAACCGAGAGGAAATCGAGTCAGCAGAGTCCTCATATATGTATCTCTATCCATCACTAGACGACCCATTATTCAACATCAAGATCGCATTGCGCAAGGAGTTCTACGATACCCGCTATGAAGGCAAGCAGAATGGTGATATAGAGGAGGTCTCGGACGCGCTATGCAATGCGGACTTCGAACTGGCCCCCCACCAGATGTTCGTGCGCAACTTCATGTCGTTCCAGACACCTTACAATGGCCTGCTGCTGTACCACGGCCTTGGTAGTGGTAAGACCTGCTCTGCTATCAGCGTCGCGGAGGAGATGCGTGACTACATGAAGCAGATGGGCATCACTCAGCGAATTATCGTGGTTGCATCTCCAAATGTCCAAGAGAACTTTATTATGCAGCTTTTCGATGAGCGTAAACTGCAGGAGGTCGACGGTCTCTGGAACATCCGCGCGTGTACGGGGAATAAGTATCTGAAGGAGATCAACCCAATGAACATGAGGGGTCTCAGTAAGGAGCGCGTTGTGGCGCAAGTTCGGAGGATTATCAACTCAGCATATCTGTTCATGGGCTACCTTGAACTAGCGAACTACATCGTGAAGAAGGCCGCAGTAGAAAGCGACCTTGCTCCAGAGAAAGTGGCTGCGATTTCGAAGGCAAAACTGCAGAAACATTTCGAAAATAGGCTGATCATAATCGATGAAGTGCACAATATCAGAATGACTGACGATAACAAAGACAAACGCGTCGCTGTCGAGGTAGAGCGGTTGGTAGAGAGCGTTCCTAACTTACGCTTACTGCTTCTCTCCGCGACACCGATGTACAACAGCTACAAAGAGATTGTGTGGCTCCTCAATCTCCTAAACAAGAATGACCGCCGCTCGACGTTTGAAGCGAAAGACGTGTTTAGCTCGAATGGTACTTTCAAGGTCTCTAAGAGCGGAGAAGAGACAGGCAAAGAGCTGCTTGCAAGGAAGGCAACTGGGTATGTATCATTTGTTCGTGGAGAGAATCCATACATATTCCCGTTCAGGATATGGCCATCCGATTTCGCCCCATCACATACGTTCGCTGAAAGGGCTAAGCCGACGATACAAATGAACGGCCAGCCAATACTCGCCGGTTCTGAAGCATTGAACGTTCTCTCTGTATATCTATGCGATGTAGGCGAAGTGCAATCTGCTGGTTATGACTACATAATTGATAGGCTCAGAAGTGGGGATTTAGCGCAAGCGGGTCCGAAAGGTAGGGTGATGCCGTCGTTCGAGAATATGGAGTCTGTCGGGTACCCTCTCCTACAGAGACCTTTGGAGGCATTGAATATTGTGTATCCTGACGACCGGATGGGGGTTACCGGCAGCAAAGTCGACCCGAAGGATATCGTTGGAAAGAGTGGATTGAGTAGGGTTATGACGTCAACTGAAACCGTCTCACCCGCATTCCGTGGGGATTTCGAGTACAGATCAGACAAGTATGGAAGGATTTTCTCTCCAGAACAGATTGGTGCATATAGTGGGAAGATCAAGAACATCTGCGATAATGTGAAGAACTCTACTGGCGTGATCCTGATCTATTCTCAATACATTGACGCAGGTCTTATTCCTATCGCACTTGCACTCGAGGAGCTCGGAATGACACGCGCTGGAAGAGCCTCATTGTTTAAGAACGCTCCAGTACCTCCTGTCGACGCGATCACATTCAAGCAGCGCGAAGCGACCCAGGAGTTCTCTCCAGCCAAATATGTTATGATCACTGGAACAGAATCCATTTCACCAAATAACGTGGAAGAACTAAAGATGGCAACGAACCCAGACAACCTTTATGGCCAGAAAGTCAAAGTGATCCTCATCTCACAGGCAGGCGCAGAGGGCCTTGACTTCAAGTTCATTCGCCAAGTGCATATACTGGAGCCGTGGTACAACATGAACCGGCCAGAACAGATCATTGGCAGAGCGGTCCGCAGCTGCAGTCACAAGGACCTACCGTTTTCAGAGAGAAACGTAGAGATATACTTGTATGGAACGACACTTCCGAACGCACGAGAGGAGGCAGCAGACCTGTACTTATATCGGTTGGCGGAGGTAAAAGCACTCCAGATTGGCAATGTGGCAAGAGTGCTCAAGGAAACTGCAGTAGACTGTATTCTGAACACTGAGCAACAAGGCTTCACTGTGGAGTCTATGAACAAGACCGTTACACAGAAACTCTCGAGTGGTAGAAGTATTAAATACAAGGTCGGTGACCGTCCATACTCATCAACGTGTGACTACATGGAGAAGTGTGAGTACAGATGTGCCCCATACGCGAATGTGACCGATAGGGAAGTAGTCCTGGACACATACAACGAGGCATTCATCGTGATGAACAATGATAAGATCATCCAGAACATCCGTCGGGCGTTCAAAGAGAGATTTTACTTCAGAAAAGAGGCGCTCGTCGCAGAGATCAATGCAACGAGGAATTATCCGTTACTTCAAATAAACTCCGCTCTTGGGCAACTGGTAGGCGATAGCAATGAGTACGTAACAGATATGTACGATAGGCTAGGAAGGGTTGTGAACATCGATGACTTGTATCTATTCCAACCGGTCGAGCTTGACAATCATCAGATCTCTATCTATGACAGGTCTGTTCCAGTCGAGTTCAAGCACGGGTCAGCATCATTCGACATAAAGATGGCTGTTGCTGCCAATAAGCCCGTTAAACAGAAAGCTGCAACTGCTGGCGCGAAGGTAGTCGACTCGCTGTTGGCTGAGTATGCGGACGTGTACAAGCTACCAGATGAAGGAGCTAAACCTGAGACGTGGGCTGACTTCGCGAGAGGTGCGATACGGAAGCTCAGGGACTCTGGGTATGCCGAAGATGTTGTCGATACAGCCCTCGTGCACCACCTTGTTGAGTCACTCAGATACGAGGATGTAGTTGCGCTACTAGGCCATCTTGACGCGATCGAATCGAGCGATGATGTGCTCGTACGTAAGATGCTCCAGTACTTCCAGGGCATTACGATGAGGGCAAATGGTTATGATGGAATCCTGCTCCAGCAGGCTGGTAAACGTGTGCTGCTTGTACGGCCCGAGGACAAGCGGAAGCAGTGGGAGAAGGGAGGATCGGAAGACGAGAAGGATTTCAGAGGAGCTTTGGCCAAATTGGTAACAGACGTGGTACCGTTTGGTGTGAAGACAGGCAACATTATAGGATTTATGGCTAGCTTCAAGAAGCAGTTCATGGTCTACAAATACCGGGACGTGAATGCGAAAGGTACCAAAGGAGCCCGTTGTGACCAAGCCAGGAAGAGCGATGTTATTGGTACGTTGAACGAGATGTTCGGAGAGACTGTCTACAGCGCCACAACCCCAGTGCCGCGTCCTGAGCTCTGTGTAACACAGGAACTGCTGCTCAGAGTGTTGAACATGGAGAGAAGAGATGGCAAAAGATGGTTCCTCACTCCCGGAGAAGCAGTGGCTGTCGTCTTGGATGGAAAAGCGTAGAAAATTGACAAGCGCTTAAAAATATCCTTCTAAGGTATAGCAATTATGGCTGAAACTGTAGTACAAACCGCAACAAAAGCACCAACTGAACCCCGGCGTCGGAAGCCGCGGGAAGTCGGAATCTACACGCAGATCATGATGACAAGACATGTCCCAGTGTCAATTGTACACGTTGGTGACAACATCAAACAGACGCTGGAGAGATCGGTTGCGGCAGCGGTCGAAGGGAGATGCATTGTAGAAGGGTTCGTAAAGCCTGGATCTGTGAGGGTCGTGAGCTACTCCTCTGGAACACTGAGAGGATCGGATGTGTTCTACGAGGTGATCGTAGAGTGTCAGACGTGCTGTCCGGTCGAAGGGATGAACATAGACTGCGTTGCGAAGACCATCACCGAGTCCGCTGGTATCCGTGCAGAGGTTGACGAAGAACCTAGCCCGGTCGTCATCTTCTTGGCCCGCGACCACCACCATACAAACAAAGCATTCAGCTCTGTGAAAGTAGGAGATAAGATCAAGGCCCGCGTGCTAGGCCAGCGTTTCGAGCTGAACGACAAATATGTATCTGTTATCGCGGAGCTAGTTGAAGGCAAAGGCGAACAGCGGCGCGCAGCGGTAGCTAAGTCGACCACCGCGAAGCGCAGACCGAAGCTAGTCTTGAAAGCATAAACGGAGATAAAGACACCATTGTTATGTATAGGAGTACTATGGCCATGCGCGAGTTGAAGGAGGAGATTGAGGGAATGACGAAGTACCACCAAACAGAGGTGCTTCGCATCCTTCGTGCTAGCAGCGCGAAAGATTTCTTAAATGAGAATCAAAACGGTACGTTTGTCAATATGACATCTTTGCCGGAGAGCTGCATCAAGGAACTGCACGCTTACTGTGCGTATGTCAAAGAGCAGCAGCACACATTGACTATGGGAGAAAAAGAGAAAGAGAGGATTGAAAACGAATTCTTCAAAGACCTTAAAGACACACCTACAGAAGAGGTAAGCAATGCCGCACCATACTAGACACAACACCTCATCAAGCTATGAGCATAAGTTCAGCGAAATGCGAGAACATATGTTCTATGGCGAGACGCTCGAACGTCTGTCCAGATATATACTAGAAGCGCGTCCGTTACAGGAGCGCACTAAGAGCAAAGTACGACAAGGTGTACGTGCGGCTGGTCTTGCGCCGCCTAAGGCTGAACGGCGAACTTCGTTCGTGTGCTCGCAGCGCGATAGACTGTTCTGGTCTTTCTTCGTAGCGCTGAGAGGTGTGAGCGACTTTCTTGCACTCGGTCAGCACACGTTCACCGAGGAGAAGAAATTCAAATTCGACTCGGTTGCTCTCATGCGCCAGAAAGCTGCACAATTTAAGGCAGCGAAAGTTAGTCTCAACCAGGCAGAAAGTGAGATGGTGAATGCACGTGAGATTTCTATTGTAGGGATGGAGGCCCTTTGCATCACACACGGAGTTAGCATCATCTACATCGTTGGGAAGTCATATTACGACTTCAACTATGGTAGCGAATACCATATCATCGAACGCGTCGATCGTGGTTGTGCTGTGCTGCAGGAGGTGACAGAGGAGAAGATGACAGAGGTACGCGACACGATGTTCCTTGTGGATAGACAGAAACCATTGAAAGGCATCAGCTCATACGTGATCGGCGACCTCCAGGCGATCGCACAACGTCTCGGGGTGCATACAATGACGGAGACAGGGAAACCGCTCACTAAGAAGGCGTTGTACGAAGCGCTAGTACTTATGACTGGAAAATTGCAGCAAATGGCATAAAAATATCACAGTCAAGTATATACACGATGAGCGAATCTGAGCCTAAGCAAACCCTTAGCGGTGTCGCAGATGCGTACTTAGAACTATTGGGACGCGCTGGAAGACGAGATGGCACGCCCGAATTCGAAATCCGCTTCGGAACTGGTTATGGAATGAAGCGCATCACGCGTCTCGACTATGACGCTGTTATTAGAAGGCTTCGTTCCGCTGGCTTCGATATAACGGACCAGCAGGCTTACCTGCGCATCAACAGCGAATACGTAGATGCGAAGACTGGGATCACGAAGATGTCGAGGGTTAGGGCAGAGTTGTCAGGTCTTGGAGACATCGCCGAGTACTGCCGCACGAACAGTATCGAAAACTTCTACGACACGAAGCGCGTGAGCTTCATCGAGAAGGTGCCAGCGCGCATCGAGATACCGCCGGAGAAGGCCGGAGATCCCGTACGCACTCTGGATGTACCTGTCTACAATGCGAACGACTTCAACTTCCGTGCTGCACTTAGTACTGAGAAGAACGTGACGTTCTCGAAGCTGACAAGGAGTACCGTCGACTCCTGGAAGGACTCGAAAAAGACGTTCAGATACATCACTCGGCATAGGCTCACTAGCCCGACTAGCGCCTTCGTAGTTGATATTAGCATCGTCAAAGAGTCTGCGTATGCAGGCAAATATATGAAGCCGACGTACACATTCGAGGAAGCGCGTGTCTCACAATCAGTCGAGCGTTATGAGATCGAGATCGAGATCGATAACAATCAGGTCGGAGTAGCAACCGCTTACAGAACCGCTGAGCTGCTTCTACCAGAACTCAAACGCGGAATAATGCTAGTGCTTTCGGGTCTCCAGGGCACGAACTATCCTGTGTCTTACACGGATATGCGCAGCGTTATGGACAGCTACATGCGCGTGCTATGGGGCGAGGAATGGAGCGGGCGCGTCTATCCAAAACACTTCGTAGGGCCATCGTCGTTTACGCTGCAGACAGCAAACATCGCACCAATCAACGAGGAATCGGTTATTCCAAACATTCGCAACGATTACACTGTGACGGACAAGGCTGATGGAGAGAGAAAGCTACTCTTCGTCGCACCAGACAAGCGGATCTATTTGATCGACACGAATATGAACGCTCAGTTCACAGGAGCAGTCTGCTCAGATCAGGAGCTTGTTAACACGATAGTGGACGGCGAGCACATCCCGCACGACAAGCACGGGAAGTTCATCAACTTGTATGCAGCGTTCGACCTCTACTATCTCGCTGGGAAAGATGTGCGCCCTGCGCCGTTCCTTCCTGAGGAGGGAAGCGCACCTAACACCGCGCGCTACACGCTTCTCCAGAAAATGCTAACTAGTTTGAAGCCGGTTGGCCTCATTCGTGACGCACCTTCGCCACTAAGGATCGAGGCGAAGGAGTTCTATGCCACGAGCAAAGACGTCAGCATCTTTCACGCTTGCGCCCATCTCTTGTCGCGCGTCGAATCGCTCGAATACGAGACAGATGGGCTGATCTTCACGCCGGCGTATCTTGGTGTCGGATCGAACAGACGTGGGGCCACCACTAAGCCTCAGAAGCGCACGTGGGACTACTCATTCAAATGGAAGCCAGTTGAGCAGAACACGATCGACTTCCTAGTCACGATCCAGCGCGGCACTGATGGGCGCGAACAGATCAAGAGCATGTTCCAAGGCGGGACAGACCTGAGCGCTGCCACACAAATTACACAATATAAGACAGCGATCCTGAGGGTCGGATTTGATGAGGCTGCACACGGCTACATCAATCCTTGTCAGGACGTGATCAATGGTGATCTACCATCATATAAGGATCAAGATGATGAGGATGGCTATCGCCCAGTCCAGTTCTACCCCAGCAACCCAGCCGACAAGGACGCTGGCATCTGCAATCTACTGCTCGAAACAGCAGAAGCAGGAGAGAAGGTGCTCTTCACTGAGGCTCGTCAGGCCATTGAGGACAACACAATTGTCGAGTTCCGTTATGACGTAGACAGGCCACAAGGATGGAAGTGGGTACCGCTACGGGTTCGGTACGATAAGACAGCCGACCTGAGAGCTGGTGGCAAGAACTACGGGAATGCGTACCATGTCGCGAATAGCAACTGGCACACAATCCACAACCCAATTACAGTGGAGATGATCTCTACGGGCCTTCATATTCCAGACGAGCTAGGTGATGATGATGTGTACTACAACCGCGTAACCGGTGCGACAAGCACAAGAGCTCTTCGTGACTTCCATAACTTGTACGTTAAGAGGAAGCTGATCTTGAGCGCATCACACAAAGGTGGAACGCTGATCGACCTGTCAGTTGGCAAAGGTGGTGATCTCCCGAAATGGATTGCGGCGAAGCTCAGATTCGTGTTTGGAATCGACATCTCACCAGACAACATCGAGAACAGACTTGACGGAGTGTGCGCGCGGTATCTGAACTATATGCGGAAGTTCAAACGGATGCCTGGTGGTCTGTTCGTTACTGGTGATTCATCGGTGAACATCCGGAGCGCAGACGCTCTAGTTACTGAGAAGGGCAAGCGGATTACAAAAGCGGTGTTCGGAGAAGGACCTAAAGATGCTAAGCAGTTAGGTGCTGGCGTTCATAAGTACTATGGCGTAGGTGCGTCTGGATTCGATGTCTGCTCGATCCAGTTCTCAATCCACTATATGTTCGAAGACCCCAAGACGCTCAATAATCTACTCAGAAACGCGAGTGAGGTCACGAAAGTTGGAGGGTACTTCATTGGCACCTGCTATGACGGTCGCTCCGTGTTCTCGATGTTGGAGGGGAAGGCTGTGAACGAGTCAGTCGACCTATACGAAGACGGGGTGAAGATCTGGGAGATAACGAAGAGATATACTGCTAAGACGTTCAAGCCGGATGTCAGCTCGCTCGGATATGCAGTGGATGTGTACCAAGAGTCAATCAACAAATCTTTCAGGGAATACCTCGTGAACTTCGAGTACCTAGATCGGATGGCTGAGAATTATGGGTTCGCACGCCTAACGCGCGATCAGACAAAAGCGCTAGGGCTACCAGGTGTGTCTGGATCGTTCAGAGAACTGTACGGAGAGATGCGCAGCGAGATCGCACGCAATCCCGAGGCGGCCGACGAGTACGGCCAGGCAGTCGATATGACGCCAAACGAGCAGACAATCTCGTTCCTGAACAGATACTTCGTATATGTGAAGACCCATGCGGTAGATGCTAAAGCAGTCGCGGCACAGATGATGGGGCAGAGCAGAGCCGAAGATGATGCCGAAGCCGACGCGACTGAGCAAGCAGAACAGACTGTGAAGGAGGTCCAGGCCGAGGCGGTTGAGGAGAAGAAACCGCGGAAACTGAAGGGTAAGATAGTGTTGAAGGAGTCCGAGGCCGATGATGGTGCTGAGCAGAAACCGCAGAAGCCGAGGAAGAAGTTGGTGCTGAAGAAGTAAGGAGATGTGCGCTGAATTCTTTTTACAAGTAAGGCAACAAATGTAAACAGCATAAACAGCTCATAGTACAATGATGTATCGAAATACCATGAGCTATTATCCATTGCCAATACTGCCATTCGACTCTAACCTGCATAGGTGGATCGATGTGAAATATTGCGCTCAGGACCGAGCGGTCCCTGTTATAAACAAGACACTATGTAGCTACTTATGTAGTGTCAAACGTGGTATAGATTCACACCAACATGAGTGGGACAAATATAAGAGGTACACGAATCCGTATGAGTACATTCATACGATTGTTCCTGGCATGAAGCAGTCCGTATGCAGGACGAAACCATTATCACGATCTTTCTTCAAGATGGTAGAGACGTGTCGCGTTATGCGGTTGCTGGATGGGCTTGGTCCGAAAATCACGTCCTTCCACCTAGCCGAGGGACCGGGTGGATTCATCGAGGCCCTTGCTCTGCTAAGGAATAACCAGCACGACTTGTACCAAGGAATCACGCTCGTAGATGACACTAATAGCTCGGTTCCTGGATGGAAGAAGAGTAAGGCTTTCCTCGATCGCACACCAAATGTGGTTATCGAAGCAGGCGCTAGCGGCACAGGGGACCTTATGCTTCCAGAGAACCTTCGCGATTTCTATGAGCGCCACAACGGGACTTGCGATATCGTAACAGGAGACGGCGGATTTGACTTCACTACAGACTTCGACCACCAAGAAGCCGTTAGCGCAAAGCTGATAATGTGCCAGATAGCATTCGCGGCAGCCTGTCAAGCGAAAGGCGGTAGTTTCATTTTGAAGGTGTTCGACACGTTTACAGCGTCTTCAATCGACCATCTTTGTCTACTTGCAATGTTGTATGACAGTGTGCACATATTCAAGCCACACTCAAGCCGTGTCGCGAACTCTGAGAAGTACATCGTGTGCAAAGGATTCAGGCTTAGCAACACGCGGAAGCTCGTCATCACACTGTTCCACGCAATGCAACGCTTTGACGCAGGCGAGTGTATTGAGAGTGTTCTGTCTTTCAGACCGTCTTGTGCGTTTCTGTCCAAAATAGAGGAGTGCAATGCAATACTGGGGCAACAGCAGATAGAATGCATCACTCAAACTCTCAGCCTGATAGGTTCTGGGAACCTCGACCGGCTGGAGACCCTCAAGCGGGCGCACGTTCAGAAGTGTGCATCGTGGTGTCAGAAACACAAACTACCATTCAACCGCGTACAATCATCACAGAACCAATTCTGTAGTCGTCCGAATACATTCATACGCGACCGTAGCTCAAGTATCGATGAAGCGCGTGTCGAGTTAAGGGAGGAAACAGCCTAAAAGCCACTCTATATAGATGATAAGTCGGATGGATCAGCGGTAACATAGTGTTCTGGCCTATGGTTTCTCAAGCATCACCCAGACTTGCTCGCGCACACTTGTCGCAAGCACGCCTTTTATTTTTCGTCCGAATTCTGGGAAGTCGATGTTGACTTCCATCCGTACACCGTCTGATACGTACGTGCGCATCACTTTCAGAAGCTCACGTACGGCCTCGAACTCGGCTGTTATATGCAGCTCAGTGAGCTTGTCAAGTACCTTCCTCACCTCGGCGGACCGCTCTTCCTTCGTGCGGTGGGCTACAGAGGCTGTAGTGCCTTTTTCGAGGCGACGATTGTCTCTCTTCTTCTTCGACATTAATGCAGAAAACTGATTATTGTCTAAGCTGATTGATGTACACAGATAACGAAATAGTTGAATAATGGTGCGTCAAATCCTGCCTCTCCTCATCCGCGAAGTTAACGAAGACGAGCTCCCAGCGCTCGGGGTTTCGTGCGCGTACATGGCACAGATGGCGCCTGTACTCGCTGGAATGGCGTGTCTATATGCCGTATTCGTGATGAACGGCGTTATGCTATCTCACGCCGTCTAGGCTGTACACGTCAAATTTTTGTTTCCGTTTCTGTGATACAGACTAGGATTGCAGATATTATTCTTGGACTTAATGAAGTAAGGTGCAGACCCAGAGCCGGTGTAGGCCGCAGCGTTGGCAGCCGCACTCCCCCATTCATTCTCGAGACTCTTCGCGGCCTTCTGGATTGTGTTGTACTTCAGTCTGTCGAGACGCGATGATGAGCTGACAGCACCTTGTGTCAAGAACTGGCGGTTATTTGGTTTGTATATGATGTTTTGCTTCGCTCCGTTACAGGCCTCGCTAGGGCATGATAGCGCACCACGTGTCTGTGGACCGACTGCAGCGTTGTTGTACGTCGCGGTATAGTCCACACCGGCGAGCTCAGACCCGACTAGACGCTGGTCGTAAGTCATGCACTTAGACTTCAGATATGCTTTTGTTGAGAACGAATATTTCTTTGTAGGTGCAGTCTGTGCGTCCGGGGGATTGATGGCCTTCTCGGTCATCCCAGATCGAATGACGTTGTTTTCTGGGTTGCACGCGAGGCATACTGTGCTACCATTCGGCCCAACTGCGGTGCCGCTATAATCGAATACAGTATTCTTGCTTGTCGCGATGTCAACGATCTCCGATTCACCATTCTCTGTGCAGCTGCAGTCTCCTCCAGGTCCAAGGTAGACGGAACCGCCGGGAGTGTCCATAGGCATCCCGATCGCTGAACGCCCTGACCCGCTTGCTGCGCGCGGGTGTAACTGCTTTCTCCAATGCTTAATTGGATTAGGGCGGCCAGTCGGAGCGTGCTGTACACCATTATCATCTGTGGCGCCAATAGGTCTCGACCAGCCAGGGATTGCTGCGTGAGAGGACTGTCCTTTCCATGACACGTATGGTTGATAAACTCCACTACTACTCGTCAGGAACATGCTATATACTTACGAGCAGAAAATAATAGCCTATCATAGTATAATGCAGAAGCTTGTAGCATACACCGTAACACTAATATTCGCAGTACTGATATTGAGATCGCTGGGGCGGCTTATCCGCGGACCAGTAGTTGAGGGGGCAACTGGAAGTACCACATCCACTACATATACAGATCCGGGGCTCTCTAGCGACCCACTCTATCTAGCTACATTGAACGCCGCCAATATATCGTATCTCAAGGGTCAAATAGATGATCTAATCAGCATGAAATCGTCGTTCCAGTCGTTGAGTGACCAAGTAGATTCGAACAGTACAAATATACAAGCACTCAATCAAGCGGTTCAGTCCACACAGGACAGCGTTCCTGACAGTGACACAACAAGCGCGCTTGCCGATACAGGTAACACCACTCCGCCAGGTGCAGCGTAAGCAAGAAATATCTAGTGTTAGTATAGTGATAATGAGTAACTTCTTTGCAAAAGCACTTGATGATCTCGATTCTCTCGAGGAAGAAATCCTCGGTCCCGACTACCCATACTACAAGTACGTTAAATCACCTTCCCAGATGGGGATGAGCTCCAGTGGTGGAGATATTGCAACAGACATCGGTGGTTTGATCGCGTACACAGAACTACTAGTTACAGGACAGGGGAAAGCATCTACCACCGGTAAGCCTTTAGGTGACAAGTTTTTCCTGAAGACTGGTGCGACGTGTAAGGACAAAGCCAGTGGAGAGAGTGTAACTCGCTCACTGTATGTGAACAATGTGCCCGATGGGAGCATTCCATTCATCTCCTCAATGACTGGGGCCAGCTTCACGGACTTCGAGGGCCTCGTGCCTGGGACGCTCAGCGACATGGCCAATCTTAATCCGTTAGGAATATTCCAAGCGTTCGTGATTGGCACGAATCCTGACTGCCAAGCGCTCACGATGCCCACCATAGACGAGAACAACGTTCATGGTACGGAAACGGCATATGTGGTAACAAGCGACATCCAGAACATGAACGCGTGCTGGTTCAGTAACGGCAAGAACCCTGTAACAGGCGACAAGTGCAAAGAAGCCTTCGCAACTATCGCCCCATCACCTAAGATGCCGAGCGACCCGATGTCGCGCATCTACCTGGCATCACTGGGCCTACTAGGACTCTTCATAGTGATGAAGGCATTGGAAAGGAAAAACTAGATATCGACTTTGATTAAATGCGCTATATCTAGTGATTTACAGCTTGAAGAACATGTAAGGGCGACCCTTGCGTCCTTGAGCGTTGCGTGACTGACGGTGTCCCTTACGGTTGTAGAACTTGTGTCCTTTCTTAGTAGTGAAGTCCAGCTTGCCTTTCATAGTCTTCGACTGCTGGCCCTTCTTCGGGTGCTTGTAGTGCTTACGCTTCATTGTTCCCTTGTGCGCACGCTTCTTCATCGAACGAGCCTTGCGAGACTTGCCCTTCTTCATAGTGCGACGTTTTCCAGCGCTTTGAGCCGGGGCAGAAGCATCAGGAGCATTAGAAGCACCAGAAGCACCAGAAGCATCAGAAGCATCAGGAGCACCAGAAGCACCAGAAGCATCAGAAGCATCAGGAGCACCAGAAGCATCAGAAGCATCAGAGCCGAAGAGGCCAGTGGCCCATCCTGTCACGGATGACAGGGCACCTTGGGCTTGCGATGTCAGAGATTGTTTCTCTTCCTCTTTAGGTGTGGGTGCGGGCGCGGGTGCGGGTGCGGGCTGAACCATCGGTGCGGCAGGTGCCAACGCATTACCGGGCATAGCGTCTCCACCACGATGCATACGTCTAGATCCTTTTCTGGCAGGCATTATACATTAGCGTAAGAAAAATCGTAAGCGATGCCTAGATTATGTGATACCGCAACTTAAACGATACACTCAATATACGGCAACACATGGAATACATTTGTCGCCACTGTGGCGCTGACTTGGACCAAGGTGATGTATTCGACTTCTTTATGAAGGAATACGGCGATAAGAAGAAAGCCCTCGAAACTGCAGGTCACTACGGCTGGACACCTACAAACCGTGTCCATTTTAAACGCTCACTCATCATTCAACCATCTGAGGGGCCGCAGTATGTTATATGCCCTGATTGCGAGGGGGTTGAGCCACTGCTTGGTGACGACCGTTAAGACACACCTTGCCTATACCGTATCATATGTGAATATGAAACGGTGTGATAACAACATTTTGCTTAGAGCTTAACACGCTTGTAGAGCTCAAGAGCTGCGAGACCACCTGCAACCTGAGCCAAGATGTAAGGGACAAGATCCTTCATTGGCTGTTTGCCGGCAACAGTCATCATGATAGTTACGGCAGGGTTGAAGTTGCCACCAGAGATGGATCCACCCACAAGGATTGCGATCGCAAGAGCAGCGCCAATCGCCAAGGCGTTGCCTGTAGCGATGATGACGTACAGAAAGAATAGAGTACCAAGGAACTCGACAAGGATCTTGTTCATTATGTATGATACATAGAAAATAATGCTGGAAGCGCTTAAGATCTAACATTCATAAGGAACGTGTACGACCCGTTATTCGATCCTCCGAAGCTGAGGTCGTTGTATGTACGCAACTTAGCCTGCAGCTTCTTGAATCGCACGTAGTCAGACGAGTCATATACATATTTCGGGTTTCCACTGTACGCGGCACCACCTGTCTGAACACCGCCACCGTTAAGTGCGTGGAGACGACCAGGAGCCGTGTTAGGACCATTAACTTGATTTGGGTGAGGAAGACCGGCAAGCGGGGCTTCGTTCACTGTACCAAGGATGTCTCCAGCGTTCATCGCATATCTGAAGTTACCAATTGCAGGCTGTACACTATGACCCAGCACTGCTTCCAGCCAGTTTTTTCGACCGAAGGCCTCACGTAAGATCAAGCGCGATTGGCCGCGTGCTGCTCCACCGACCATACCTGAACCGCTTGTGCCATTTGCGCCACCTCCGAGAAGCTGTGGTTGAACGCCTGGAACGCCGCCTCCAAGAGAATACTGAGTAATGTTTCCGGACATCGCTATATATAGGTAGCCGATAAAAACTGCACGCGCTAAGTGACGCTGTGCGAAAAAGAATTGGTCGTAATGTGGCGAGCAAGTCTATTCTGTCATTATGCGAGGTGCCACGCCCATTGTCAGAAGTTCCTGGAACAGCAGCTTACAAGCGTACGGGATCTCGACATACGCGAAGTCCGTTCTGTTGTCGCACTGGGCACAGATGTGCACGTGTTTGCTGTCATTGTAAGCAGCGATCATACCGCACTTCTTGCATACGTTCACACTGTACGCGTCAGATGCGTCGTACATTCTGCCCTTCGTGAAGCTAGCAGCGCCGTGCGAGCACATACAATCGCGCTCCATCTCACCGAACCTATGGCCACCATCCCTCGAGCGGCCTTCAGCTGGCTGGCGTGTTAGGTTGACTTTCGGACCGAAGCTACGGCTATGCATCTTGTCAGACACCATATGTTTCAGGCGCTGATAGAATGCTGGTCCGATGAAGACAGATGTCTCGAGTTGCTCTCCAGTGAGTCCATTGTAGAGGATCTCGTTGCCTTTCGACTCATATCCCACCTTCTGGAGCTCCTTGCATATATCTTTGATGTCGAGATCGCCGAAACTGGTCCCATCACCGAAGAGACCCAGCTCTAGAAGCGTCTTCCCAAGAAGTGTTTCTTTCAGCTGAGCGATAGTCATTCTGGATGGGATTGCATGGGGATTGATGATGATGTCTGGCTTGACACCATCCTTTGTGAAGGGCATGTCCGCCTCTGGGATGATGTTACCGATAGTACCCTTCTGCCCATGTCTCGACGAGAACTTGTCACCAATGACTGGCTTGCGCACAGTACGCACACGAACCTTGCAGAAGTTGTAACCATCACCATTGCGTTCGATGTAGTTCTTGTCCACGTACGATTCTTCGGCCGTACGGTACACCTTGCTCTGATCTTCGTATTTGATCGTCTTGGTATGGTCGTTTCGTGCGTCCTTGATAGGAAGGATCTTCGCAATTATGACGTCCCTATTCTCGAGGTGTGTGTCTTCGGGAATAACACCTTGATCGTTCACCTTGTCGTAGTTCGCATAACGCATTCCCTTGGTGCGCGTCTTATCCGGACGACATCTGATTTCCTCGTCGCCGTGGATCTTCTTATCCTCATCCTTCACAGTGTGACAGATGGTAGCTTGGAACAGCCCCCTGTCAATCGATCCCTTGTTGAATAGGATACTGTCCTCCTGGTTGTAGCCACTATGGGTCATGATGGCTACAATGACTTGGCAGCCGGAGGGCACGCGATTCAACTGGATGAGATTCATGATCCTGGTGTCGACCAGTGGGCGCATAGGGTACGTCAGCACGTAGGCAGTCTTGTCCATTCTGGTATCGAAGTTCGTCACATACACACCCATAGCCTGTTTGCCCATAGCACATTGGTATGTATTTCTAGGAGACTGATTATGTTGCGGGAACGGAATGCAAGACGCCAGGATTCCGAAGATCGTGCTTGGATGGATCTCGCAGTGTGTATACTTGTACATCATAGATCCGCTTTGGCCCACGAGATCCTTAGGGGTCATCGCGATCATGCTGAGGTTCTGTTCGGCCGGATCGACATACTCAAGGACAGCATTCTCTAGCTTGAGATCACACAAGAGATCGTCCCATGAGAGTTTCGCGCTCACAAGATCGCGCGCGTGCTCTCTTGATAG